GTTGGAATTGCTAATTTTACAATACTATTTCCTCATACGGGAATTAGATTTACACAAGATCATTTTCATCAGAAAGTTTCAATTATTAACAACACTATTATTGGTGCATCACATGAGGGCATATATTGCGGCATCTCAAAAGCTACTACTAACCCTTGCAATTTGATTCTTATTGCAGGAAACAATATATCTACAACAGGGTGGGATTTAATTCAAGTAGGGAACTTTAAAAATACCTATATCACTAATAACATCATTAAAGATGGTGAAATAAAAAGAGATGCTGGGCAAGAACATTTTATTACTATTAACCCCAATTCATTAGCTTGGATATGGAATAATCAAATAACTGGTGATGGTAAAAAAATAGCTGTTTTAGATGCCAGATGTTTTTTTGAAGCACCTGACAATTATAGTTTTAAAGGTTTTTATTTTAATGATATAATTAGATTACTTTAAAAGGCATTGGACTATAACTTAAAATTTTATTTAAATTTTCAGCCTCACCTGCTTTTCTTTCAAGTTGTTTATCACTTCTTAAATCTGTCAGAAAATCTTGTAATTCAGTTTTTAATTCACTAAATTCTTCCTTAGCTTCGGCTAATAAAATATCCCAATCAAGTTCTAATGAATCACCCCCCATGTTAACAAGCTTACCTTTAAACTTACCTCTTGCTCTTCCTAAGACTTGTTTGGTATAAGCAGTCAACCATTTTCTTATCCAAGTCTTAGAGAAATGATTTAAATCACAGTAATCTTGTTTTGGTAAATCAATTTGTGTTGGTGAATAAATTTTTTCACAGTCTTTTCTACACTCTGCTGCATCTGAATCATTTAAAATGTTGGTATCATAATACTCATACCAAACTTTACACCTATACATATCTCTGTTAAAACTTCTTGTTCTATTATTTTCAGGTAATGAAAATAAGTGTAACAATCTAGTCCCATTCGGCCCTTTTGTAATACGATATGTTAAATCAGAATTTAACATTCTATCAGTTATACTAAGGTGTGCAGCTCGTAAAATAACATCATGAGCTGGGAACAATGGGAAAACTCCACCTACACCTGCCCCACCAAATCCAAAACTACCATAGGGAGCTAACCCACTCCCACTAAGACCCATATTACCATAGCCCCATGAAGAAAATATAGCTGCATCAATCTGTGAGGGGGTCATAAATAAAACCTTTTTTACTTCTCTACCAGCCGGAATTTGATATACTTGATTACCTTCAACTATATCTACAAATCCTTTTTGTAATTCAAATCGGCCACCTCTTGAAGATAAACCAATATCTTCACTATATGCTTGAGCTAATGTTAGTTCATAATCAAAAGAAGCAGTCGTCAACGACAGACACACATCATTTGATGTAACATTTTTACCAAAAAATGATGAAAATTTATTATTAATTATCCACATGTGCAAATAAGCATAAAAATCATCAATTGTCAATCTTAATAATGAACACCAATCCTCATAATTAATTTCTAACTCAAATCTACCCCCAGTTAACAAGATTTTAATATCTTGATATAGACATTTTAATTCTTCTGAACAATTGGTTTCCATTTATAACTTTAGATATAAATAGTTATTAATAATATCTTCAAGATAAAAAACTACTCTATTTAACCGATCTCGTAAATCATTTTAAAGGTTATCATTATTCATAACCTCTTTAATTTGCGTTTTAATTTCTTTTAACTTGTTTCCCATAATTATTTTTTAATAAGATTGACCTTTATAATTTAATTCAATACCTGTTATTTCAAAATAAAGATTTTGAAGTTCATGGACGTATTCTATTGTTTTAATATGTGACATACTGGATAATGGATAAACATAATATTTTCTATCGCGTTTATAACTAATACTAAAACAAAAGTCTTCTTTTGTATAAAAACCACCCTTAAAGTTAAAATTAAAATTTTCAAACCAACCATGACCCAAAGGTATAGGTTTTATGTAAATTTTATTTTGTCGATAAGATTCAAACCATTGATCAATTACTACTGGAATTCTCCATTTTTCATCAGGTCGTGATCTTGCTATTACAAAATTAGTCATTCTAAATTAGCTTCCAAACTCAGAAAAAGAAAATCCTATCTCAATTTTTGATATTTTCATCACTTTTTTAATGTCGCCTATCGAATGTATCCCTTGAGCTGTATTGTCCAATGGATAAACAATTGTATCCTTATTTAATAAGGGCGCAATTTCATTTGTCCAAGATAGTTCACCATTATTATTTCTTAATGCGACTTTTAGAAAATTATCTTCTATATTTTCTAAATACTGAATAGGTAATTCATCATCAATTAGTTTGATGTATCCACTGTCTTTTAAAATTCCAAATGTTGTACTCATAATTTATTTTTTTTAAGTGATAAAATTAATCATTTATTTCCAAAGAAACAACCTTTTTTCTCTTTAATTCTTTTTTTTCTTCGTTAATGTATGTAGATACATCCTGAATTTCATACATACCTCTACCTTTATGCTCTAAGTTACAATAATATTGGAGCATTTTAAATGTCTGTGCTTCACTCACCGGACTCAGAAAATCAATTTTAGAACAAGCAAATAGATTTTTTCTAAAGTTAATGGTATATCTATTAATAAATTCTTTAGTTATATTATTTGGAATATTACCATTTAAAGCAGAATTTATTAATGATTTATACATGTGATAATGTTCAATTTCTTCTGATTGACCATTAATACAACTTAATTTATATCTAATATTTTTATTAGCATCTAATACTTGTTCTATACAGAAAAATTGACTTAATAAAGTCTTAGCATCTCCAAAAGAATCAATAGGAGAATCACCAACCTTAGTTTTAATATCATTAACTAAAGCAATTAATCCTTGCTTCAAATAAGAAGGTTTTTTATCTTCTTTAAACCATCTTTCATATCTATTTTTAAGTTCTTTTGCAAATAAACTATGATAGTCAACTCTATTGTCAAAGTATTTTTCACGCTCTTGCTTTTCTATACGTAACTGATTAGAGAATTTTTTATACCAAAGATTATTGAAAATATTATTTTGCCATTCTTCCATTACATTCCACACATCATTTAATGTCATATGGCGATATAAATAAACAATATTTTTTCTAATCTGAAATTCAAAATCTGGTAAATCACTTTTAAGTGCTAAAACATTAATATTTTCATCTTTAATAGAATCTTTTATTTGATCTATTGTTTCATTCTCAATGATATTTGTTTTAATTGCAACCTGTTTTTCAAAAATATCATTTTTTATATTTCTTCTCAGGTTTTTTAATCTTTTTTTAGTGGCATTATCAATTGTTTCTTCAACAACAATATTACCCCTATATATCCAAGAATATTCCTTTAAAAGTTCTGCCATATATTCCTTATCTCGGTTACAGTATTGTAATTCTTTTAAATAAGCTTCATGGGCGATTGTAAGGTAGTTTATTTCATAGTTGTTATGACTTTTAAGGTACATGTGCACCTGATTATTTAAAGTGTCTAAAAGCACCTTAGATTGAGTCTTATAAGTAATTTTCTTAATTTCATTCGTTAATTCAACTAATTCTTTCTGATATTGTAATATACCATCAAAATAGAAATCTGGAACCTCATCAGAGTATTTTTGATAGGTATAGATATTTTCAGGTACTGTCTTTCTAAATCTATTTACCACTTGTTCCATAATATAGACAGACTCTGCTGTGCAAAAATGTAATGTTGATACATTTAAGTTATTAATATTTAATCCTTCTGCTACTAAAGAAGTACAGAAAACTAAATTATATTTTTCCTCTATTAATTCTTTTTTAATAATGTGTTCAAAAGATGGATGGGTTTTATTATCATTATTTAGAAATAACATTTTTTCTTCTTCCCAACCTTTTTCAATAAAGTAGTTCTTAAATGTACCTAATTCACGCTCCATTTTTTTGGATTGTAAATAAATAATATTTAACCCATCTTTATTACATAAAGATTCAGTAGCTGCTGGCTTGTCAGAATATAATACATTGGAGAAATATTTTAATCTTTCTTTTATAACTTTTATAATTTCATAGTCTTGAAATTCAGGAATAATATTTTTTATATATGTTCCTGTCCACATAACAACCTTTTTAAAATAATTTAAGTGATTTAAAATAAACAACATGTCCTCAGCCCTAAATTTTTCAGATGATGAAGTTATGAAATTCTGAGCTTCATCAACATGTAATGAATAATCATCAATATTGTACTGTGGACTAGTGCTTAATATGTGAAATAATGCAGGAAAAGAACTATACGTGCAAATAATTAAATCCCTTTTTGGGTTAATATTCTTCTTTACACCATAAAACACACTTGCTTTATGAGCATTTTCCATTGATTCTAACAATGGAATAACTGGGACTAACACAATTCTTTTTCCTGAAATATTAGAACAAATATTAGTAGTTTTACCAGTGCCCGTATAAGCCCACATGATAGTTTTATCACAATATTGTAAATTAAGATCGCTTAAATATTGATCATCTTTAAGAACATAAGTATTTTTAGCAATTGTTTTTTCAGCAATTATTTTTTTCTCCCACTTTATACCAAACAAATATGCATTAACTTCAAAAGTCCAATCATAATAATCATTTAAATCAATGTTATTTTCATTGACTTTATTTTCTTGAATATATGTTAGTGCATAATTTTTACTAATACCATTTTGCATAGTATTAACAAAATACTTATAAAGCATTTTATATTGATTACTTTCATCTAATATCAGGTAATCACCTACCTTACCAGATACATTTTCATGGACATTATATCCAGCTTCTTTTTTCTCATTTATAAGGGCAATCTGTTGTTCAAGACGTTTTTTTTTATCATTATCAACTACTACTCCATAAATAAAATATGGATTACTATATATCTTATGGACTAGATATATGTATGTATTATTACTAGAATGATTTAACAAATATTCTATAAAAGTTTCCTTTGCTATACCTTTTTCTTTTACTGCAATTGTTAGTTCCTTGATGTTTTTCCGAGTAAAATTATTAATGTTTAATTTTGCCTCTAAAAATGAGATATAGTCTAACTGTTTTTTCAGAGTACCGACAAATAAAACGTTAAAATCAACAATTGTTCCTTCGATTTCATTTATACAATTTTCGTAAAAAGTGCCAAATTGTCCACCATAAGAATTATAGATTTGACTGGCAAACCCTGAAACGGTGCCAATATTTCTATAACCCAATAAAAGATTATATTTATCTTCATTAGCTTTATCTTCTAAGTAAGATAAAGCAATTTCCATTTCAATTCCTAATATGTTTGTTTCTGAAAAATACTGTCTATAAAAATAATAGTTTAGTCTCCCTTCACTATTATTGATGCTATCATCGTTTGAATACCATTTGTTAAGTACATACTCAAGTGTACTTACTTCATTTAACCCGTATAAATCTTTATTGAGATTAAAATTATTAACAATTTCTTTTGCTACAGGCTCAATAGCATCAATTTCATATGAATATGTACTAATATACATATCCGGGTCATAGGATAATGCATTTAATCTAGTAAAATCTTTAGTTGCTTTATCTAGCTTAAGAAAATGCTGCCCATCAGTATATTGAGTAAATCTTTCTTCTATTAAAACCTTATAATGTTCCCATGTAGTAAGGTAATTTTTTAGTGTTAGACCATTAATTTTTAAAAGAAAGCCCATGCCGTTTAATCCGAATGATCTCCATGCGGCAACGACATAGGCTTCTGAAACCAAAAAACGTATGACATAATCTAAATTATCTGTTTCATCTATATCATAATAGATATATGATGTCAGATTATCGTCAGAAAGTTCTGACTTTTTTCTTTTTTTACCTTTTAAATCAATAGACCACGTAATAGCACCAGTGCTATTTTTTACATAGTCATAGTAATTAACCTTGACATTTTTGCCATATTGAAAAAGGTTATATATTTTTTCAGTATTCTTTTTTCCAGATATACGTGCTTGAATAATATCCTTTTTCAAGGGATTATTTTTTATAAATTCGTATCCCTGTTCAAGAGTTACAGATTCATTGCTAGTCCCACTTTTGTTCAAGGCTTCAAACCTTGAAAATTTTATCTCAGTCATATATATCTATTGGTTTCCACAAAGATAAGAGAAATGTTTTTACTATGCAACTCTTTTGATGAAAAATCTCACATATATATTTTTGTTATTTATAACTAATAGTATAACTTTTATTGTAAAAAGTTTATAATGTTTTATCTAATAAGAGTGATTCAGTATTTTTAATTGCACTAAATAACTGATATACATTGTATTAAACTAGATTGAAAAAAAATTTTAACATATGTTAAAATTTAAATGGCTGTATTAATAAGAAATTTAAATAATTATATTATTATGAAAATATAATTATTATGAATGTACCTGATATTTTAGGAGTCGAAGTGATAACGCCTGATGGGAGAGGAAGCATTTTATCTTTAAATCCTGCAAGAGTTACTGTCCATTTAAACAGAACTCATCGTAATCAAGTAATGAAAGGCAGTCATGCTGGGATAGGGGCTTTGCATTATTCTTATGAATATGATGAAGTTGAAATTATAAAAGGACAATATTGTTTTAACGATGAAAGGATCAATTGGCAATATGATAACATTAATATTAACCCATAGTTGTTTTTTATCATAGTATAATTAACTATATAGGGGGAAGCACACTTTTTAATGCATCTAACTAGTTAACTATAAGCATTTTATAATTCACAGTCATAAAATTTTAACATATGTTAAATTTTGGCGGTTTTCTCTAAAATTTAATATTTTCATTATGCAATTATATTTAAAAAAAAGAGAATACATGGATTTTTTGGAAAAAATAAAAAATAGGGGATCAACAGTATACTTCATTGATGTTGACCACAAGGGACAATATAGTGAAATTGTTGACTATTTTTATCAAATTGCTTTAAAGGTTTCTCAGACTCATAAAGTAATTATTTTACATGATAAGAAAGATTACGTCAAACCTTATTATACTACTCGATTTGATGGATTAGAACATTTATCGTTTGAGGAGTTACAAGCGAAAGAAATAAAAATTTCGGCTGCTGATTTTATTTTCGTCATGGAATATTACCTTGATGTGGTAAAACAATTAAGAGAAACTAAAATTCCTGCTGAAATAGTTTTAGTGGTTGCCAATTTTAGTGCAATTTTACCCTCACTTGATATGGGTGATAATTGGTATAATTATGGCATTAAAAATGTTGTGGTTACAAATGATTTTACTAGATCATTTTGCAGTAAGTTTTTTCCTACTATAAACTACCATGTTTATAATTCTAACTTAGAATTGCCACTAAAAGATAAAACAACTTTAGATAATCCTACTATCTTGATGGTAAATGGATCAGTCACAAAAATCGAAGATATTGTAAAAGGATTTTTTCTTGCCTATCCTCAATATAGTTTCGTTCCCATTAAAACACTTGAGTTAAGTGAATATCAGAACATATATGAGCAATTTGATAATTGCAGTGTGGCTGTATTTATGGATGACTTGTCTTCTGAGTATGATTTATTGAAAATGGCACTAACAAGAGGTGTAAATACAATAGGATTGATACCAAAACTTGCTCCTAGTTGGTTTATCAACGAAGAGGGTGCAATTAAATATGGAGAGTGGACAAATAACCCTTATCGTTTAATTGATTTACTAGCAATGCATTTTGATGCTTGGATTAGTGATAATAATAGACAACAAGAACCCGTCTCATTTTCTGTTTACGATAGTGACATTATGGATAAACTTATGGAAAACCGTATTGATTTTTTAGAAAAAATAGTAAATAAATCATGATAGACGTTATAGTACCAGTAAAAAACATTGTTAGTGCCAAAGATAAGGAATTACTTATAAAAGCATTTCAATCGTTAAACAGCCAAGTAAACCGAGATTTTACAGTCAACCTTTTTATTAATAATGCAGAAAGTGGCGTATTAACTGATTTGGTAACTTCTTTGAATAATCCTCCTTTAATTCATATTTATGATGAAGATTATTCATATACTGAATTAATTAATTATGCATCTTCTATGTTAAAAAATGATTATTTTATCATTTTAGAGCAAGATGATGTTTTTCAATCAAAACACTTTCAAAATTTTTATAAAAATTCACAGGAAAAATGTGCCATGTATCTAAACTTATCATTGGAACTATCTAATGGTAATGAAGTCATGGGGATTAGAAATGAAATTTTTTGGTCTGTAAACGTAAACAATCAAATAGGTAACGTTTCTCATGAAATTGCAAAAAGAAATGTTAATAACCTTTCATTAGATGGTGCATTTATAAACAGAGAAAAATTTATTGAATATAAGGGATATAGAGAAGATATTGAGATTTTCTTTAATCAGGAATTAATTTTAAGATTTGCATATAAGGGTGAAACTATATATGTAATACCTAAAATGGGAGTTCATCACATGATGAATAGAGATGGTTCATATTTAGATGTTTGTTCACAAAAATATTCTAGAGATGATATAGGTGAATTTCATACTAAAATGATGAAAATTCACATGTTAAATAAAAAGTAAATGGACATTAAAAAAAAGAGGCGTTCAAAAATCAATAGGAATGAATATATAGATTTATTTCCTATTGATTTTGAAGACATAGTAGAGAAAGGAGATAAAAATTTATTAACAAAAATAGCTATATCAATATATGATTTTTACATAGAAAACATAATTGGTTTTACCCCTACCAAAGAATCATTTACCAATCTATTTCTTTCATATACCCGCACTTACAGGAAAGAAGATGAAATAAATTATTATTATTTCATCAAATATGCATTAGAGTTACATTATAAAATGCATAATCATAGGAGATATTTTTCAGAAAAAGAAGAACACGCATTTAGGGAATATATCTTTGCCAAAACTGAAAGAAGAAAAGAAATAATATATAACAAATTTTTATATTATCCGCTTACAAAATTAGTGGAAAATATAATTAATACTTATAAACTTCGATTGGAAAAAATGTCATATGAAGATCAACATGTAGCAACAATGGCATATGTCCATGAAAAAATAAATAAGTTTAAACCTACCTTAGAAAAAAAAGCATATTCATATTTTGGGACTATTATTAAACGTTATTTAATAAATGAACGAAAGAAAGAAGCAAAAACTATTAAATTAGAAGATTCTTTCGATGCTCTAAGATCACACTTAATAGATGATGTTCAATATTCATATATTGAAAGATTAGAGGAAGAAAATATAAATAATGATTTTTTCAATGAGTTGTTAACAATAATGGAATATTATATTAATGATCCTTTAAAAGTAGATTTTTTATCTGATAAAGATATTACTGTTGGACAAGGGATATTGCAAATTATGAAAGATTGGGAAAATATATTTGATGGTGAAAATTCTATAACCATAACTAATAGGTTTCAAAAAAAATATGTTTTTAATGTTTTAAGAAATTATACAGGAATGAGTACTCCTGAAATTTCCTGTTCTTTAAAAGTGTTTAAAGGTGCTTATAAAACATGGAAAGCTGATTATATTAATTCTATATATAACCCCTTTGACAATTTTAATTAATTCTATTTATAAATAAATTATTAAATGCAAAGTTTTAATGAAACTAGACTAGAGTTATTTGATTATATAAAAAGATTTTACCCAGACGTATATAATGATTTTAATGATATGTCTGTTGGTACAATGTTTATTGATTTAATATCATACCTAAATTCTAGATTGTCTAGTTCTTATTCTAGTCATTTACAAGAAAATAATGTTGATGAAGCCCAATTATATTCTTCATTAAGTAATATAGCTAAAAAACACGGTATAAATGTATATGGTAAATCTGCCTCTACTACTTTATTAGAAATTAGTGTTAATTTACCTGTAAGGGGAGATGCCCCAGATTTAACTTATGCTCCCATTATTGTAAGGGGTGCTCAGTTTACGGGTGGGGGGCAATTTTTTGAAACAATTTACGATGTAGATTTTAGCAATCCATTTTCTAAAAATGGTTCTCCCAATAGAACTATAACTCCTATATATGTAAATAATGTTATTCAATATTATAAAGTTACTAAAACTGAAATAGTTGTCAATGGATTGAGTAAATTTTACACTAAAGAAATAACTATTAATGAAAGTAAACCATTTTATGAATTAATATTACCTGATAGTGATATATTACAAGTTACTGATATAATTACAAAGCCGGGAAGAGGGCTTAACAGAACACCATCTTTAGAAGACCTATATGATGATAATTTAAGATGGTATAAAGTTGATAACTTAGCTCAACAACGAGTTTTTACCTATAAAAACCAAGTAACTAGTGGAGGAGCAATCAGGTTTTTAGGTGATTGGAAAACAGTAACAAAAAGGTATGTTACTGAATATACTGATAAATTTTTCTTAAAAATAAAATTTGGAGGTGGTAAATTAGTAGAAACTCAAATTGAGGGTAAATACCAATCATTAATTAATGAAATGTTAGATCGTTCTAATGTTCAATCTATGGGTTCAACATTAGAACCTAATCATACTTTATTTGTAAAATATAGAATTGGAGGTGGTAAAAAATCTAATGTTGGTGCAGGAACAATAAATAGTATTGGTACTGCTAATATATTTATAAATGGAGCTTCTAATCAAATAAATACTTCTGTAAGGCAATCAATAACTGTAACTAATCCTATCCCAGCTTTTGGAGGTAATGATCAACCTTCCTTGGAAGATTTACGTAATTTGGTAAAAAGAGTAGGAAATCCATCGAATACATATATTACTACTGCTGATTATGAATCTTTATTATTTACGATGGAACCAGAGTTTGGAAGACCTTATAAAATTAATAGTACAATTATTGATAATAAAAATATTATTAATATTTTAACATTAGATAGCAATAATAAATTATCACTATCTATTCCAACAATTTTATCACAAAATGTAAGTAATTTTTTAAAGGGGAAAAAAAATCCTTCGACTTATATAGAGATAAGACCAACTAATGTAATAAATTATGGTTTAGATATTGTTTTATATATAGATAACAATATAAGCAGATTAGATATAGAAAATACAATCTATAATAAGATTATTACATGGAGTAATGTCGAAAATAAAAATATAGGCGAAAATATTAATATTACAGAAGTAGAATCTTTAATAGGTTCGACTACTGGTGTAATTTCATTACAATCATTACAGGTTAAATATAAAACAGGTTCAAATTATAGTTTAAGTGTACCTCAAATAGGAGTTGATTCTAATTTAAACATTAATGTTTTAAATAAAGTTTTATATGCTAATTTTGATGAAATATATGAGATAAGAAACCCACAAACAGATATAAAAATTACTTTTGTATAATGTGTTGCAATAAAGAAAATAAAAAAATTGAATTTATTCCATTTAGGCAAATTATGATTTTCATGGGGGCGATTTTGTGTATACCATTTTATCCTTTTATTATCACTTGGTTATTTTGGGGAACTAATATAAAAATAAAAAATGATAATTCAAGAAAATGATAATAACGTAAAATCTAAAATTTTTCATTTATCCAATAATGTAAAACAGATAAGTGAACCATCTATAGACATAAATCAAGTAGATGAATATCCTCTTTCTACTAGCCAAAAAGGAATTATATCTGGTAAAGTTACATCTAATGGAGGTGTTGCAATACCTAATGCAAAAATATCAATTTTTTTATCAACCGAAGAAAATGAAGAACCCTATACTACTTTATATCCTTATCAAAACATTTTTGATAAAAATCAAGATGGTTTTAGATATAATTTATTAAATAAAAAGAAGAACTTTGGCTCTAAAAAATGTTATAATCCAACTGGCTCATTTTTCACAAAATCTGAAATATTATCTGACCCTTTTATAAATTACATTCATAGTAAATATTATAAGTTTACTGCTGTAACAAACAATAATGGAGATTATGTTATAACTGATTTACCCCTTGGATTAACACAAGTTCACGTAGATATAGATATTTCTGATATAGGATTTCTAAGTCAAAAACCTTATGATTTAATAGCAAGTGGTGCATCAGAAAATTTATTTGAAAGTTTAAGTGTTTTTAAAAAATCACAAAATTTAGATACGCTCCCCCAAATTTTTTCATTTGACACAACAACAGATGTTTTACCAACTTGGAGTCAGGTAGAAGAAAAGGGGATTACCAGATTAGATATAGATTTACCATTAAATATTGTTCCAACAGCATTTATAGTATTTGGTAATTTTACAGATTCTTTAAAGGGTGCAGTGGCAAAAAGTGGAAGAGCTAGAAGAAAAACGGGTCGTAATTGTGAATTAGAATCAAGGGGGGGGACAGTTACTATTTTAAGAAAAATTTCTGACGATTCAAATGAAGTAGAAATTTTAAATAGTCAGACATTTAAAATAGACAGTTTAGGTAATGCGGTGATTCCAGTGCCAATGAATCTTAATAAGATGGTTACTGATAACACAGGTAATTTAGTGCCTTCAAATGATCTTAAAAACGGTATTGCTACTACTGCTAAAATAAGACTTAAAGTAACATTAGATGATTATGACAATGTTAAAAAAAGAACAGCAAGTTATTTAGTTCCCAATTTATACAATGATTTTACATTTGATAATAATACACCTGAAAGAGATTTTTTTGAGGTAAAACGCAATAATATTTATACTGTTACTAACTATATACCTAGAATCCAAAAAACTAAACAACAAACTAATGAAAACTACATAGGTATAAAAAGAATAGGTGAATGTGAGGATAATCTTTCTATGCCATTTAATAGGGTACAGAGCGAATTTAACATATTATATTCTATACTGTGTTTGATAATTAATACTTTTGTGCTTATAGCAGATATAATAGATACAATAGTAGAGTTAGTTCCGTTTACTGGCGAGGGGTTAACTTTTGAATGTGATGGTGTTACTTATGATGATGCTAAAGATTGGAGGGATGAATGCGTAATGCCTAAAATTGCTGATTTTTTTGGTGTTATAGAATATGAATTTTATAATGATTTTCTAACAGGTTCACTTTATCATTTTAAATGGAGATTTAAAGCTAAATATAAGTCTAATAAAGATGCCATATTTTATAAATATAGTGCATATAATTGTAGGGATTATGTTAGTTCTAATGATCCATCCGCAATTAACAGGTGTAGAGAATTAAATGTAGTGGATAGGAGAGATTATAATAACGGAGCAGATTATTTTATATCAGATGAAGCCACTAGAACTTTTAACAGAGGTTTAATTGTAGAATATAATAATGATTTTTTTTATGCGGCCCGTAATGATGTAAACATAAATTCTCCTAGTACTCAACCTCTTAATTTAAATGCATCTGTTACCGAAAAAAACAAGTTACTATTTGGGACTGATTTTATTAATTTAGGAATAACAGAACAGTGTGCCACAAATGAAGGATTTTTCATTCTAGATTTTTTAGAATCTACTACGTTTGAAGAAGAAGAAGGCAATAATTTCCTATATAATATTGGCAATTTTAGCTCTTGTTTCAGACCTAACAATATAGAGGAATTATTAATATATAAAATATCACAATTTGGTACTGAGGTGATAGGAGGAGAAGAAGATGATTTAGATGGTAATTATTATTTAGATCATCAGTTAGTAAGTCAGCGCAGAGAGTTATCTCAGGCATTTAATACATATGGTTTATTTAACTATTTTATTGAAGCACCAGATTTAATTGTGTCTCCTAGTGTAGGTGATGATATTGTAATATTGACAAACTCCATAAATAACTTAGAAGGAAATAGTATTATTCGAGCAGTTAGCCCTTATTTCCATTTTTTTGGATTGAAGAATAGTAAAACTTCATTAGATGTATTAAAAAATAATTTTTTATGTTAATAAATACCTTTAACAATACCTCACTAGTTAACCTTAATTTTTCTATGAATCAATCCATAGAAAAGAATTATGATGTATATGAAAATTATTTATTAAATCTTAATGATCTGGGTATTAGTGAAAGGGATAAATCTATTTCTTTTTTATTTAATATAGGCATAAAAAATATTGTTGACAATGTTTTATTTAACATTACTGGACAAAATTCTTATGCAACCTTAATAGAATCAAGGGCTTATAGTGAAGCTGAAGAAGTTTTTCAATATTCTCTAGATGAAGTTTTAACAAGTGTTAAATTTTGGGGCTATCGTACTACTCTCAGTGAAAATATATGTGATGTCAATAGTTTTTTTCCATTAAAGGATCAGCTAAAATTAAATACTTCTAATTACCATATGGCATTGAGTTATGAAAAATCGTATAGTGATTTAAAAATTAATGGTGTTAATTTATCTGATGGATTGAAATTATTTTTAATAACAGGTGAAACATATAAATCTAAGGATTTATATAAATGTGTAAGTGAAATTCCACATAATTTAGATGATACTTCACTTATAACACTATTTTCTAGTGGGGATACTATTGGTATTATATCAATTTATGATGTGCAAGATAAGTACACATTTTACATATCTAAAGATTATATATTAAATAACGGCATTTCTTTTAAAAAAAATATTCTTGGGTTAGATGTAGAATATTTTTTAGAGTCATGTATAGAAAATAAGGTTGTTAATTCACATCTAGAGTTACAGTATGATGACAATCTTTTATATGACAAGGGTACACACATAAAAGATTGTTTATTAAATGTCCCTAACTCTTTTTCAGAAGCAATTCTTTTTTTTAAGAAAAACAATAATATTAATCTTAATCAAATCCAGTATGGTCTTGATACTTACATGGATGTTGATTTTTCAAATAAAAATAAAGTAAATAATTCAAATAGCTTTTCGTTGCAGATTAATAAAGATAATCCACTTAGGATAGTTGAATATGATCAAAGAAGCCAAGTCTATTCTACTATTAGTGAAATATATCATATTTTCAATACTGTTAATAGAGAAGATAATGGGTTCTATGAAAGCTATTATTATAAGCCATATTATGTTATTCCACTGAGAACTCTTACCCCAGTAAAAGTTACTAGTGAAAATATAGATCGAAATGGATATTATGAAAATGGGCGTTTATTCTATAAAAATGTTAATAATAACCGCTTAAGTAATTTATATCCATTTTTAAATCAAAAACATATAGTAGAAGTTGATTATAGTTTTTACTTATATAGGCAGGATTTATATAACATTTATGAAAAAGGTAATACTTATAATTTTATTCATGAGTTACCTGAAAATTATAACTTAGTAGAATCATTGACATGTTAAATATAAAAAACAAATTTAGTTATAATATAGATGAAAGGCTTTATCGAAGTTTTTTATCTAAAAGTGTTGATAGTAATATTATAATTGATAACGATATTATTTATTCTACCTATGTGTTTTTACATGATGAAATAATATATCAGTTAAAAAATGGGGTAGCAGATTTAAGCTACGGGGATTTAGGTTTTATCAAAGAAGATATAGATAAAAGATTAAATGGATTTATTAAATCTTATTTTTACATTAGATATAAAACCGAAAAAAATAATATAAACTCTGAGATTTTAAATGATGTTAAAATTCCCATACAATATTCATCTGATTTTTTCATAGATAATGTATTAAAAGATGTGTTTGATATAAAGGTTCTTTTTCAAACTAGTAACATTAATAAAAAAGGGCATGTAGTAAGATTGCCGAGAAATACCTATGATGTTTTATATTGTGATTTTATGTTTTTTAATGCTAAAAACGGTAGTTTAATAACATTAAATCAGGATATTATGTTTTCAAGAGAAGAAAAAGACGTAAAGATTTTCCTTTCAGATTTATTAACATTAAATTATGAAAATTCCTTTATAACAACCACAATAGGAAATAATAGATATATAAATTTGTATGCAAATATATAATATAAAAAGTATAATTAACAAACAAACATTTGTTAATCCAATATCTGTAACATTAAACTCTGCTGATTGTATCAATATATCAGAAACCAGTTATGTTAATTTAATTAGTACATCTTATAATGATATAACACTTTTTTTTAATTTAAACAACAATTTAAACCATATAAATTATTATTCAGAGATATTTACTAGAAATGTTAGTAAAACACATGAAATAATAAAAATAAATGTAATAGGCGAAATGGTTAATATCCCTATTTATAACAAGGCATATAATAGGTATTTAAATATAAATTTAAGTAGTGAAATAGGTAAATTTACTGGTGTTATTTCAAATGATGATCAATACTTAATTTATATTGTTAATGCAGATATTGGAAACTTAAATTCAGGAATAAAATACAGAATTGATAAAAATGCTAAAACAACAACTATTATTTTTGATAGATATTATTTTAGTGACTTAACAAGATTTTTACTTATGAGAGATATTAGTATACGTGTTAGTTTTATAGATAAAAAACAACTTTATATTTATAGGGGTGATGACGTTGATATAAATAATAACTTTCATCTTTTATATACTAGTCAAAATACAGAAGAACTATGGGAGCAATAAATTATGGAAGTGTTATACCTGCTAATGTAAACATACAGGATATAGAATTATGGTATACCAAACAAAGCAGAAATGGTATAATAACTGATCCCATAAAATTAGATGCTACTACATATATTAATAAAACATATATTCCTAATAGTTTGGGAAGGTCTATTAGTGGATTATATAAATTAAATATACCATCTAGTTTTTACCTTAATCAAGGTAATGGAACATATAGTTTTTACGTAATTCCAAGAAGTTTCGAGCTAACAATAAGTGACGTTAGTTTTTTAGATGGAACAAACATCAAGGGTCTGGTAATTAATACAAGCAACTTAGATTCATATATAAAAAACAAGCTTTTAAATGTAAATAATGTTTCAGGTTATTTAATTCGTTATATTAATGACGAAAATGAAGAGGATAGTATTGTCAGTTCTCTTGAGCGTATAGTCTCTTACAATTATAGAGTTGAGGCTATTACTGCATCTTTAAACTCTAACATTAATCAATACGGGCTTAGATATAGAATTAATAATACATCTGATAACGTGTTATTAGTAGTCAATCCAACAGTAAGTGGAATCAATAGTTTTGCAGATGAGTTATTTATAGGTATAACTGGGCAAAAAATAGTTTTATCAAATACATATTTTGAACCTCAGTTAATAACAGTTGATTTTACAGATGTTGACTTACAAACTTTATTTGATGGGATATATGGTAATCAGACATTCAATTATGAAAAAGGGCTGCGTACTTTTTATGATGACAATGGTGCTATTATTCACCAAAGAATAGAAAGCACTGTAAAAAATAATGTAGGTGATGATATAAGAAAATTTGCAAAAAATACAGATGCAATAGATACTAGTGAAAGCATATAATGGAGAATAATTTTATTAATAGTGAAAGAGTTTTTAGTGACCTAGAATATACTTTGATCAGAAGTTCAAATATTCTTAGCCAAGAAGTTTCATACAATAATCAAGTTACAGGGCTTGACTATAATAATGTAACAACACAAAAAATAGATTTCTCACAACCTAATACCTATATAAAATATGGGTCATTATCCAATTTATTAAAGCTTGGTATTGAATCTATAATAATTAATTATCCTAAATCTCTTAAGATAGAAACTAATGTTATAGGTAGATCAATTAGTGATGTTAACATATATAATATTTCAAACTTAGGAAATAATCAAAGTTTTAAAATTAATACAAATTACATAAGTAATCCTTTAGAATTAGATTACAGGGTTAACGATTCTTTACTTAATTATTATTTTGAATATGATAATAACGTATATAAGATTTTATCATATTCATTGCCAAATTCTCTACGAAATTCAAGTATATCTTTAACGGTTGAGGGTAAACCTTTTAATAGTCTTTCTGCAATTAATATTAATGGCTATATTTTTAAAACTAGGGATGAAAGATTATTCACAGATTTTGAAAATTATTTACTAAGGGAAAGCTTTTTATTCCAGCGTCAGTTAGAAGAACAATATACATATACTTATAATGAAGAATTTAAGTTTCCATTAATAGATAAGTATAATTTAGATATTAAAAGTGAGCTATATTTAACATTTTTAAATAGTCTTTTAGATATAGCGATATACTATGATGAAAATTATACTAATTTAGTTTCTAGGAAATATATACCCTCAATTTTACAAGAAATTACTTTAAGTTCTAATGGAACGTCTACACTAGGTAAAATTAATGTATTATTAGATGTTATAGCAGCATTTTTTGATAGAAAATATATAGAATCAGTTTCTTTACAAGAAAAAGAAATAACTTATGACTTTTTATCAGAACAAGATAGATATTCTATCTTATATGAACTGAATAAATTTGGAATAAAGATTAATAGTACTAACGTAGGTTTATTTAGTATTTTCTTTTTATACCTAAACCGTTTTTATTTACAGTTTAATAAAGATAGTTTTTTTACCATACAGGAAATACTCAACATTATGGGTATTCCAGATGAACTAATAGAATATAATGAGTACGTATATATTTATGAACCTATTAACATAGATTATTTAAACAATGTATTATTAAAAAAATATGAGTTAATAGATTTACCATTAAATGCAGATGGTAGTGTAAATTTAGAGAGAATTAACACGCATTTTCAATCTAGTACTTATATTTCTAATTTAGAAAAAATAGTCAATGCAGAAAACAGTGGTTTATTTAATGAAGAGCAATTTAAAACCAATCTTTATTTAACTTATAAGACCGACTTTAATACTGATGAAACTTTTTTTGATGTTGTAACAGAAGATACTTGTTTTATTATAAGTGGAGGTACTACTAGTTTTCTTCCTAAAATAATTGTTGATGAGTGTGGTTGCCCACTTGACCTAGATGATTTATCATATCAACTTGAAACTACTCATAATGATCCATATTCACTTTCTTGCCCAAAATTGCTTTTGGATATTGTTACCGAGTGTACTAGTTATGTGAGCAGCGGATTTACAGGTGATACAGAATGTTCTATTTCAGGTATTATTGTATCATCAGATGACCAATTAAATAAAGCAACAATTAATATTAACACTTTAAATGTTGACATGAAGTATAAAATATTAATTGCCGATACTTGTCAGGGTAATAGAGTTATCGAAAGAGATAGCCTAATATCTTGTGAGGTATTTAGACGTTATACCAATGATGCCTTTTTTGGTGCATCTGGTTATGTAACGTCTATAAGATTATATGATACTTTAGGTAATATTCCATTAGATATTAATTTAAATCCATATAGTAGCCCACACCTAACAGGATTTTATGGCAGTGTAACAACAAGTCAATTATTATATTCAAGTATTAATTGGGTAGGTAATATTAAAAAGCTAATTAGAAATGCACTATATGATATTTATGGTGCCGAAGATGGAGTGTCATATGTTTTAGATGTCAATGATTTTTTAGATGGTAATATAGAAATATGTTTTCTCTGTAAAAATAATGTGTTATTACCGCAATATAACATAGGCATAAATGAAAATGACCCACTTATAACATATTTTGATGGTGTCAATTCTCAATTTATCACTAACAGTAAATTAAAATATATTATTAATGATTTAATAGATACTGTTCCCACCATTTTAGGTAATTTAACATTTAGTGGAATGGTAAACGATGGTGAATTATCTAACATTAATGGCAATTATAACTTTATTTCGTCTGTAACTGAAACATTATCATTGATTAATGTAAGTAATAATGGAGTTCTAACAGGATTGACTACTATGCCAATTACATCAGAAGATGTGATAAGCGGGGCTTTTTTAAATTATACAACGTATGGCGGCATTGGCAATTTAACATTTAATGGTAATCAACCCCATCAATTTTTAAGTTCAGGTGAAACATTTTTTTCATATTTTACAGATGAAAATGGATGCCAGTCTAATTTAGTTTCAGGGGTAGTGTTGTGCCCTCCCGATCCATGTCTTTTTCAAGAGGTGGTTGAAACTATTAGAGTTACAACAAGTATAACTGAAACAACTGAAACTCTAAGTTGTCCTGATATAGCATTAACATGGGCATTAGACCCAGTAGAATTACCAAATGATGGTTCTCCTAGTACTTACTCATTAAGTTTAAGATTTGAAAATTTTGTTGCTGATAATATTGATTATTTTGATGGTATTATAACTTTTCCATCATATCCTCTCAATGAACCTATATTATTTACAGGCAATATAATACAAACTTACCACAGTATAAGTGCAACCGTTTTTAATACTCAAACGGTGGATTTTTTATTAAATTTAAAAGTTTATATTAATGGTAAATGTGGGGTTTATGATTATGAAGTATTAATATCCCTACCTTTTGACGATTCGGCAGTAGGGAATGCATTAATTACAAAAGAAAATATAGTTATAACTAACGAGGTATCCACAATTGTAACAGAAACAGTTTATGAATTAATAGGAGGAACACCAATATTGTCTTCAAATATTTCTTGTGCTGATAATGTAGCCACTGTTAATTTAACAGTAAGTGGAGGTACTGCACCTTTTAATTATTATGGATTGATAGATGGACAAGAAATAACAGAAAATGGTATCTATTCTGTCTATGTAGAAGATTCTAATGGCTGTAAATCAGATGTTATAGAAGTTTTAATAGATTGTATCACTGAGGTTAATTGTAGCCCTATAACTCTTATATCTGCGTTAGAAACCACTTCTTCTGATGATGAAAACAATACTTCTACTTTAACATACTCATATAGAGTTGATTTTACTAATATTAGTGACCGAATAGATGAGGTAGGGTTAACAGTTCAAGGAATAAATGGTTCTGAGCTATATATGTTAGGCAATCCAGTTATACAAACATTTAGTACTGACTTTGGAGCAAAACAAATTTTCTTTAATTACAATCCATTTTCACCCATTTTAACATATGTTAAAATTTTTATGGTTGTAAAATTAGAGAATGGATGTATATATAGTAGTGTTCATGAGTTATCAGTAGATGGTTCAACATTAATGAGTAGGCAGGAACAACAATTTATATTAGATAATTAAATATGTGTGGAAATTTAACAATAGTTAGTACTTTAAATGTTTTATCTTCAAGTGATCTAACACTGAATTTAACTGTAGATTTGTCTTTTGATGGTACTACTAGTCCTAATTTGATTGGCTACTATAAAATGTTAGATGTTGATATAACAAGAGAGTTAACTTTTCCCCAGACTGTTATATCTCTTGTTAATGAGGGTACTAATATCGAATATACCATTATTTGTGGAGATACAATTTATACGTGTGATGTATCTCCTACTAATTTAGTTGAAGAAATTTCACCAACAAATCAAACTTATGTTGTTACTTGTAATAATTTAAACGGCAGATTAAATGTTATATCTGGTTGTACCAACCCAAATGCTTCTAATTATAATCCATTTGCTAATTTTAACGATGGATCATGTTATTTTATATCTGGGTGTACAATTCCTTTAGCTGATAATTATAATCCCTTAGCTGCAATAGATGATGGATCGTGTGAATGTTCAAACTATGATGTTTATTTTAGATTAGATGAAATTAATGATGTAATAAATATTACTCCATCTAGCGGTGAAACTTGCATGATTTCAGTAAAATTTAAATATGCAGTAGAAATAAACTGCGATAGTATCACTGATAGAATCTTAGAAAATAATATTAGACTTACTGATAAATTAAATGATTTACAAATTGATTTAAATCTGTATAATATTTCTGGTGATGTTATTATGTCACAGCGGATATACACATATGATGAAAATCTTTCATTATATGGAGATGAAGGATTATGCAATTCAGTTTATGATTTATATTCATTTGAAAATGGGTTAAATTGTGATGATGATGTTTTGAGAAGATTTATACCTCAATATTTGAAAGCTGAAAAGGTTTTTCTTTTAAGTGAACCTGATATTAGAGTAGGGTTAAATATTTCAAATTTTGATTTTGACCATAGAGTTCATATAGATGAGGTAGAAATTACTGTTTTTTGCAATGAAACAGTAAATGTTTGTAGATTAATTCCTGATACTTTTGGTTTTAATTTATATAAATCTATTTCAATTAAAGTTAACGATGAACGCGAGTATTTACTTAATTCAAAAGAAATTGATTTAAAAGTTAGTCCTCTTTATCATATTAATAATGATGTTATTAAATATTTTAATAAATATGGTTTCTATGGTAAACGAGATAGATTATTTGCACTTACATTAGACGAAGTAAAATACGAACTAATAAATGTAAGATCGAGAAAGACAGACAGTAAATATTTTCATAAACACGATATATATGACATATATTTAAGTAATCAAGAATCATGTTCTTTACCAAATAATCAATTAGAATATGATTATTTAGATGCTATATATGGGATTATTCCCAATAACTGGAATACTGTTATTGAACCATTTATTGATCCCACTTTAATTAGAAATAATAGCACCTATATTTATGGAAATAACATATTCCACTGTGATAAATATGTTTATCGCAAATATACGTTAGATAAGGGATGTGATGCAGATGTCGATAATACTGTTGAAATTATCAATGATGATATATGTATTGCAAATAGTGAATATAAATCAAGATTTGAACTAATATCAGCAATTAATGATTTATGCGTACCTTGTGAGGGTACTGGTATTACTTATTCTTTCTTTGATGATGGCATAAGTGAATCGGGGAGGTTAATACAATATACAGGAGATACCTTTACAGGTATAACTGAAGTTATTAATTTTGATACAAATATTTTTTCAGATTGTGAGTGTGTTCCTGTTAATATAGAAATTACAGCATATTCTATTCCTTCCAAGAATGTATTATTTGTTGAATTTATAACAAGTGGAGTTAATGATGTTAGTGAAATAAAAGCTTATGTTGATGGAGTATTACAAACGGGTATAAATACAAATATTAATTTTGACTTTAATACCCAAGCGGGAAACTATACTTATACAAACCATCAATTTGCAATTGATATACTTATTATAGTAGAAAATAACTGTGGAACTGACTCAGATGAATTAGTAGGTATTCCTACATTTTAATATAAACAAAGATTATGTCATATATAGTTGAAAGAGGAGAAAAATTAATCCTAACAAAAGTAACTGAAAGAGGAAGAAGAGCTATCGCAAGAGGTAACTTTAATTTTTCTTTTTATAGTTTAGGTGATAGCGAAATAGATTATAAAAATACTGATGGATTAGCTTTAATAAAACCTAAAGATAATCACCCTACTCAAGTTTCTTTTCTTTCATTGGCAGATGAAGAAAAATATATCCCATTAACTACATTAAATTCTAATGTAGTTAAATTTTCTATTAAAAATAAGGCAAAAACTAGAGGTTTTTTTGATGAATGTTTTATTGATAATGCCACTTTTTTAGAAGAATGTACTAAAATACAAGGAACATTCAAACTAGATAAATTAAATGGTACTAAAATATTGGATTTATCTGGTGTTATTGATAATACAGAGTTTAATCTTTTAAATGATGGTGATATTATAAAAATTAAAATACCTAATTTAGCTATACCTACAAGTGGTTATACAACTACTGTTGATCCTCAACCGTATTTATATTTTGCATTGGAGAAAAATAGTATGAGTCCTGTTTTAAGTGTAGATAGATTTTTACCATCATATAACTATGTGAGTAATGGATCACTAATTGATGTTGCGTTTTGGGTTTTACCTAGAAAGGAAGATGCCATCACATATTACTCGCCTAGTGGACAAACAATAGAGTGGAATTCAGAATTATTGGAGTTTTATGAAAATTGTGAAAGTGGCGACACTAAAGTTTGGAATTTTAATAGGGTATTTTGTGATAGTGTAATAGGTACTATTGAATGTGAAGAAGACTATCAGAATTATGGCTCACAGAATTATAGTTCTTTATTAGTTTACCTAAATGCATGTAAGGCATGTTCTGACATCTCTTCTACTAATTGTAATGATAACCTAGAATCCAGTGAATTACCAAATACCTCATTATCTATTATTCATTTTTCTAATTTTAACACAAGGAATGAATATGGAGAATACCTATACATTGACTCTGTAAATAAATTTTATTTATGTTTACCAGAATTAATGTGGCATAATAGAGATTTTGGCGGCTCCAAATTAGGTGATATTATGGGGATGAGATTTGTTAGCGATGTAACAAAAAAATATTTCTACCCTGAAACATTAAATTTAGAATATTTTGACCTAATTGAAGATGGGTTTTATGTTCAAAGTGGTGTTACTCCTCTAGTAGTAGGAAAAGTTTTCCCATCTTTGAAAATGGCTATTATCGAAAATGAAGAATTACAGACTGTTCTTTCATACAAATCTAATAGAAGCTACTCTTTACCTAAATTAAAGGCCAGACAAATTTCACCAACTGGTGGCGTTAATACAGGTATTTTAAAAAGGGGTAAAAGAATATATCTAACATATTACTTAGAATCAAACAATGGTATTTTAAACGTATTACCTCAAGGAGTTATTAGTTACTTAGATAATGTGGGCAATATTGACCGGGATGTGGATTTTACTATTGAAGATGTAAATAAATTTCCTTATATGAGAAACTTAAATGATGGAAACTATGATGGATTAGGGTTTTTTGCAAATAAATTTAAAGTATTGTATCAAATACAGGATGTAGGGGTATACCCAAAATCAGATGAATGGCAAATTGTTGATTTTACGAATAATATTATTTTGAACAATGAGCCTTTGGGAACCATTGAACCGTTGATCCTAGAACGACAACTTGCATCAGATAATAATTTTATCTTAAATGAGGCTCGTGTAGAAATGCATGGTTTAGGTTTATATGATAATACTTATTTCTGTATAGCATGTGACTCATCTAACTTAACAATGGGGGATGAAAGACTGTTTATTGGGAATGTTGAAACCTATATAGGAGCGGCTGTCTATAAAAAAGTAATAAATATTATTATAAAATCACCAGATTTGAAAAAAACTGATAATAATAGTTATGAAATTGGGAACAAGTTTTTAAGTGAGATTTCATTTTATAATTCTGATTATGAGCAAATTGCAGTATCTAAATTATCAAGACCTGTTCAAATAAGAGAAAATAGTACAACAGAAATTGAAATAATTTTTGATTTTTAATTAGGTTAATTAAAATATTGTTCTTATATTTGCCCTATAAACTAAAATAGGTTGAAAATAGGGAATAATTTATTTGAAGAATTATCATATTCAGAAGTTTTTTTAGAAGAGGATAATCACATCTACATAAATAAAGTCACTGGAAAATTTTACAATTCAGTGACAGGGTTACTTTCATTGATAAAAAATGAATTTAACCAAGATGAGGCTATAAAAGGCATAACTCGTCAATACCAAACTTTTCTTAGTTGGTTTAATTTTAGTAAAATTCCATCAGAACATTTAATTGAATATCTTTCTCTTTATATAAATTATAGGCAGTTTACAGTAAGAGAAGAAAAAGAATTTGAAGGTCGTAAATATTCGGGTTATGCCATGCAATTAAAAGATTATGTTACCCCATCAGAATTTTATATTGAATATTCTTTTTTAAAAGAAACTCAAGAAATTAAGCGTAAAAAAAATATATATATAGGACAAGATGGTAAATTAATGAATAAGGCTAGTATATTGGAAATGTGGAAAGACATGACTGATATAGCTAATCATTATGGTAACATAGTACACGTTACTTTAGAGAGAGAAATCTTGGAAAAACAAGGGCTACTTGATTTAAAAAATGATGTTTTATTACAAGCCATACAAGACCATTTTTTTTGGATTAAAAAACATCTTCCACTTTTTTATGAAAAATATCCAAACTCAAATCATTCTTTTGAAGAATATGAATTAAATTGCACTTTAGGAGAATTAATGACTCATATTATTATTGAGTTTTACAAAGTACACCAATTTGTAGGAAGATGTATTGTACCTGAAAAGAGATTATTATATAAAAATTTAACTGGTACAAAAGACATTCATGAAGATATAGATGGTTATCTTTTTAATACAGGTGACCATAAAACAAATAAGGATTTTTCTTTTACGTCAGAGTATAATCAAAGATTATTAGCACCCTTTAACCATTTAGTACAAAGTGAATTTAATCTTTATACTTTGCAATTATCAATATATAGCTTTATGGTAGAGCAAGTATATAATAAAAAATTAAATGGGCAATATATTACCTATTATAATCGTAAATATGGAGCATTTAAGAAATTTGAGATTCCTTATTTAAAGGATGAGGCAGAAGTATTAATTCAGTTAAATACTGATTGGATAGAAGAAAGAAAGAAACGATTCCTTTGTTCATCGTTAGGTGGTTTAATTGAAGCAACAATTAAACCTATATGGATGGATCATTTTGCTAAGTCTTTTTACTACTTTGTTAAAAGTAGTAAAGAAAAGGGTGATACTGATGTAAAGGTATTTAAAGATTTTATTTTTCAATATGAGCATAAATATAAAAATGTAACTTATCATGGATAGAATAGTTTTAAAACAAGGAGATTGTCTTGAATTAATGAAAGATATAGAAGATTCTAGCATTGATATGGTATTTGCAGATTTACCATATGGAACAACTAAATGTAGATGGGACGTTGTTATTCCATTTGAACCATTATGGGAACAATATGAGCGAATTATTAAACCTAATGGAGCACTAGTATTCACAGCTTCTCAACCATTTACAAGTGCTTTAGTTATGAGCAACCCTAAAATGTTTAAATATGAATGGATATGGGAAAAATCAAAAGCTAGTAATTTTTTAAATGCTAAGAAAAATCCGTTGAAGGCTCATGAAAATATTCTTATCTTTGGAAAGAAAAAAGTTAATTATTATCCTTTAAAAATAGAAGGTAAACCCTATAATAAAGGAAAGCGGAAAACAGAAAATGGTTATGCAACAGATGTCTATGGTAAAATGGATAGTGATTTTTTGGTTGTAAATAAAAAAGGCTTGCGTTATCCAAGATCAGTACAATATTTTAAAACTGCTGAATCAGAGGGTAAATATTTAGCTACTCAAAAACCAGTAGCATTAGTAGAATATTTCATAGAGACCTATAGCAAAGAAAATGACATTGTTTTAGATAATGTTTTTGGTTCTTGTACAACAGGCATAGCCTGTATTAATAAAAATAGACGATTTTTGGGTTTTGAAAAAGACAACACGAATTTTAATATTGGTGAAAAAAGAATAAAAGAAAAATTTAATTTAATTTAATTATGAACAAAACAGAAAAAATGTTAAAGGGGTATGGGTTTGATGATGTAACAATTATCCCTTATGCTGAAAACAGTATTAAATCAAGAGGTGAGATAGGGATCAATTTTAATGAGTTAATTTATGTATCTCCTATGGATAGCATCATTAATGATGCCAACATAGATTTCTTCAGGAACAGAGGTATCATAGTACCACAAGTACGTAATATGTGGAAAAATGATAAATTAGCTAATTCGGGCTATGTTACTTTTTCATTGTCAGAAGCTAAGAATTTAATTGACCATAAAGAATCAGATGAGTTTGAATATATGAGCAATCAATTAAAAAATAATAAAAAAGTTAATTTACTAATTGATATAGCAAATGGCCATTTAACCGAATTATGGTCTGTTTGTTCGCAGATAAAGTCTTATTATAAGGATTATCTATATCTTATAATTGGTAATATTGCAAATCCTAATACATATAAACATATATGTGACATGGAAATAGCAGATGCAGTAAGAGTGGGAATTGGAGGTGGTTCAAGATGTCATACATCATCTAAAACTGCTATTCACTATCCAATTATTTCACTATTAAGTACAATCAAGGATATTAAAGATAAATATAATTATAAAGTTGATATTATAGCGGATGGTGGAATAAAAAATTCATCTGATATAATTAAGTGTTTTTGTGCAGGTGCTGATAAAGTTATGATGGGAAGTGTATTTGCAAAGACTTTAGAGTCTGCTGGTAAAAAATTTTTTACTGATGAAGATAAATATATTTTACCAGTAATGGATGCCAAAATTGATGGTATTGATATTGATATGGTGGAAAGATACCGTAGTGGACAAACAATATATAGTGAATATAGAGGTATGTCAACTAAAGATGTACAAATAAAAGAGGGAAAAGCTGCACCAACTTACGAAGAAGGTTTTATTGAAAATATAAAAGTTGAATATATGTTAGATGAACTTTTGATAGAAATTAATAACTCGTTAAGATCAGCTTTTTCTTATTGTAATGCGAGAACATTATCGGAATTTTATACAACTTCAATTTTCATACAAAATTTTAATAATAACCACAATAGTTTATGATAAAAAAAATATATCATAGTGCTGATTGGCAATATTGTGTCAGTCGTACTGAAAATTTTGACAATGCAGCTTCTCAATATTTTAAATTAATAGTAGAAGATATAAAAAAATATGGTTTAGATAATAAAGAAGTTTTACAAGTCATTGCAGGTGATATTTTTCATAATAAAATGAAATCTTCTGTACAAGATTTTCTAGCAATAAAAGATTTTCTACGAAAATGTGGTGAAATATCAGAGGTTATTGTAACGGTGGGGAATCATGATTATGACATGAAAAATAAACAAAGAGGTGATATGTTGTCATTAGTTTTTAATAATTTTTTGATACCAAATGTCAATTATTATTTAAACAGTGAGATTATAGAGTATGAAAATTTAAGATTTTTTATTATATCTAACTATGATGACAATAAGTTTCCAGATAATTACTCTACAGATATAGAGAAGAAAGATAAATTTAACATCGGTATATATCATGATACGCTAGTAGAGGCATCTAATTATGGTGACGCTGGTAGTTCAAAGTTTTTTAAGAACTCTCTATCATTAAAGAAATTTAATGGCTTAGATGCGCTTATAATGGGTGATATACACAAAAGACAAATATTATTATTATCTAATGGTGCAAAAGCGGTGTATAGTGGATCACCATATCAGCACCATTATGGTGAGAGTATAAATAATCATGGCTTAGTTGTTTGGGATATAGATAACGAAATTACCCCTCACTTTATAGACATCGAACCAAGACAACGATTTATAAAAGCAAATTTCATAAATAATAAACTAAAAGTTTTAAATGAAGAAATTTAATAAAGAAGACCGTTTTAAATTATATGTTAATGGTACGTTAACAAAAAATGAGTTAAATATACAATTACACGAGTCGGCTAAAATTCTAGGTGTCCCTATTGAAAACATCCAAATTTTTTCTACTGGCAATGAAATGGAAATTATAAGTGAAGTTATAGAAGATAAACTTTCTAGTGTAACGGGCTTACATAATTTATATGAAGAGTGGTTAAATAAATGTACTGATGTAGAAAAAGAAGAATTTTATAAAATTGACCAAAAAGTAAATATTAAATTTGAAGAAAAAACAAATAAGTCAAATTATAAAATTTTATATGTAAGGGGTAAAAATATAAGATCATTTGGTGAGTTTCAATTTAATTTCTTTGAATACAGTGATTTATTATTAATTAATTCTACTCCGCAAAACTATGGAGGTAAAACTAATTTTTTCAAGTTATTTGATATACTTTTATGGGGTAAATGTCGAAAAACAGATGAATGGGCAAAATTAGATGAAACAGTTAATATTTTTGCTAATAAAAATGACACATATTTTATTGAAGGTATTGTTGAGGTATGTGACAAAAGTTATTTTTTAAGAAGAGACTATTTTGTTAATAAGGCGGGAACAGTATCTCATAAATTTAAATTGTATCTCATAACGGATGAAAAAACAGCTAATTCTTTTATTGAAATAGAAAATGATAATGTTTATTTTCATAACAAAGATAATCATAATCGCTCTATGGATGGACATTGGGCAATTAATCTCACTGAGGAAACTGCCCATGAATCACTTAAAGTTTATCAGAGGGAAATAGGAGATATAGAGGAAAATTTAAAAATTTCACATTTTAATGCTGAAAACATCTATGAATTATTAATGACAAAACCATCTGAAAGAACTAGAAATTTCTTTAACTTGTTTGGTGGTGATTTTTTCACTAAGAAAAAGGAAGAAGCAAAAGTTTTACATAAGTCATTTCTCACTAATTCTAAAATTAAAACATATGATCCATCAGTTATTTTACAATCTATTGATGATTTAGGTATAGAAATGGTAGAGTTAAATAGTAATTTAGATTTAATATTAATTGAAAAAGAGCGAGTTGAACAAACAATTAATCAACTTAATATTAATACCGAAACTTTAAAAGAAAGTTTAAAAAAAATACCTCAAAGCCCGACTGATATTTTTTATTTAAAGTCTGAACTTGAAAGCTTAGAAAAAATAAAAGTAAATTATGCAGGAAAAATTAAAGAATGTACATATGATTTAAGTTTTGAAGAAAAAATTAGCACTATAAAAACTCAGCTTTCAGAGTTAAACCATAAATATAATGAGGAACTTATTGAATTGAGGGTAAAAATCATAGAAGTGGAAGGAACAGGTTTATCCAACTATAAAGCCTATGTCGATTTACACGATACATATAAAACAAAATCTTCATTAATAGAAAATTTTATTAAAGAGAAGGAGGTTATTTTAAAAGAATTAGATAATATAGGAACAAATTTAATTTGTGGGAAATGTGGTCAACCTGTAAAAAATAGGAACGAAGAAAAAAATACATTAAATAAAAGATTGCAGGAAATAATAGAGGAACTAGAATCATGTGATACAAACCCCCTATTAAATAAACTTAAAATTCTTGAGAGTAATTTCAACGCAAGAAAAAATAATGCATTAATTCAATATAAAAAAAATGAGAGTGAAAACAAATCATTACATGATATAAATAAAAAAGAATTAGAGCAAGAAATTATTTCACTAGAATCGCAAAAAGAAATCTTTCAATTTAATGAAACAATAATTGCACAAATTGAAACTGTTGATTTAAAAATTTCTAATGTAACCGAGAAAATTGTTTTATTTAATACTCATATAGCTGATATAAAACATAATGAAAATGTTCAAGCACAAATTAGCTTATTAAAAGAAAAAGAATCTTTGGAAAAATCTAATTTAGTTCTTATAACAAGAAATTATGATGTATTAAAAAGTACTCAACAAATTAAAAGAGATCAAATTGCTCACCAAAAAGCAATATTAGAACAAATAAAAGGTGATATTATAATTGATAAGGCATTTAAATTATATGTCGAGGCACATGATAAAGATGGAATCATAAATAATTTAATGCTTAACTATATAGGTGTTATTAATGAAGAGTTAGATGTGATCATGGGTGATTTACCATTTAAATGTTATGTGGTACTTGAGAAGGGCATAATAGATTATATTATAGAAAATAATGAAACTAAATATAATTTAAAAAATGGGTCTGGTATGGAAAAATGTGCATCTATGTTAGCATTAAATTTAGTTCAAATTAATTTTTCTAAAATAAATATACCTAATTACATAAGAATTGACGAAATTTTTGGGCCAATTGGAGGAGAAAATATCGAAATTATCTTAAAAATCTTAGAGAGATATAAATCAGTTTTTGAAAAATGTTTTATAATTTCACATCGTGAAGATATAAAAGATGCTTTTTTAAATGCCGAAGTTTTAACTATTAAAAAAGAAGGAAAAATAAGTAAATTATGTTAGAGGAAAACAGATTTTTATATGACCACGTAGGGCAGTATTACAAACCTATGAAATTATCAGAGCAAATGGATCACTTAATCATGTATTTAAATACTAAAAATTTAAAATATAGAAATGATCTGGTTTTTGCAAATTATAAATTAATAAAAAAATGTGTAATTAATATTTCACGTAACTGGAATTTAAAAGATGATCAACAACATGACATGTTTTTTTATGCTGTTGAGAGCGCATTAAAATCGTTAGACAGGTACACTATTGGAAGAGGCACTACAACTGTTCCTAGTTGGATAAATACTTGCGTAATGAATGATCTTTATGCCTTATTAAAAAGAAGTTATACCGAAAGAGGTAATTTAAATATAATTGATGTAAGCCCTTCCTATAAGGATAACATAATTAATGATAGGAAAATTTATAATCAAGTCATAAAAACAAATGAAGTCCCCATAAAAAATATAAAATACAATGTGGGAGGAGAAGAGCTTGTTTATAGGGGTACTAATGACATATCTTTTTTTTCTATTGATGAGTTAGAACATTTTGATTTATGTGATAATACGGACGTAGAAACAGAATTGAATAATGAATTATTAGAAATTATAAAAGACATTCTTTCTAAGCGCGAATTTTTAATTTTTAAAAATATAGCTTTAGGTATACGTACAAAAAAAGATATTATATATGAAATTCCACCTTTGAACAGTCAAGAACTTGAAAAACTTGAAAACCGAGGAAAAAACGAGATTATTATAAATAATAAATTAATAGAAGTAATATGGAGTAAGTTTTACAAGGGAGAAAAAGAATCTGTTAAAAATGGTACATATGTATTTTCTTCCTCAGAACTCACAGAAGTTATTTATAATGGGAAAGATGTAAAACCAAGATTTATTAATTCTAAATATTTATATAATATAAAACTTGATAATGAAGGTTATTCAATAAGTGGAATGAGTGCAGGAATTATATATAATGAAGCATTGACAAAACTTCGAAATTTTTTAATTAAAAATAAAATAAAAAATATAACAGATTATGCAGACAAATTTACAAAAGTATAGTTCATATATTATGATTGGGCTTGCTTTACTATTACTTTTGGTATTATCTAATAAATGTAGTTTAAAAACACAGCTCATGTTAGAAAAAAAATCTAGAGAAGCTGATAAAAAAGAATTCATGTTAAAATTATCTAATATTGATTCTCTTTTCTTAAATGAAAAAAAAGAAATTCTTTTACTAGAAAAGGAATTTGATAATCCAAATACAACTCTAGAAGAATTAAAAAAAAGGTTAAATGAAAATAACTAGAGGCACATTAATTGCAGTAACAGTTGCTTGTTTAGTTCTATTTTATTTGGGATTAGGTATTACAAGTGTTTTTCACAGTATTTATTTTTGGCATATTTTTAATGAACAGTTTTATGCTTATTTACTAGCCATAGGTGTTTTTTTAGGAATTGCATCGGTATTGCTACTAACGTTCTTGAAAATAGGTACTAATTTTACCAAAGCAATGATCTTCTTTCCCACCTTATTTGCAGAAATATGTGGGAATGTTTTTTATCAATATATAAAAATTGATATTGCTTCTTTAGATTATCAGGCATATTTAGAACTTATGACTCCATTACTTAACTTTTTTAAAATAATGGAAGATGCTGAATTTAGCTCTTATTTAAAAAGTATGACAGCAGTTATATTTGGATTATGGATACCGATTGTTCACTTAGGAGTATTTTGGGGTCTTATGAGCATAATTAAAGAAGTAGACGTTTTTAATGAAAGTGAACAATCTGATGTAGATGTTAATTCTAATCAAGACGAGATTATTAAAAATGATGAACCTATTGTAGAAGATAAAACCATATCTTTAGATGAAGTGATTATTGAAAATCAAAAAGTTATTATCCCACTTGAAGAAAAAGAAGAGGAGATTCTAATATCTGATAATAAAGCTGATTTAACAAAAGAAGTTTTATTACCTATACTATCCGAAGATTTGTCTAATACTGAAATTAGCGATGTGACATATGAAAACAAGATAATATTAAAAGATACAGATAGTTCTGTTAAAAAAGGAAAAAGAACTATTAGAGAATAAAATATTAATTTTACTATTTATAGATAATGCAAGAACAATTTCTGTTTTTTATACTTATCATTTGTGCAGACGGGAAAATTGGCTATAGGTAAAAAAATGGGTTGTTCTTGCTTTTAACATAAAAATATATGACGTTTTTCATATCTGAAGAGGTATTAACATTACCTAATGATAATGATTTTTTAAATGATGCTAAAACAAATATTATTGAGTTAGCAGGTTCTTTGTCAGTAAGCTTTGACGATATTACTTACGATTATGAAAATAATATGTTTCAATGGTCAGGTTCGTTTGGTGATAAAATTAAGTGGTTATTTACTATGGGAAAAGGCAACAGTGGGTTTTATTTAGAAAATGCTTCCATGTTAAGATTAGAACCTACTGTATTACAAGCTTTATTAAAACTACAAGGATATTTTAATGTTGGATTCACTAAAGCTGTAAATGAAAAACTAGCAAAAAAAGATTTTTAATAAAAAACATATGAATAATAATAACACAAGCCCAGAAATATTGGAAATTAAGGCAGAGATGTCTGAAAATGATTCAGGTGCTTATGAAACTCCATTGGTACTAGAAGATGACTATATAGAATTGACCACAGAGCAATTTGAAAAAATGGTGATCGAGAAATTAATGGAATCACAAGTCTATTCAGTTGCTGCTGATTTAACAAATAAATACATAAAGTCTAGTAAAACTAAGGCTAAAAAACCAGCTAAAAGTGGTTATTTCTTTCCTAAGTCAGATAGCAGTAATCCTCACAATACTGAGGATATGGAAGTTGAAAGAGGGAATAATGGTCTTGATTCTATGGAATCCGCAGTTGATGGTGATGCCATAGGAGAATCAAAAAAAGAACAGATATTGGCCACTGATAAAGAAACTGGTAATTCAGTGGAAGGGGTTGGAAAAGAATTGGTTAAAGACAATGATAACCGAGCAAAAGAAACTTCAAAAGATGATGTTACACAAGTTGGAGACAACCCAATTAAACTTTCTGAAAACATAAAAAAATATGTTTTAAAAGATAAGAGCTATTTAAATGAAGAATCTTTAGAGCGTATTTTAGAAAAATATCAATCTAAAATGAAGGGGAGTGTGTTTATCATCCAAGATGGGCATGATAATGTCTACAAGATAGACTGGTCGCAAAATAAAGCTGAAATACTTGAAAAACACGATATAAATCATTACGCCAAACAAATAGCGTTACAAGAAAGATTATTTAAATTATTTTAACATGGATGTATATAATGTCAGGTCATACAATGGAGGTTTAATTTTACAAATTTTTAATGAAAATGGTACTTTTTATTATTTTGATGCTACTCGTAAGGAAATCATAAGCAGTAATAGTCCTTCTATTAGAAATTTAGTTTTAGATGATCTAATAATAGATTGTGCATCTATATGTCTTACTTTTGAGATTGATTGTGTAGATGGAGCATTATTAACAAATGCTGCCTTTTGCTTGGTTACAAATGGGGGTGATCCAATAGTAGGAAATTAAGATTTTTTTTCATCGTTGTTAATGGCAGAGAGTTCATTTAAAAGAACCGCTGCCATTTCATTTTTCCAATTATCTGATTTGTAATAAATCATTTGCTGTAAACTGTTTATGAATAAAGATACTGCTCCCGATAAGCTACCACTAGCTATATAGGATAATAATGTATATTGAAATTCAATATTATGAATAGGTGTTCCAGTGAAATGCAGAAAAATTCCTACCCAAAAACCAGTACATAGTGGACAAATAAATAATAACCCAAAAAAATTAGGTGATATTTTTTTAAAAAAATCTCTGAATCCTTGAAAAATAGAGCTATTTGTTATTATGATAGTAATAGCATAACAAATTAATAATATCATTGTACTAAATTTATTGCACCTTGAAATCTTGTTTCTCCTATAATAATAGTAACTTCCTCTGAATTTTTATCAATAATGTGATAATTTTCTTTTAAAAGTTTCATTTCATTCATAAGAAAATTTATTTTTTCTTCTAGTGTATTTGGCTCATCAAAAGTTTTTTTGTTTTTATCCATGTACTCAAAAAGACTTTCATTTTTTGTTGAAACTCTTTCTAAAAGTTTACTGGTATCATGATTTGGTTGCATCTAAATGTATTTTAATTTGTTCTTTAACTATTTTCGTTATTAATATTTCTAACGCATTAACATTAAATATTTCGCTTTTATTATTATAAGTAGATGAGTCAGTCTTTTTTTTATTTAACCTATCCTCTATATTTTGAGTATGGGTCATTATTCTATTTAAAAAAACATTTCTTTCATCGGTTGTTAAAGGCTCTACTATTTCATCACCAACTGCTAAAACAGCATATTCAGGTGGTATAACGGGAGTAGCTTCTTTTTTAAAAGCTTTTTTCATAATATATATGGTTTATAAAGAGTTTCATATTTTATGTCAAATTTTTTAATGATATTTTCATTATATAAACTTCTCATTCTTTTATTTAAAATACCTAAATAAATATTTTTTTTACTAAGTAATATATTCTGAGCAAAAAATGAAGCCTCTCTTTTATTTGTACAAACTATAAGATAATTTTTCTTATCCTCTGCTTCAAATATAATCTTATTAAGAAAAATATAAAAGACATAACCCTCTAATGAAGAAACTTCGTTATATCTTACATATGCTTTTTCTGGATATGAATAAAATAATCTCTCTTCATATATGTTTTTAATTTCTAAAACTTTATAGCCATTACTTGTTGTATATCCTAACCCTTTAGTATACGGGTTATTAGTTATTAACAGTAATTGATGTTTTATTGCTTTTCCATTCTTATAGGTTTTATAAAATTCTATATTTTTATTTTCTTTTAAAATTTTATCATATTTGTTTTTTATAATTACATATTTTTTATTTAATGCAATTGTAGTTTTTTCTACGCTATTCTCTATTTTAATAATTTTATAAAAATATTTCATAAATAAATTTGGTTATCTGGATAAAATATATTATCTTTGCACTAAATAATAAATAAATATTTTATGATAGAATTATTAGAAGATGGCAATGATGTCAAAAAATTAGTTGATGATTTTTTTGACCGCACAGGAAATGACAACTATATGTCATATCACGTTTTTTCATTTGAAATGAGGTTCAATAAACAACGAGATATTGGAAAAGTGGTTGTCTTAAAAGAAGATGAAAAAGAAATTCTTATTGCTGAAGGTATTAAAGAACCTGTCGATGTAAGAATCTTTTTTGATAGCAATGCTATAGATGAATTACGATCCATGTCTATAAATGAAGGTGATCCTAACCTACCTAAATTGGCTGTTGACCGTATATTGGAGGGGATTTGGTATGATCAAGAAAAAGATAAGGTCATGTACGATAAACCAACAGTACAAGAATATACTGGCATATTAACATCATATGATCCTGTTGTAGTAACAGAAGTCTATAGAGCTGCTATTGATCAAATAGAGCAAAAGAGAAAAGAACAAAAAAATGGGGGTTAACGAGTAATACCCATAACTTTTTTTATCGCAGCAATTTTTTCTTCTGTTGTTAAAGGCTGCTGTCTAACAATATTATTAAAAGTTGCTGCGGTATTAGTTGCAGTATTTCTTGAACCTCTTGTACAATTACACATTATGAAAATCGTTTTAAATAAATATTTAAATAAAATAAAATTTATCATAAAAAACGATAAAGTATTGTTTTTTCAGATAGTATTATTATTGTTATTATTATTAGTTATTTATCGTGGATTTCATCACTTACCTGATAAAACAGAAATAAATGAAATTCTCATGAATAGTAAACAAAAAAACCTGTATATTATTGATGTTGGACATGGATATACAGGTGAATGTAAGGGTAATCATGTAAAATTGGAGGATGGTAGTTGTTTTTACGAATATCAATATTGCTATGATCTTTATAAAAAGATAGACATTATGTTAAAAAAATCTAATATTTTTTCCATTTTATTAGATACTAATGTTTTAGTGCAAAACATGCCTATTAATACAAGAGTAAGAGAGGTTAATAATATAGTAAGAAAAGTTAATAGAGCAAATATTACAACATTAGTGATTAGCTTACATGCAAATTATACTAGTAAAAACCCTGATGCAACAGGAGTTGAAGTTTATATAAACTTAGAAAAGCAAAAAAATATTTTAGATGCAAGTTTATATAATGAAGCAATGACAAATGCAGCCATACTTTTTGCTAATAACCTAGCTCATTATAGTGGACTACCATTAAGAAAGTCTAGGGGTAAGGAATATAAATTATCAGAATTAAGGCCAGAAGATTGCGGCATTTTAAAAAGAACAAAGTGCTATGCGATTTTAACAGAAAACGGTTTTTTCTCCAATGAGAAAGAAAGAAATAAAATGCAAACCGATAAATTTAAAACAAATATTGCGTATGCACATTATGCCAGTATATGTGAAATAGAGGGAATTATCCCTTATCCTATAAATATTTTTTATGAACAATAACTTAAAAAAAGTAGAAGAATTTCAATTATTCTTTGGTAAACCAGTAAGAAAAAAACCTACATTAATTTCAAAACCAGAATTTGAGTTGAGGGTTAAACTTCTAAAAGAAGAATTACAAGAATTAGAAGATGCTTATGAAGCAAATGATTTAATAGAAATTGCGGATGCGCTTATTGATATTGAATATATTTTGCATGGTACAACATTAGAAATGGGGTTTGGTGATTATAATGAAATTCTGTTTGATGAAGTACATTCTTCTAATATGAGTAAAGCCTGTGATACGTTAGATGAGGCTAACTTATCTATTTTGTCTTATAAGCAAAAAGGAGTAGAAACCTATTCCTTATATAAGGAAGAGTATGGCAAATATTTGATTTTGCGTAGTGAAGATAATAAAATTTTAAAATCAATAAATTACAACGAAGCTAACTTAACTAATTTTTTTAACTAAATTAATCAAAACTTTAATTTTTATGAACAAACTTAATTTAAATGATGGTTCTTTCTTATACCAAATGACTAGTGAGTTAAATACTCAGGTTGTTAAAGAAGAAAAACAAAAACATTATTGCATTGCAATAGATGTTAGTGGGTCGATGCATTATTCGCTTGAATCTATTCGAGAACATTTAGGAAATCAGATTGCAACGTCATTGGCTGAAAATGATTTGTTGTCTATTATCTATTATTCTTCTAATGGTGATTTTGGACTTATCTTAGACCGTTTTATCTATAAGGGGATAGATTCTCTTATGTCGGCTAAAAATGCCGTCAAAATGCTTAAATCACGTAATTTAACTGGCTTTTGTGATCCTTTGAAATTGGCAAAGAAAACTTTTACTCAATCTGAAACCAATATTTTTATTTTCATGAGTGACGGGTATGAAAATCAGAATTCAATTACCTCAGTATTGAATGCAACATCTGATTTAGCATCTGTTGTTGATTATGGTATTGTTATTGAGTATGGAGATTACGCTAACCACGATTTGTTGCTAAAGATGGGTGATATTTTAGGAACAACAATATATGCAAAAAATGTTCAGACCTATAATATTCAACTAGACACCATTGTTAAAGGAACATATTCTTCTAATACTATTAAAATTCCTAGTACAGATATTGAGCAAATTTTCTTTGTACAGGATGGATTAACAGTTGTTCCTAAGTTGGTAGATAACGAGTATATTATTCCTATTGACTTGGTGTATTATGTTGTTTCATTTAATTCTAATTATGTACCAGCAAAAGAGATAAGTCAACTAAATCAAGGGTTACTGGGATTATGTTACATCAATGAATCTAAGCCTAGTAAAGTATGGGAATATTTGGGACAATTGGGTAGTATATCATTAATTGACCAATATTCTGGGGCCATTGGCAATCAAAAATTAAATGAGTTTCAACAAAAACTTCTTTCTTATATTGTAGCTGAAACAGAACTATTTGAAGGCGGGTTTGACTTAAATTATTTACCACCATCTAATGAATTCAATCTTATTGATTTGTTACAATTATTGAGTGAAGATGAAGAAACAAAAGTTTACACAAGAGATGATCGTTTTAACTATAGTAAGATTGGTTCATCTAAGGTTCAAACATCAACATTAGATGAAGAGAATCCTTATAAGTTGGATTATGAATATGTTGACCTCATTGAAAAAGGTAATCCCTTGGAATTAGTATATAACTCATCTCGTGCAAACATTTCATTTCAAGTTAATCATAAAGTTAGTGTTGATCTAACACCTGTTATTAATGCTAAAAAATTAGTAGGGTTGCCTGAAAAAGTGGAAACAATTATTTTTAGAAATTATACTATTGTAGCTGATTTAATTTTAAATCTAAAACAAATGGTTGTAACTACATCTGAAGAAACACTAAAAATCATTCCTACTGATTTGTATGAAATTGTTAATGGTAGAGTAGTTTTGTTTTTAGATAAGTTATCGCTTACCAATCGTGATATGATTGCTAGTGTTGACATGGAAGCATTTGCAGAACAAGTCTTGGATGATAAAATGTTAGCTTATCGCCAACGTGTTTTTAATTCACTATCAAAAGAAAATGAAGTAAAATCATATTCTAATCCTTTTGTTGAAAAATATGGTGAAGAAGTGGCAAATCAATTATCAGAACTTGGAATTGGTAATAATGGTTTTTCTCCTAAAGTAGTTAGTGTGAGCGGTCAAGATATGTACTATGCTCCTGAAATTACTACTAAGGTAGCTGGGATACAATCAGTCCCAAGTTTGGATAATGTGATTAAAAAAGTAAATGAAAAAGGAGAAGCAAAATTAACTCCGGGTGAAACAATTCTTTATGGAATTTATAAAGAATACCTAACATTTATCTCTATGCCACATTATGTTAATTCTGCTGATCAAAAAGCATTATTAATCAGTTATTTGGAAACAGAACAAAAGTCTATCCGAAAAGTAAAGCGTAATATCCTTTATAATTTATCAAAATCAATTTTCGTAGCTTTGCTGAGTAAACAAAAAATTGACAATGATCAGTATGAAGTAACAAAGGAAAATAATAAATTTTCTATCACAATTGACCAAAAGGTTAAAGAAGTGCTTATTTAATATTACGTTGGGGGGAAAGAAGCTATTATTGTTCTTTCCCCCATATTTTAATAGAGTAATATACAACGCTGTGGTTGTATAGTAAAACTAAGTTCTATTACACCTTCTCCTTCCATCTCATAGTCACCAAAACTGATTTCATCTACAAGAATACAATTCTCATATCTCCATACTGATATAGCAGTACCTGCGGGATCGAGAATTTCAAAATCAATATCTTTAGCATATCCAACTGCATAACCTGATCGACCTGTTACAGCTTCATGGTGTAATCTTTGCCATTCTATTAGTGCCTGAGTAGTAGATGGTGCAATAAAGTCACGAGTAACCACTGACAGTGAACCCCAAACACTTTTACCAATAACATAAGTCTCAGTATTTAAGTACCCCATTACCACTTTATTATTTGTAACTTTAGGGGCTTGAAAACTTTTTATCATAAAAGGCAATATTCCTATATCATTAGGAAATCTAGCTACAAATCTATGCTTTTGTTTTGGTTCAGCTTGTATAGGGGCTTGAAATAGTAAATCAGCCATATATTATTTTTTATATAAATAGTTATTATTAATTATTTTGTATATTGGAATTTCATATATTTTTTAAAAATTTCTTCAAAGGCATCACTATCTAAAATTTTATAAACATGTATTCCAAACTTCTTTAGTTTAGTATCTGTAAATTTTAATTGATATAAGGCTCTTCCCATGTGGGGTATCATTATTTCTGCACTAACATCAATGGCCTCATTTAAAGAAACTCCGTTCTTTAATACTTTAGTAAGAATAGTAATATCTGCATCTTCTATTTGAGATTTAAGCTCTCTTTTTAATTTAGTTGTTATTAATGGAAAATAATCTAATATGCCATCCATTAATTCATATCTTGCTCGTTGTTCTTTGTTACCTTTAGCTCGTAACCAATTAATTCCTTTTTTTACCTGTTTTATTTGATCTTTAGTTTTATTACCATAGCTTTTTTCATTTATTGTTGCTAAATCTAAAATTTCAGGGATTTCATTAACCATGAAAAATTGCATATTATTAATAATGTCTGCCTTAACTTTAGGTTGAGACAAATATTTTTCAATGGCTCCTTGGTAAGCAATATCTATTTTTTTCTCCCCACTAATATTTTTAAAAAAAGAAGGTTGAGAAGCATATATGTAATAATCTATAAATAATCTTGCGAAAAGTTTATAAAAATCTTGTGTTTTACCATTCTCATAATCATTTAATACTTGTAATAAGCTTATTCTACTTGCTAAGGTAGGCATTTTTTTCTTTATATAATTTGAGAAATCACCACCAAAGATTTCCGCAATTTTTTTTATTATGTTTTTATTTAAATTACGCTGTTCGCTTGTAGATAATCTATCCATCAATGAATCTATAATTCCAGCTTCTACTAATATTTGCATTTTATTGTATAACGTTTATGATAATTTCTTCTTTTAAAGGTAAAATATATTGACCTTCTTCATTTATGATAATAATTTTCATTCGATATTTCCCTATTTTTTTTGTTAGTATTAATGGAATTTTGTAACTAAGAAAAAACTTATCTGGGCAATCATTACAATTAGGTACTTCTATTAATTTGACCTTTCCACATTTAACCAATGTTTTACAATTATCATATGTTTTAATTATAGATGATATTTCAGATGCTTTTAAAATATTTAAATAATCATTTTCGGTATATCTATTGAATACCAATTGCATATGAGGTAAATCACTATTTTGTCGTATGTAGAAATCCACTTTTTATATAAATAGTTTTATATATTTTTATAACAACAATTTTTCATTATCTATTTATATGTAAAGATGTATAGGATTAATAAGAAAAAGTTGGCTGCTGCACTAAATGAAGCAGTATTACTTCAGAAAAAAAACTATAAAAATTTAACATTTGTTGATGAGATTTTTAATTCATTTGATATACATATAGATAACATCAAGCATATTATTAGAGAGAGAAGTACAAACAATGCTAAAAGATTATATACATACCTTTTAGAAGAATGTAATTGTAGCAGCAGATATGATGATGTTGCACCTAAGTTAAATTATCCACCTGAGGAAACTATGCTATATGATGATGATGTCAATGAACAATATGGAGATGAGTATTATGATGATGATTATAGCTCGGTAGACGATAATATAGAAAAAACAAGGGATGTTTTTCGTATTATTTATGACAGAGAACCAACAGATGAAGAGTTAGAAGATTTTATGGATAGTGATATATTCCACGATTATATCAGAAGTGAAGAAGAATCAAGGGGAGATGCCCAGCATGATTTTAATCGAGATATGGCCTTAGGAGAATCAAGTGATGAAGAAGATCAAACACCAAGTTTTTGGGCAGCATATAATGAATCTGTTAAAAAAATGAAAATAGCTAGAAAAAAACTTAGTGAATCTGACGTATTAAAAATTAAGTCAGAAGGTTATGACGTTAAAGCTTTCGTGAATGAAGATGATATGATGGAATATGTTAAATCCCTAAAATAGGGATTTAACATATAATTTTTTGTTTTCTTTTAAAAGGTTCTTAAAATTTCTAGCCGTCATTTTTTCATTAAATGCTTTTTGAATAATAGCACTAGTAATTTTAAGACTATATATCTTAGCAAATTTTTTATAATCATTTAATAATAGCCCATCAAAGTTAATTATATTTGTTATTGCATCAGAAAAACTTTTAGTAAAATATTTTTCAAGATTTATTACATTTTCGTTTTGTACATATGAAATAAGATTATTCTTATTAAGACTACTAATGAAAAATATAAAAGCGTTTTCAAATGAAAACTCATCTCCTTTACCATCTAATAATACACCATTTTCAAGAATACTAGAAAATAGATCAATAAAACTTGGGTGTGCCAATTCTATGTTTTCAACTATGATAACAGTATTAGGATTATTATGTATATAATTAGTTAATAACCCACCCTCTGAATACCCAACATACCCTGCGCTTGCACCAATTAATTTGTTTATACTAATCTTATCTGTGTATTCACTTGCATTAATTATCAATTTCTTTTTGTTACATAATTCATTGGCAATTAACGTGGCTAAATATTTTTTACCCATTCCTTTCTCGCCATTTAACAGGAATGATATAACTCCTGATTCATTTCCATTATTATATAGAGAAGAAATGATTTTTTGTACACCAAGTTCATTACCTGCATATTTCTTCATAATATTATTATAACAGTCCTTATAAAATCTTTTACTATTTTTCACAATAGAAATATCATAATTATCTGTAAAAGTTGTTTCTATATCTTTCAAGGTGACAATAACATTTTCAGTGGGGGCAGTTTTAATTTTTACTTTTGAGTAGGCACAGTCTAAAATTTCTAAAGCAGCATCAGGCATATATAGATCATTAAGGTATTTTACTCCATTGTCATATATAGATTTCAATGCTTTTTCATTACATGAAAAATTGTTTGAGGCTGCAAAATTTTGCATAATTTTTATTGTAGTGTGTTCATCAGTTTGATTGATTTGAATCTTACTAACTCTTCTCACAAAAGCTTTGTCTTTTTTTAAATGTCTGTTAAATTCATCATTAGTAGTTGCAAGAATCACCTGTAATTTACCCCTTGCCATTGGTTCTTTTAAAACATTTAAAATAGATAAACCATCTTCTCCACCTGCTCCATTAATCAATACATGAGCTTCATCGAAAAATAAAACTATGTTTTCATTATCCTGAAAATCTTTTATTAAAAATTCAAGTTTTTTCTCCAAATCACCTCTAAATTTAGTTCCGCTTACTAATTTATTAACATCAATGTGGAGAATTTTTTTATCTATGTAGTTTGGTAAACTTTCCACTATTTTAGTTTTACCAACCCCAGCCTGACCTACTAATAGTATATTACGTTTAGTAATTTTATTTAATATTTCTATGCATAGTTTTATTTCTCTATCTCTACCATATAAAATATTATTATTAGGGTTCAATTCAGAAAGATAATCTTTTTGGGGGCTAACTTTCTGAACAATTTCATCTTCTTCTGATAAAAAATCTTCTCCATCGTTGACAAATTCATTTTCAAAAAACACTTCTGACCCGCTAAGATTAAAATCTTGTTCATACGTTTCAATAAATGTTTTTTGCGAAACGTTAAGATAATTAATTGCTCCGTAAGCAAGCCATCTCATATCAAATAGTTGTATAAAAATATCATATACTGTTGCTTCATTAAAACATTCAAATGATGCCATGAATCTAATCAGTTCATCTGAATATTTTTGATCAGTAATTGGATATTTTTTTACATTTGCCTCTATTTTAGAAGTTACCATAGGTATTTTACTATCCAATCCCTCTAATGTATGAATAATAGTACTATAGCCTTCTGCTAATATAGAATACAAGAAAATCTCCGTGGTAACCACATTACTTTCAAAGATTGAAAAAGCCCATCTTTCAGAATCTTCCAATAAATTTTTTCCGTTTAGTATCATAAATATTTTATTATATTTATCACAAAGATATAAAAAAATGCTAGTATATACTAATAGAGATGAAGGTATTTTAGAAGAAAGTTACTTTTCATCATCTAATGTCCTATGTATCCGTTATTTAGAAGTTGAAAAAATAATGGAAGTGTTATTTAATTCTGGAAGATTGTATACCTATCATGAAATACCCAGAGATTTCTTTATTAGAATTAGAATGGCTGATAGCCAAGGAAGTAAAATTAACGAATTATTGGTAAAAAAACAAGTTGGTAAAAAATTATATAATGAAACATTGAGTGGAATAATTTCACCTGAAGATATTGCAAAAATAAAAAATTTTATAAATGAGAAAAGTAATAAATTATGAAAATAGTTATATAAAACTATTAGAAACAATAATGGAAGATGGGTATGATCATGATGACCGTACAAGCATTGGAAGAAAATCTATACAGGGTTATCAGATGACCATTGATATGAAAAAATCATTCCCCATGTTATCTTCAAAGTATGTTAATTTTAATAATATTAAATATGAATTATTTTGGTTCTTAGGTTATCACATGAATTTACCTGAGTATAAGTCTCTTAACCTTACAAATATAAAATATTTGGTTGATAATAATGTAAATATTTGGAATGAATGGCCTCACCAAAATTATCTTAAACAGACGGGTAATTTCATATCATTAAAAACTTTTAAAGATAATATCAAAGAGGATTTTGACTTTGCGAATAAATGGGGTAATTTAGGAAATGTATATGGAAAACAGTGGTTGAATTGGAATGGCACAAATCAAATAGAAAAAGTTATTGCCTCTATTAAAAATAATCCTTTTTCCTCAAGGCATATAGTTTCTGCTTGGAATGTTGATGAATTAGGTGATATGTTATTACCACCTTGCCATAATATGTTTCAATTTTTAGTAAATGATCAAAATGAGTTAAGCTGTATTTTTAATATGCGTTCGACAGATGTTTTTTTAGGATTACCATATAATATCGCATCTTATGCACTGTTATTAGAGATAATAGCAAAACATTGTGGGATGGGGGTTAACTTATTAATTTATAATGGAGGTGACGTACATATATATCACAATCACTATGACGCTATCAAACAACAATTATCGAATTATAATAATTTAAACAATACTCTAACTCCACAGTTAATTTTGCCAAATTATGAAAATATTAATGATATTAATATTAGTGAAATATTCATACAAAATTACACACATAGTGGAGTAATAAAAGCACCTGTTGCAGTTTAAACTATTTATAATAAAATACAATGAATTTTTTTATTCGTCAAGGTATATTAAAAGAGTCTATAGATTTTAAATCTTTTCAAATTAAAGACTCTCTTAACCCAGAAATTTTTAATGATAATAGTAAAATGAAAAAGGAAGTACGAAAAAGTCTACTTGAAATGGCAGAAAACTTTTATGATTTTTTACAATTTGATTGGTTAGCTGAAAAATATTCAGATGTATGGTTAGTTGGTTCAATGGCTTCTTATAATTGGTCTGAAAAATACTCTGATATTGATGTTCATCTAATCATGGATTTATCTTTAATTTCTAATCATATTGATCTCCTTAAAAGTGATTTGTGGGCATCAAAAACATTATATAACGATGAACATGATTTAACAGTCAAAAATTATAATGTTGAGTTGTACATGCAAGATATAAATGAAAAGATAGAAAGCAATGGTATTTTTTCTATCTTAAAACAAACATGGATTAAAAAACCTGTGAAATTAGAACATATAAATACTAACCAAAAAAGGGTTAGTTATTATGTGGGGATGATAGAAAAAAGAATGGAAGAAGCCATAAAACAATTTAGATTAGGAAACTATGATGAAGCTAGATCATTAAATTCTGATATTTTAGAAGATGTTATGAATCTTCGAAAAGAAGGTTTAGCCGAGGGAGGTGAATTTTCAGATAAAAATATTGCATATAAGTCATTAAGACGTGATGGCACGATGGATAAACTTAATAGATTAGATATTCTTGCATTTGATAAAAAAGTTTCCATAGATACAACCAATAAAGAGAAATTAGATAATGGAGAAATAACCCCCCAGAAAAAAGCCGAATTACCCAATGATGAAACTAGCGATCAAAAAAATGGTGGAGCTGAAGAGGAAGAGGATACTGATGGCTACACCGATGGTATTAATTATGTTATTAATGGCCGTAAATTTAATTCACTGCGACAAGCAGAGGAAAAACTAGGTGTGGCAAAATCTACCATAGAATATAGAGTAAATTCAGAATCAGATAAGTGGAAGGGATATAAAAAATTAACTTAATATGTTTAATTGTAGAGACGTAATAACCTCTGATTATACCATTAATTGTGCAAAAATATGTATTAGATCATGTGAATTATTTGATGCATTGCATTTCTTAGAAGAAAATGTATTATATGCAACTGAAATAGTAGGTGCTACTTATACATGGAATATATATTCTCAATATAAGTTAGAATTATCATTGGGGAGTGGGCAATATAATGATGTTATTTCAATTGACCCTGCTCTTGGAATTTATGGTGAATTAAATGTAGGTAAAAGTTTTTTACTGTTAAAACAATTATTAACAGATAATAACATATTTATAGAAAGCGGATGTTTTACTATTGAATTAGAAATTGAAACATCTTGCTATAAAAACCAAAAAAAAATATATTTGTTTAATGGATAAGAATACAAAAGCAAGAAGTGGCAATTTACTAGAAGCCATGATAAAGCTTACCAAAGAAAAGAAAGTTTTTAATTCATATTTCTCTAAAAAAATTGATGAGACGCAAATCTATGTCATAAAGGAGAAAGGTAATTATATCTTAGTAAAAGAGGCAAATAACCCAGTTGGTTATGAGCGATATAGCAAACATAATTTCAAATCATTAAATGGCGCAATTAATAATATTAATCTTCTTATAACAGAAGCTGAAAAATATGTTATTAAAGAACCCATCCCAGCATCATCTGTTGATGATATGGGTGGAGCTGATGATTTTGATATGGACAGTGATAGTGAAGAAGTTTCACTAGATGACGATGAAATGTCAGCAGAAGAAGATCAAGGTGAAGCCATTGAAACAGATTTATCTGAATATCAAGAGCTGGCAGGAAAATTGGCTTATATCTTAAAAGATGAAGCTGATGAACTAGATGATTATGATGCTACTGTAAAATATGTTTTTAATACTTTGTTAGCATCTTTAAAAATTGATACAGTTAGCCCTGAATTGTTAGATAGCATTAAAGAAAAGCTAACAAAAAATGAAGATACACCCGAAGAACCAACAGATGAAGTTGTAGAGCAGTATGTTCATGAAATGGCTAAGAAAAAAGGATATGTTGTTGAATCTGTATTTAAAGATAAAACACTCTTAAAAGAATATGGAGAAGAGGATTCTCCTTGGGATGATTATTCTTTGACCGATAAGCAAGTACAATATGATAAAGATCAAACAGGTCTTCCTTATTATATGAATAGTAAAGAAGATTTAGTAGATGATAGTCTTGATGACGACGACGACGACGATTTTGACGACGACGATAGTCATAATAAGGGCCATTGGTTTCACGGGTTTGACAATTATGCAGATTACGATGATTTATTAAGTGATAATTTTTTAAAAGTATAATAATTATGAAAAACATTTTAGAAAAATACGGCAAGTTGGTTACAGAAGCCGAAGAAACACAATTAACCCCTTCTGATGTAGAAAATGAGGCATATACACTTTTAGGTAAAATAAAAACATTTTTACAAAAAGCAAAACCTCATATCTCAGGAGATCAACAAGCTATTTTAAAGGGTGCAGCTACTGTTCTTGCCAGTTTATTAAATATTGAAGACACTAAACCTGTTGAAGAAGATGTCAAGATGGATGTCAAGACTTATACAGATATGCCTGACCAAGATATAAAAAAAATTACTGATAAAGGAAATGAAAATAGTATTACACTTACTGAATCCGAGGGCAGTGTTAAACCTACTCAATTTTATCAGCCACAAGGAAGTCAAAAATATAACGTTACGGTTAATTTTTCAAAGTTTTACGCTAATGATAAAAAACAAGTTTTTGATTTCTTTTCAAATATGGAAACAAAATGGGATTTAGGTATTAAAGTAACAGATATTGACGGTCAAGGAGACTCACAAATCAATGAAACTTATACTAAAAATCAGGTCATGGCACTAATAAGTGCAAAGAAAAAAGGTTATATAGTTGAGGGTATTGAAGTGATATAATGAAGGAACAGGTACAAAGAACATATTCCATATTAGATGAAATATTTAATATTTCAGAATTTTATAGTTTAGAAGATTATAAAAAAGATTATACCTATGTTTTTAATAAAAAAAAACAGGTATTAAATCAAATTTATAAAACATCTGATTTCCAACAAATAAAACAAGCCTATGAACTTAATATCCAAGATATAGAAATTTTTGAAGATAATAATGAGGAGCAAATAAAAAGTGCCATACTTTCTTTTTTCTCCATTTTTTCTAAGTCAAAAGTTACTATCCACCTAGAAAAAGATGATTTATTTAGCTTACTACATAAAGTAAAGAATAATAATAAGGAAAAATATATTTCTGATAATATCTTAAATTATATCAGAAATGATGTTAAAAGAGGAAATTCATCACTTGAACCAGAGTCTGAGAAAAAAATTTTAACATATGTTAAAATTTCCGAACAATCATCAGATATTAACATGGAACAACTCATAAAGTATTTAATATTAGTTGGTTATGTAAACAACATATCTAAGTTTTTTTTCACTGAGTCTATATATAATCAATTCAATAAGAGTTATTCTAAATGGATAAAGTATTATTCCTTTAATGATTGTTATAAATTTATCAATACAGGTAAGTATATACCCAATGATTCATACATGCAATATAAGAATGGATTATCTATTAGTGGATTAAATACTATTATCATATTAAGAACGGGGGTAAAGTTATTAATGTTAAAGAATTTAAATCTTCCAAATATTAATTCATTGGAATTAGAGCTTTTAGGTGATATTATTTTTGAAAAAGTTTCAAGGATAAATCCAGATTTAGAGGTATTAACAACCCAGCTATATGATTTGATGTCTAAAAGTGAAAATGATCTAAATCAAATTATTTTTAAATCTCTTTGTAATATCAGATAATTTTTTTATATTTTATAGAAAATATGAATTTATCTAAATGGGATTTAAGATTTATCAAGCGAGTTGATGAAGTGGCAAGCTGGTCAAAAGATAATTCTACTAAAGTTGGCTGTTTATTTGTGAAGAATAAAAAAACCTTAGTAGAAGGTTATAATGGTTTGCCAAGCTATTTAAATGATAAAAATGAATATTATCATAAAGCTCCACAAAAATATTTTTATTTTGAACATGCTGAAAGAAATGCGATTTATTTAGCACAGCAGAATGGTATTTCTTTAGAGGGGTCAACCTGTTATCTCAATTGGATTCCTTGTCCAGATTGTATGAGAGCGATTTTATATCAAAAACCAGAAAAAATTCTTTGTGATTTAACTATCCGTGAAAAACGAGAAGATTGGAAAGATAAATTCCAAGCATCTATTCATTTGTCTAAAATGGCTGATGTTATTATCTTATTCACCCACGATGGAGTAAATTGGTCAGAACAACATAATCTTTGATTAATTACCTATTTATATAAAAAATATAAATGGTTAATCATTTAACAGGATTAAACAAATCTTTTATACCGACCGATAATCTTTTAGTAGAAAAATACAGTAATTATTCTGAACATGATAAATTTGGGCAGTATGATAATTATAACTTCTTATTAGAAAAGACTGAACCTGAAAAGGAACAATTAAGTTTGCTTTTAGAGAATGTGTCAGGAAATGTGTCAGGTGTTTTCGCTTCTATTGCATTTCCACTTATTAAGCGTACTTTTGATAATATCATATCAAAAAGCCTAGTTACATTTTACCCAATTGATAAAGCATCAAGTAAAATTTTCTTTTTTTATCCTAAAGTATCATCTCGCAGAGAAAGCGGTGGTAAGCAAATTCACATAGAAAATACAAGTGATTATAAATGTTTAGGATTAAATTGCCCTGAGCCTTTTGTGGAAAGCTGTAAATCATTTTACGATCAGCTTTATAATGATTCTTTTTATGATCAATCTAAAGGAGCGTATGAAGTTATAGTTGCTACTGGGACTCCTTTTTCATTTGATGCAGATAGTTGTATAGTACCTTATACAGATGTCACCTCACAAGATAATACTATTAGAGCCATTGGTTTTAAAATAACTGGATTAAATAACAAGCCAGTCTTTAGTAATGGCAGAGGAAATGAAATAGCTGTTGAAGAATTTATTACATCTTTTAGAGTTATAAACTCTGGTGCTCCTATTGTTGATTCATCTGATAATGTAATATATCAAACAGGTGATGAAGTTAAGGGAAGATTTTTCGCACAAAAATATGGGGATAGTATTGTACATGTTGATGATTTATGCGATGAAAATGGGTATATTTTATATGAAATTGATTTAAAACATCCTGTTAGTTCTGGCAATCCAACAACATATGATGGATATGTTGGAGTTTTACCTAACGTTAATATTTCTTCAAATTTTACATTTACTTGGAAACGATATGATACCCTAGAAAATAATGGACAAATTAGTGAATATGGTTTTGATTTACGTGGTATAGATTTACAAGTTGTTGATCGAATGACTAGAGCGATATGGTCACCACAACTTCAAATGGATTTACAAGCATATCAAAATATTAACGCTAATAAAGAATTTATTAATTCTATGTCGCAGCAAATTGCCTTAGAAATTGATAGAGAGATTTTACTTGATTTAAAAAACGCTGCGCCTTGGGCATTAAGATTTGATTATTTAGGATGGCAAAATACCACTCAAACTTACAATCAAGAGTTATGGAACAAAAAATTATTCGACAAGATTAATGAGGTTTCAGCACAAATACATAAAACGACTAATTGTGGTGGAGCAAATTGGGTTGTTCTTAGTCCTGAAGCTTCTGCTCTGTTCCCTAATTTAAGCATTTTAAGAGAGGGAGAGACACTTACAGAAAAAGATAGGTACAACATAGGTCTAAAGAGAGTAGGAACCTTAGGAGGGAGATATGACGTATTTATTGATGCTTTTGCTAAACCTAATGATATACTTATTGGGTTTAAACCAGAATCATTGACAAATGTGGGGTATATTTATGCACCATATGTTTTAGCACAACCAAGTGTTCCTGTTATGAATCCAAATAATTTCTCTATAAATCAGATGTTAATGACTAGATATGCAAAGAAATTTACTAATAGCAAGATGTATGGGAAAATTTACGTAGATAATATACCTACATTTAATACATTTGAAAGTCGATAAATTTACTGTATATGTTATACACATTATTATGCATATTATGTTTTATAAACATAATATGCATTTTTTTTAATTTTTTATTTTATAAGCGTAATTATTATAAAATAAAAATTATAGATGGAATACAAAAAAACAGTCAGGTTTGCATATACGTTAAAGATAAAAATCATAGATTTAATTTTGTAACTGATAATTTTGAAGAATTTGCACCATTATATAACGTGTTTGGATTTACAGATTATGATTTTTTCCCTAAAGACATTGCTGATAAATTTAGAGAGGGAGACTTACATGTGAGGTCAACACATGAAAGGTTAAATATTATTGATGCATTAGAATTAGGAGATAATGTTTTATATTATAATTCATCTAAATTTATGATTGATAACGAAAACATGTGTGGTGTAAGCATAGATATAACTAATGAAATTAAAAAAAGTGAAAAGGTACAAGAAACGAATAATTTTTTAACTCATATAAATTACATAATAAGACATGATTTATATAACTCAATAAATTTAGTTAATCAGTTTTTTATTAAAATCGAAAAAAAAATTGAAATAGAATATTTAGAAGAGCATAAAATAATTGGAGCTTTTAAAGCTTTAAAACAATGTATTTTTACTTTAAAAGAAACCTTTCAAGGGATTTGTGATTTTAGTATAATGTTGGATGATCATAAAAAATTACCTGTTGAAAGTTTTTACTTAAGTGTAATATTAAATGATTTTTTAAAAAAAACCGCTTATTATTCATATGTAGATATAGATGAAGAAATGGGAATAATTACAGCAAATAAATCATTGATGATAACGGCTCTTATCAATTTAATAAAAAATGGAATTAAGCACAATAATTCACAAAATAAAAAAGTAAAAATTTATAAATGTGAGAATGATCTACTTATAGAAGATAATGGGTATGGTATAACAGATGAACAACTTTCTAAATTTATAAAGCCATATTCACAAGCAAATGATAATGGTGAGGGATTAGGGTTAGGATTATCAATAACAAACCTAATTTTAAAATACCATAATTTAAATTTATCTGCTTTACCTAAAGAAAACGGTACTATTTTAGTAATAAAAAATATATTCATATAATATATTTTTATATTTATATGAAAAAAAAGTTTTGATGTTTAGCAACTATAAAATAAAAACACTTTTATGTGTTGAAGATGATATATTTTATTCATATCTTTTTCAAGATGCAGCAGAAAGTGTAGATTTAGCAATAAAAGTAAAAGCCATTCATTCTTCTGATGAAGCAGAAGAATGGTTTATTAAATCAAGAAAGCGGGGGGATGTTCCTGATTGTATTTTTGTGGATGTAAATCTTAAAGGGTCTTCTTTTTCTGGGTTAGAACTTATAAGAAAAATTAATTTTGAACATGGAAATAACGTTGTTATTGGTGTTATATCAACATCTAATGATGATCAAGAAAAAGCAACAGCAGTAAAAAATGGGGCACAATTCTGGATTTTGAAAGACACGTTAGATTTAGAAAAAGTATTAATTGATTTTAAAGATGATTTTATAGGTTTTCAAAACAGATTATTACCATTTAAAACCTATAAATAATGATTATTGATGAAAAAACATTTGAGGCTCTATATGAATTAAAAGAAACACAGGAGATTTTTTTGAGTGGAGATATAATAAAATTTATAGAGCCTCAAGATGAATTACAAAAAGTATATTTGTTTGAATGTATTACTTTATATAAAAATTCTATAAGAAATCGTTTAAGTACTTCACAACTAGTTTTAAAACAAAATTTACAACTAGTAAAAAAGGAAACTATTTTATTAGAAACGTTAGAACAATTAAGAATTGAAAGTGAAGCAGTAAAAGAAGAAAAAAATAGAACTAAAGAAATATTAGTTTTAACCGAAAGAGATAAAGTTTCTGCTGAACAGCAAGTAGAGATACTCAAAACCAGTAAAAAATTAGACATATTAAATAGAGGGTTACTTTTTAGTATGATAGCTATATTTACTATTATTGTTAGTGTTACTCTTATTCAAACTGCTTTTCTGTATAAAAATTTAGAAACTGATCAAATTATAGGCAATGTGTTTAATATATACAATATCTTACTAACTGGTTTACTTACAATAGTCAGCAGTGTCTTAGGGGTAAAAATAGGGTTAAATAATAATAAGGAAGAAAAAACAGTTTAAATATTTTCTTTCACCGTTGGCAACCCTTATATTTAAAATAAAATTGAAAGAGGATATTAACATAGAAGTTTATTTTATGGCACGACAAGTTGGAAAAACAATGAGGGCAATTGAAAGATTTGTTATGAACTATGATAAATCTATATTTATCAATCCTAATAATGAGTCAACTAGATCAACAATTGAAACAATCCTTCTTAATTACCCTCATCTAAATCCCGGATTTTTAAGTAAAAAAGTTTTCTCGCTTAATGCTAATAGAAATAAATACATGGATGCCAGATATGGGGAAAAAATATTATATTTGATGAATATTTATCATCCCCAGTCAAAGATGGCGTAATTTCTATTCTTTTCCCCCAGTTAGAGAACATATATGTTTATTCATCATTTGATAAAGAGTACATTGTATTAAATAATACCGTGCCAAAATATAGATTACCCGATTACATGATAATTAATTTACCCGAAGTAGATAGATTGCAATTTCGGCAATTTAATGATGTTTTGCTCACTAATGATAATACAAGAATATTGGTGGTTCCTAATTACAACATCAATACTAAATTAGAAAAGCAGTTGGGGGAAAGAGCTTACAAAATAGGAGTTTTAAATAATATATTATCAAGCAGCGATAATAGTTCTTTATTGTGGGATCAAGCGTTTATGGCATTATTCCCCAACATATCAGATAAACATTAACAGTTTTATTTAGTTGATAATCAATTATTTAAGGTAATTAGTTATCTTTATAAAAGTTTTTTTTGCTAAAATCCTTGCCAGTTAACAAAAAACAACCTACGTTTGCAACGTAGTTATAAAAAACAATTTTTTCATCTAAAAAAAATATTATGCAAATTGACGTTAGTGATAGCACAGTTCATTTGGTAGAAACAATTTGTCCTAAGGGGACAAAAGACAAAGTATTATATACTGCGTTAAAAATGACTTGTTGGAATGAAAATGCTGAGGTAATTTTTGAAGCAGGAATAACATGTCATTAATGCAATTATATAAAACATGTTCAATGTTGTCATATTATTGATGTTTCTAAATTTTCAGATGAAACACCATTAAATATAATTAATCACCCAGATAATTTATTATGGCTTTGCCCCAATCATCACTGGGAATTTGATAATGGCCTCCTTGATAGTTTATATGATTTAATAAAAGATCATGAATTATTGAAGAAATACTTGCACATGATAAAATAAATCTGTATATTTGCATAGTAATTAATAGAAAGAATATTTTTTTACTATTTATTTTAAGAAATAGTTGCATTATAAGAAAAAAGTTTTTATCTTTGCACTGTTGAAAGTCGAAAGACTATAAATTTTTAAATCGGAGATTAGAGCAGTCTGGTAGCTTGCTTGGCTCATAACCAAGAGGTCATTGGTTCAAATCCCTATATGTGCAACTACAAAAACTTTTTTAAAAACATAATTTAATAGAAATGAATACAATGCTAAAAAATACAAAGATTAATAATGCAGCGCAACCGCTTCATGGGGATCGTTGTATCTACGCACTAAAGGTTCATTTTTGACAGAAAAAAAGTTTTACTTCAAAAAAACCCTTTAGTGCAAATTAAAGGGTTTTTTTTATGTTCATTGACATAGTTGGATTATTTTAGAAAATATTAACTGAAAAAGGTAGTCAGTCCTTTGGAGTGCAAACATTATTGCCACCAGTTGATACATAAAGGTCTATGGGGCTGCTTGGGTTGGCCGTCGGATTGTCTATCCGAATATCAGATGGGTTCAAATCCCATATAGACTGCAACATGCTCCTGTACGCAAAATAGGCAAAGCGGCCACACTTAGGATGTGGTGATTTATTTGTGGGTTCAAGTCCCACTGGGAGTACAATTTAATAAGTTTCAAGTAAAAGTGCTTACTTAAAGACAAATAGTGATTTGATCTTTTTAATGAAGATTATTAATATATCTAGATGTAGCTTAAATGAATAAAGCACCATGTTTGGGACATGGAAGATGTCAATTTGAGTTTGACCATCTGGACTTTTTTTGAAAAAGGAATCTCTAACGTATGTCGAAAGAGATATAGGGCTGGCAGTTAGCCTATTGCAGTTTAAAAATAACTTTTATACGTTTTTTTAAACGCATAAAGAAATTAATATATAACTATTAATTTTCATACTGTTGGAAACCAATGATTGCATATGAAAATGTAATCTTGTTTACTAAACACGTTTTTAGTGGTTGCACTGAACCCTTGATTTTTAGTAAAAAATCATAAACAGGCTACAAAGATCAGTTTATTAAAACTGTCAATAATAACGTTAGGTTAGCTGCCATTGATTAATTTCATAAAAAGCTCCACAGGAGTTAGCTCAGTTGGTTAGAGCGTCATCTTTACATGGTGAATGTCAATGGTTCGATCCCATTACTCTTGTCATTTTAATTATGGTCTATGGGGCTGCTGGATGTGGCCACTCCCTTGTCGCGGGAGAGATCAGACGGGTTTGAATCCCGTATAGACCGCTTTTATTATTTATGGGGCATTGATGAAACTGGCTATCATATAACACCTGCAATGTTATTTTACGGGTTCAAACCCCGTATGCTCCACCCAATTAATTGACTATCAGTGTTTTATGTTATGTCAGTTAATCTTTTACTTTAATACTGAGATACCCCCCTTGACTGATATTCAAAATAAAGGTAATTGGGTGAAAATATGGATTCGACCCCCATTCTCAGTACTTTTTTTACTAGCAGGTGTGGTGTAATTGGTAACATACAATCCTTCCAAGATTAAGTCGCAAGATCGTTCCTTGTCACCTGCTCTGATTTTTACATGCTTCTATAGCTCAACTGGATAGAGCAATTCCCTACGAAGGAATAGGTTGTTAGTTCGACTCTAACTAGAAGTACAAATTTTTAAAGACCTATCGTATAATGGCTATTACCCCTGATTTTGAGTCAGGAAATTCCAGTTCAAATCTGGATAGGTTTATTTTTTTTCTTAATATGTTGCATTTGTAGTTTATTTTATGTAACTTTACTTTAAAATGAAAAAATGGAATTTAGAGGAAACAAATAAATTAAAACTATATATAGCTCAAAGAATGAGCTATGAAGAAATTTGTTTAAAAATGAATAGGACTTTTAGTTCGGTTGGTAATAAAGCTAGAAAATTAAATTTAACATATAATCCTAAAAAAAGAATTTATCGAAGTTTATACATTTGTCAAAATACAAAATGTGTAAAAACATTTGAAGGATACGTTATAGCTAACCCGAAATATTGTAGTAGTTCATGTGCTGCCCAAGTAAACAATTTAAATGTTCAAAGAAATAAACAAAAAAAAATAGATTTACCTCCAAAAATAAATAAACAAAAAATAATAACACATAGTTTTTGTTTATACTGTAAGGCTGCTAAACATAATATCTATTCAACTTACTGTAGTGTAACATGCTCTAGTGAACATAAGAGAGACATTAAGATTGGATTATGGTTAAATGGAAAGCACAGTGGACATAAAGGAAAAACTTTACAATTATGTGGTTTTGTAAAATATCATCTGAGAAAAATCAGAGGCACAAAGTGCTGTCAATGCGGGTGGGATAAAAAACACCCTATAGATGGAGCTACATGTAACCATATAGATCACATTGACGGTGATGCATCTAACAATAAAATAGAAAATTTGAGAATATTATGTCCCAACTGTCATTCATTAACAGCAAACTTTGGTTCACGTAACAAAAATTCTGCTAGAAATTTTAATTAACATTAGGATTAATCAGTTATTTTATTTATCTTTGTGTCAACAAAAACAAAAAAATCATGAAATTATTTTATGTTTTATTATTGATTACTGTATTGAGCTTTACTAATTGTACCGAACAAGCTAGAACAAAAGCCTTTGGAGGAACTATGACGATTGAACTGGAAAAGGGAGAACGTCTTATTGAAGCTACTTGGAAAGATACACAACTATGGTATTTAACTGAACCGATGAAAGAAGATTATGTGCCTAATACTAAAACGTTTAGAGAACAATCTTCATTTGGAATGATGGAAGGAAAAGTTGTATTTAAAGAAAGTCGATAATATTACATAAGAAATCAGATGGTAGTACATGTAAATAATATTAATCGTTCAGTTCAGCACAGAGGTTATGTTATTTAGTACTATCATCAAATTCTCCGGTGGCTTAGTTGGTTAAAGCATCCCACTTTCCTGTCCATTTATTAAGACTAATCCGTTTTAGTTTTTTAAAGGCCAAGATTAATGGGAGGATCGTGGGTTCGAGTCCCACCCGGAGAACATAAAAGCTAAATATGTCAAGAAACGTACAACATTCTTTATTGGGAAAAGCTAAGGCTAATAAAAAAGATGAATTTTATACACAATTTAAAGACATAGAGGGTGAATTAAAACATTATGAACATCATTTTAAAGATAAAATAGTTTATTGTAATTGTGACGATCCTAATGTTAGTAATTTTTCAAAATATTTTATTTTAAACTTTGAAAGATTAAAACTAAGAAAATTAATTTCTACTGGGTATAAGAAAGAAGGTAGAGGAGTTGGAAATCTTTATAAAAAAGATCAAAATAAAATTATTCGTCTAGAAGGTAATGGAGATTTTAGAAGTGAAGAATGTATTGAATTGTTAAAAGAATCAGATATTGTAGTTACTAATCCTCCATTTTCTTTGTTTCGTGAATATGTAGGACAATTAATAGAATACAAAAAAAATTTTCTCATTATTGGCAATATAAATGCTCTTACCTATAAAGACATTTTTAAGCTTATTAAAAATAATAACGCTTGGATGGGTATTAACATGGGAAGAGGAATCTCAGGGTTTATCGTTCCAGAACATTATGAGCTTTATGGGACAGAGACTAAAATAGACGATGAAGGAAATAGAATAGTCTCACCTAATAATTGTTTTTGGTTGACAAACTTAGATACATCTAAACGACACGAAGACATCGTTCTTTCAAAAACATATTATGGATGTGAAAGTGAATATCCAATATATAATAATTATGATGGTATCAATGTAAATAAAACAAAAGATATACCAAGGGATTACAGGGGAGCTATGGGTGTACCAATAACATTTCTGCATAAATTTAATCCAGATCAATTTGAAATAATTAAATTTAGAAAGGGAAATGATGAAAAAGATTTATCAATAAATGGCAAATGCCCATACTTTAGAATTTTAATTAAAAATAAAAGATTATAAAAATAGAAAGACAGAAGCTTGGCAGACAGGTGATATTAGTAAATTATATTTTTATAAACCCCTATAACTCAGTTGGTTAGAGTATCGTACTTTTAATGCGAGAGTCCTTGGTTCGAGTCCAAGTAGGGGTACAAATTTTATTAAAGGGGGTGTAGCTGATGTGGTTTTAGCGGGAGACTGTTAATCTCTGATTGAAAATATTGAAATAAAGTGGGTTCGAATCCTACCGCCCCCGCTTTTATTTATTCTGAGGTGGCTGAATTGGTTAAGGCACGTTTCTTGTAAAAACGGTTTTGCAGGTTCGAATCCTGTCCTCAGATCATTTTTTCTAAAATAAACTTGCAATTGTCATTAATTAATCTTATCTTTACAAAAATTAAAACACAATAATTATGAAAACAATTTTTATTCTTTATTTTGCTACTATAGCTTTTGCACTTTTTGGTTGGGGGAGCTGTATTCACAAGTTTATCCAATGTGACTTTGACAGTACAAAAACAAGTTATAAGTCAGAAATTATCTATGGTGTTGGTACATTTGTTCCTGTGATAGGAGTTTTTATAGGATATATGAATGTAGGAGAAGGTTAAAAAATTTTTTATAGGTATTTGCTTTTATGCATTTATCTCTGTATCTTTGTATTATGGAACAAATAAAATTACAACTTACAACAGGGAATGATAAACAATCACGCAGAGCGTTAGATTTTTATCCTACTCCACCTGAAGCGACTATAGCTTTATTGGACTTTCTTAAATTAAAACCTACTACAGTATGGGAGTGTGCTTCTGGAAATGGAGCAATGGTAGATGTGTTAAAACAATATGGTCACGATGTAATAGCTACAGATATAATAAATGGGGAAGATTATCTTCTCATAAAAAGAGATGCTGATATTATTATCACTAATCCACCATTTAATATATCAGATAAGTTTATAGAAAAAGCAGTTAATGAATGCTCAATTGTTGCATTTTTGTTAAAAACACAATATTGGCACGCAAAAAAAAGATATAAGCTTTTTAAAAAACATTCACCATCATACATTTTACCTTTAACTTGGAGGCCAGACTTCTTATATCAAGAACGAAAAAATGGAGCAAAAGGTTCTCCAACAATGGATGTTAATTGGAATGTTTGGATAAAAGGTGATTCAACTACTAAATATTTACCTTTACTAAAACCAAATAACATTTTTTAGTAAAAATTTAAAAATTATGAGAATAACATTTGACGCATTATTTTACTATGCAAGAGAACAATATGGTATTGGGTGGAATCCATGTAATGACATATTTTTTGGTGGCGTTCTTGATTATGGTTCATTCAATGAATATGATCGTTATTGTTTAATAGATCAATTTGACATTGAAGTAGGCACAAAAATTGATGGCGCATTAATAAAAGAATTATATAACAATAATCCGCGAAATGGAAAAATAGGTTACATGATAACCTATAATTTCATGATTGATAATAAAATAGATGATTTGTTCATTGATAATAAGTAAAATAATATGGAATACTTTAGTGATTATAAGCTTTTTATAAAAAGTGTAAAAGATTTAACTCTTTAAAATGCTTCTGTACATAAATTGACAAAGCGGTTATTATTATTTTTTCAGCCCGACCGTTCCATCATCAAATAATAATGGGGTGTAATCTGCGGAAAGATTAGTATACAAGGAATAAGTTGAATCAGTTATTTCAAAATCTTCTTTTAATAAACCTATGTTTGTATGTTCTGAAAGATATATTATCATTTTAATTATTACTTATAGCTTTAAAATCTTTTGTTTCTCTTTCTACATTTTTATATTTATCTTCACCTGTTTTGGGGACTAATTTTTTGTTTACTATATGATAATTATCATCGTCTATTTCGCCTAAATTGGTATAATCAAAACCATGTAGAATTGCTATTTTTTGTACGGGGAATTTACCATAAACTGTTGCATATGCTGCTTGCCCCACCACTTCTGTAAAAAGTGCGGGGATTGCTAAGTTAGGGGCTAATTTAGCATGAACATTAAATGCTGCAATTTCACCTTTACCCCCAAAACCAACGTTTGCTTGTATGTGAGTTAAATAATCATGGATTGTTCGCATAACAATATTATCCTCAACGGAAAATATCGGATGCTCAGAATAATCTATATTTATTTTAAGTATACCTGTTTTTTGTACCTCTGATTTCATTTCAGGCTGTGTTTGATAGGGTTGACCTCCCTTTATATATTTGACATCAAATTTTCGACCTAAGATATTAAATGTTTTACCCTCATATGATTTATGTTCACTGACAAATAAAACATTAACTTTTGATAATAATCTTTTAAATAACGTATAATTTGAATTTTTTAATGAATCCCAATGTTTTTTAGCTCCGGGTTCTAATTCGGGGGCTTCCTCATAAGCTTTTGCAATTAATTCTAGATATTGAGAATAGTCACTTAACATCATTTTTTCACCTAATAGATTTTCATTTATATATATTATCATAATATAAAACTTTAAAATAAATAGTGTAATGGAACAGTATTTTAATGCATATTTTATAATAAATAAATTATCAGTAATTTTATCTCCTTATTTGAAAAATCAAAATATGAATAGATATTTGATAAATAATTCATATGATAACTTTATGATTATAACTGCTTATGTTTCGAATGAAATAAATAAGATAGAAGAAAATAAAAAAAAGAATAAATTATTAAAAAAAGATATAAAAACTTATAAATATTTTAAATGCTATGGAGCAGATAAAATAATAAATTATAAACATAGAGAGGATTCATTTATTGTATTTAATATCTCTAAACAGTATTCTTTAGAGTTATGCGAAAAATATAAACAAGATTGTATACTGTGGGGAGAAAAAAATAAATTCCCTATTTTATTAGATAGATTTGGCAATGATTTGGCAGATATTAAAATAGTATAAAAGGAATAAAATTAAACCAATAATTATTTGTTATTTTAAAAGTTTATCAGTATCTTTACAGTATCGAAAAACTTATTTTATTTATTTAACCGATAAAAAAATTTAACATGTACAAAAAATTAAAAAGAATTTCACTTGACGATTTTGTTAAGATGTTTGAGGATGAAAAAGCTTCATCTAGAAAATATAATTGGATAAAATTAATTAATTCAAGTAAACTTGTATGTCCTGTCAGTAGAGTAAAGGTATCTTACTGTAGTTATGATCAAAAAGAATCTGGAAGTTTGCATTATAATTTTTATAGTGAAGATGAACTGTTATTTACTATTGATCACATAATCCCTTTATCTAAGGGAGGTACAAATGACATTGAGAATATTTGTCCGATGTTGGCAGAGTATAATTTTGCCAAAGTAGATGAGTTAACTGATATTATTAAAAATAGAAAAGAATATATTACTTGTGCGGCTATCTATTATCCAGAGATAGATTTAAGTGATGTTAGAAGTTCAATTAGTTATCCAAGCAATATTCAACAAGGCATTGTAGTTACTGGACATCGACACTCTAATTGTATAAACACAATGCTTGTTTTAAGAGGTATACGTTCAGTAGAGAGGTCTAATGACCCCAATGAAATAGTTACGGGGTGTTCTATTCAAGGATTTATGACTTCTAATAATAGGTTTGTTAATAGAAAAGAAGCTGCCATAATAGCTTTAGCTGCGAAACAAATAGATGTTCTTAATTATAGTAAGACAGAATTATATAGTGAAGATTTATATTAAGATTAACTCATCAAAAGAAAAAGCTATTAATGATAGTCTAAATTTGTTGTGAAAAATTTTATTACTTATGTTTTTAAGTTTCTTTATAAAAAAATAAAATAAATGAAAAAGTTAATAGGAAAGATTATGGCTAGACTCAGTAAAAAAACATTATTAGTTATAACTGATAGTAATTGTGAATCACAGCAAGATAATAATGGGGATTTAGTTCCGCTTATTTGGATGATTGAAAATTTAAAAAGAAGAGAAGGTGGTTGCACAATGAATGAACTTGTTGTAGAAGCAAAAAGAAATTTTGAAGGAATAGAACAAATTAAACAGATTACTATTCATTCAACATAATTTACAAACAAAACAAACCTTAATATGATAGACAAGCAAGTAGAAATCTATTTTAATAGTGAACAGGTAGCGGATAAGATAGATTTAGATATATTTTATCTGACTCAATTTATGAAAAACATAGAAGATTCAGAGATTGACTGGGAAAGTTCATCTTTATGTTATCCTCATAAAGAATGTTTCATGGCTCATCAATGGGGTTTAACCTATAGTTATGATGGGCAGGATTTTACTTATAAAAATGATATGTAATTTATCATAAAAAACCCTATTTTTTTTAAAATGGTTATTATATTAGAAAGTGAATTAGAAATGCTTGGTTATCATTGCACAAAAAGAGAACTCAACGGTGATTTCCAAGGCGATATAAGCGGTGAGTATACCGCCCGATTTTTAAGATCATTTATAGATATTATTAAAAGTAATCATCTATATAATGAGTTTAAAAATTTATTAAAAGAGGAGAATGATTTCTACGAAGAGGAGGATCAAAATGAAAAAATAATAGATATAGATCATTTAATAGATGAATTACCTATTTATGAATATGAACAAGAAGCATATGATGTTATAGCAGCTATTTTTGATAATTTAAGTTTAAATATTATTTTTACAAATGATTCACCATTGAAACAATATGGTGAATTTTGTTATAAAGTTAGAGTGCTTAATAGAAATTATGTTCGTGCAGAAGATGGAGGTGAAATATTAGCAAACGTATATATCATTTGGAATAAAACAAATAAATTTATATTATCTTAATATGTTATTTTTTATAGACGAAGCATTAGAAAAAAGAGTTATAGGTTATTATTCTACTGATAAAGAATATAAGGCGGGTGATATTGTAACAATTGAGAGAAATATTGAAAATCACAAACATTGGCCATTAAGAAAAAAGATATTGGAAAAATGTTTTGAATTAGTTAGATCAGGGATGTTCCCTAAAAAAAATAGTAGATTAAAATGTATATTTGTTAATCCCACAAAAAAAAATAGATTTAGCAGAATAGCATCTAAAACGTATGTCGTTGAAATATTAGGAGAACGTAATTATGTTGATTCTATGTTAGTCGATGATTTAATGGATAATATATCAGATACTGTTGATTTAGATAAAGCAAGGGAATTAGCAGTTGATAATTTAGATATAATAAGAGCTTACTGGGAAGGTAAAATAAATAATCGCTCCGATGTTGAAATTTTATGCGAACGAGTAAAGATTATAGAAAAAGCAGATTATGATATTTCTAAGGGAGATATTATTCAATTAAAAAAAGAACAAGAGGTAATTTATTATACTGCAACAAATGAATATAAAAAATATAAGTATACAGATTATGATGATCTGGGGACAGACATATTTAAAAAAGTAAAACTACCAAGAGGGACAAAAATTCATATTGATTATTTACCTAAACGAAATGGTAAAAAATATCATTTAAGTGGATATATAATTGGTAATAAAAATAGGGATATTATATCTTTTGATATTGATCTAAATGATGTGATAGTAGAGAAGTCCTAGTTTAATAAACGTTTCACTATATTTATATTTAAATAAAAAATAATGAAAAATTTATTATTATCATTGTTGTGTATTTTATTTTCTGTTAGTTTGTTTTCACAGAATTTATTTACAAAAATACCAACAGTCAAAGTACTTGATTTAACAAAGTACGAAGTTTTAGCTATAAATAATAGTGTTTTAGATCAGATTAAGGAACAATCTAAAGATGATTTAGCAATGGTTATCCCATTTGATAATTACTATTTAGATTTAATTCTTACTAAAGACGACATTGAATTACCAATGATAAAAACTTCTTCTGGTAAGTCAGTGTTAGTTGATGATTTACAGGCATATTCAGGTATTGTTGCAAATGATCCATTGTCGGCTGCAAATATTTATTTTCTGGATGGTGAAGTTATGGGGATTGTTACAAGAGGAGAAGAAAGAATTGTTCTTCAAAAACAGGATGCAAATTATATTGTTTTTGAAGATAAGAATGTTTTTAAAAATGAACCTTTTACTTGTGGCACCAACACTGATGGTATAACAGTTCAAAATTTAATAACAGAGTTTGCAGTAAGTGATGTATGTACAAAAGTATATCTTGAGGTTGATAATGATATTTTCAAGCAAAAAGGTAGTGTAGCCAATACAGCTAAATATATTACAAGTTTGTTTGATCAAGTAAAACAACTTTATGCAAATGATGGCTTGAAAATTGCCATATCTGAAATGTTTATCTGGGATACTCCCAGCCCTTATGTTACAGGGGGTAGTGGTGAAATGTTGACACAATTTTATAATTATCGAACAGATTATAATGGTGACGTGGCACAATTACTTTCTTATAAATCTAGTGGAGGTATTGCGTTTGTTGATGTTTTATGCAATACCAATAAAAAGGTAAAAACTTCTTTTTGTTCTATTCAATCTACATACTTAAATGTTCCAACATATTCATGGTCAGTTATGGTTATGGCACACGAGTTAGGACATAATTTTGGATCACCCCATACACATGATTGTGCATGGAACGGAAATAATACAGCGATAGATAATTGTGTTCAAACAAACTGTGCATCAAATGGCATTCCTTCAGCAGGTGGAACAATAATGAGTTATTGCCATTTAAACAGTGTAGGGATTAATTTTAGATTAGGTTTTGGTGAACAACCCTCTAACCTTATGAGAAGCCGTGTAGCCAGTGCTAATTGTTTAACCGTGTGTGATAACGGTGGAGGTGGCGATAATCCACCACAAGACACCTCTGGGCTTAATGAGTTAAGATTTACACTTAAATTAGATACTTATAGTCCAGAAATTTCATGGCAGTTAGTTGGTACAGATAAAAAGGTTTTCTACGAAGGAAAAAACTATAATAAAACACAGGCAAATCTTTATGTTTTAGATACTTTCTTTTTACCTAGTGGATGTTATTCTTTAATTGTTTTGGATTCATATGGTGATGGACTTTGCTGTAAGTATGGGAGTGGTTTTTATTCTCTGAAAAGCTTAGATGATAAAGTTTTAGCTTTTGGTAATGAATTTGGTAAAACTTCTGAGACAAGTTTTTGTCTTGAAGGGGCTAAAGAAGAATGTTTAATTAATTTTAATGAAAATAAGCTTTTTTCTTATGGTACTAACCAAGATGCAGGTACAGTTGAAATTATTGAAAATGGATATGGCATTATGTTGAAAGATAATGCTTGGAAAGCAATTGATTCAAAATATAACATGACAAATAACACTATGCTTAGTTTTGAATTTAAATCTAGCATAGAAGGAGAAATTCACGGTATTGGACTAGATGACAACGATATTATTTCATCTAATTTAACATTTAAAGTATTTGGTACACAAAATTGGGGTATTTTAAATTTTGATAATTATGTACTCAATCAAGAATATCGTTATTATGAAATTCCCATCGGGAAATATTATGTATTGAATGCTTCAAAATTGTTTTTTGTAGCTGATCAAGATGGTGGGACAAGAAATGGTAATTCATATTTCAAAAATGTCCGACTATACGAAGCGGGTGACTGCAATGTTGCTAACCCTACATCTAACATTGTAGAAAATAAAGTGGCAATAACAATTGATTCTAAAATTATGACTGTAAGTTTTTCTAATTTACAACATGATATTTTATATACAATCTTTGACGAAAAGAATTATATTACTGAAACAGGTGTTGTTAACAGTGAAAACTTTAAAGTTGATTTAAACGAATATCAACAAGGAGAATATAAGTTTGTTGTAACAAATTACGGTCTTGTCACAGAAAAGAATTTTACTATTGAGTAAATTTCTTTTTTCTTAATAAAAAACTCCCAGTAAATTGTTTTTATTGGGAGTTTTTATATTTTTTAAATTTCAAAAATATATATTTCTTTTATAGAGAAGGAATGTAATTTTTGTCCGAAAAAAGTGATAAATCATAATATTTAAAGAAAAAATTTGTATTTCTAAATATTTTTACATATTTTTGTTTTTTTTAAAGCAATATTTCATATGGAACTCACAGTAGGAATTATATTAGCGGAAAATAACAAAATGTTATTAGTACATCCCACTGGGGCGAATTTTTGGAATATTCCTAAAGGAATACAGGAAGATGGTGAAACAGATTGGGTTACTGCGAAAAGAGAGTTGCATGAAGAAACTAATATTAATTTAGCTGATTATAACTATTCCATAATAAAAGAATCAGCTTTTTATAAATATAAAAAAAGATCAAAATACGCAAAAGCATTTTTGGTTATTTTAAATGAAAAAATAAAAAGAGAATTAAAATGTAATACATTTTTTGACAATTTTGACAAGGGTAATATTATTGCCACCCATGATTGAATTATTTAATTAGTTAACTTCTGATGTACAGCATCAGATTTTAGAACTAATAAAATCAGATATTATAACTGTGTTATAACAGTTGGAAGAAAAAAAACTTTCAAAACCAATTGATTATGAACAACATTTAGAAACAATTAATAATTTAATAAAAACTTGTAAAAATGAATTCATATCCAAACTTGGAAATTAGCTTAGAAGATCAATTGAATATTTGGGAAAAAGTTAATAAATGTAAAACATAAAAAGAGTTATCTGATATTATCTTAGAATTATCAGATAATACGGGTGCCATCAAGGGGAAATCATATTCTCATAATGCAGAGGTGATGGCACAAGAATGCCTTAATTTTTCACCAATCAACTATAATTCACTTACAAGAAAACATGGAATTAGAGCACAGGCAATGCTCATTTATTACTATAACCAAAAGAATAATTAAATTGCTTGTATTATTAACATATTTAACTTATCTTTGTAAAAAAAATAACTATATGAACATTTTAAAAAATTTGTTTTGTTCTTCAATCCAAAAAGAACTTGAAAATACTAAGCGTAAATTAGAATTGGTAACAAGTAATTATAATACTTTTATAGTTGCAGTAACGCAAAATCGAGATTTATCATCACAGAGAAATGTTGAAACATTAATTGATGCCGCAACTGAACAAGTAGATAGAACATCATTGAGTATCTATGACTTTAAAAGTTGTATTCACTTACAAGTAGAAACCCTATTGTATCAGAATAGCTTAAAGAACCCTGTACAAAAAGAACTTCAACGACAAATTCAATTGTTGACTATGATGATGCAAATGGCAAAAAAAATTAATATGTCATTTTTCGATGATGACAATGCTTATGACATATATACTACTTTCGATGGAGATGTTGATAAATGGTTATTCAACTTAAATATGGTAGTAGGGGAATAATAAAAGGGGGAAAGCACCAAAGACACCCGCACGTCGGTTGGTGAAGGGCAAACAGCGGGCTAGTGCCCTGAAAGCTTCCCCCATTTTTTAATTTAATTAAAACATTTTTTATGGAAACTGCTCTTATAGAAGAATTTCTTCAGAAAAAAAATGAATTTGAACAACCCGAAGCAAATCTCTATAATCATTATAAACAAATAGTTTTAGAGAAATTAAAAACTGTAAAATGCGTAGAAGATATTATAGATATAAAAGAATTATTAAGGGTGGTTCCTTACTGTGCATCGAAAGTTCTTTTATTTAGAATGCTTATTTTAGCAGAAGAAAAATATAAAAATAACTTATGAAAAATAATAAAACATTGCAAAAAGTCAGTGCTACTAAAGATGATAGTGGCCATTGGTATGTTATTCCTGATGGAATGCTTAGTGAATTTAGATCAGATGAAGATAATGCCTCTATGGTAGATAGTGGCCAATTTGATGATAAATGGGGAGGTTATAGAACTGGGGGAGATATAAATAAAGTACAACTATGGGCAGAAATTTAAATATCACAAGTGAGGTATTAGATGGACTAGGATTTTCAGAATATTGGGATGAACATGAAATATGGGGAACAAGAACTTTTGTTTTTTCTAATGGGCAGCATTTTAGAATTATAGAACAAGAAGCAATAGACGATGACTCAGATGGTTATTCATTAGATGGTCAATATGTGGCTAATCATTTTTATTTTGGTGGATGGATGGCATGGCCTAAAATAGATAAAGGGAAATATGATTTATTTTTCCTACATGAAATGTATGATTGTTTAAAAGAATGTTACCCTGATTGTTTAGAAGAATTTGTTTCTATTTGCAAAAATGTAAAAATGGGTAAATATATAGATGATTATCTAGAAAGAAAAGTAGTTTAAAAATATAGTAAACACTACATGTCTAATTTTTCAAAACATTGTATGTTACAATTATTAACTAAGCGTAATGGAGATGGACTAGCTGAAATTAGTAGCCTTGATTTAGCAAGGATTAAAAACATTTTAGATGAATCTTCTCTTGATTATTGGCCAATAAATAATTTGCCATTTCATATTAAACTCTAATTAAATTATGAAATACATAAAAGGTGATATTGTAAAGCTTTTTAACGAAGGTAATTATAGGATTCTTATACATGGAGCTAATTGTCAACAAAAGATGGGTAATGGCGTGGCTAAGGCATTAAAAAACAAATGGCCACAAATCTATGATGCTGACCTAAATTATAATCCCGATAAGAAACCTTTTGAAAGATTGGGGGATTATTCATATGCAGTAGTAGATATAAACAATACCAGAAAAGTTATCATTAATGCATATACTCAGTTATACTATGGCAACGATGGCAAGCGATATGTTTCGTATGATGCAATAGATCAAGTTTTTGAGAAATTGAAGAATTATTTCATAAAACACAACATAACTGATAAAAAAATAATTATACCTAAGATAGGATCAAAATTAGGTGGAGGTAATTGGGATGTTATTGCAGCAATTATAGATAATCACATGAAAGATTATGATTTAACAGTTGTAGAGTTTGATGAAAACTAGCGAACATGAAAAAACAATTAATATATTTATATCGAAAATATTTTATGGGTAAAACAATTATCTTTTTAAAAAACAATTGTAAAAATCCTATGGATGTTTTCATAGCTTTAAAAAAAATGATTCAAGATGTAAAGTTTTTTGGGTTCTTTGATTATTTTTTTATAGGAACAATAAGTTTTTTTATGGGGAGAATATTATATTATAATCAATATATGGTTCTTTTTTTTTTATTTATATTTTTATCAACTGATTTTTATCACTAATTAAAAAATAAACGATGAATGATCTTGCAGAAAAGTTAAAATATGAGGTTGTTAATAAATTAATGAAGAATGAACAATTAGTAGGTGAACTTTGTTTAGTTCAGGGTAAAAAATCATTCACCAGAAGAGAAATAGCAAATGAAATAAAAGAAAACTCTGAGTGGGGAATCACCTTTCTTGGTAACATATTAATGTTAGCTATTGAAATAATGGCATCTGAAAAAGAATAACAGAGAGAAACAACAAATTATAATCATGAACGACATTTTAATAAATAACAAAGGTATTGACGTTATAATCCTTGAAGATGGTACAACATTAAAAATGCCATTAAAAGAAGCCCTTGAAATTATTATATCCTCATCTAACGATGAAGATACACAAGAATTACATATTAGTGCAGATAAGGGGCAAACGATAATTACTGGATGTATTATTAATAAAACCACTATCAAAAATAGTGAGGGATATAGTGATGAATTTTTACCTAATATTGGTGATAAAGTATTAGCGGAAAATAAAATAGGAGAGATTATTGCTTTCAAAAATAAAAGTGAAGTTATTGTGAAATTTGCAAAACATTCCTTTGCTACTGTTCATATAGGTGAAGTAGTTTTCTTATCAAGGAAAATAAAATTTTTAGATAAGATAGTGAAATACTTTGATTAGAAGAAAAAAAAGATTAACTTTACAGAAACAAAATAGGAATTATTATGAATCAAATTAATCAAGGAGGGAGACGCATTTATCAATATGATGATCATGTTGTAATTGACGGGAAAACATATACTTTTCCAGATGAAGTTAAAAACAAACATATAAAAGATTTAGTCATAGATGATGAAGAAATCATTATTAATGGGTCTTTGCTTAATCTTTAGGATGGTAGCTTTACAAAAAAGATTATTTTTTCTCCTGCAACATTAGTAAATAAGTTATTTTATTCATTTATTAATGTTATAAGAAAAAAATAAGATGCAAAATAATAGAAGAATTGTTTTTTTTGTTGAAATATTTTTTAAAAAAATAACTCACTATGTACTCATCAATTGATTTTGATCAAAAATACAATAATTGTCAACTATCAATAGATGGCAAAGAAAAAAAATTATTCCAAAGTGGGGACTATGTAAAAGATTGGTTTAATCTTATGCATTACGCCATAATTAATTCTCAAGATGATAATATTGTTTTTTCATCTTCAATAGATGAATTTATCACTGTCTTTAATGTAAAATTTCTATATTTAATTTTAGAAGATATGAGTTTTTCTAAGGCCGAAAATGATCTTCTGGTAGAAGAAAAAGGTATTATGTTTTTTGTCACTGAAGAACAATATAATTCTAATATTAGTTGGGGGGAATTTAAAAAAGCATATCTATAAGGGTTATAGGGAAAAGAATTTTTATTACCAATCGGATTAATAAAGATAATGTGTCACATTTTAAAATGTGATAAATTATCTGAGCAAGAATTAACAGTTGTATTTGAGGAGTTAAAATATAAGTAAAAAATATTTTCTCAAATAGTTGCATGATATATTTTTATGCATTATCTTTGTAGCGTTAAATATATACATTCCCCCGATACTCGTATGGTAGGGTACGCCGCTTTTAACGGTGGTATAGTGAGTTCGAATCTCACCGGGGGAACAATAAAATATTTTTATGAATAAAAATTTTGTTAATACTTATGCAGTAACTGGAACATTTCATGGATCAATTGTTATAGCAAATAGTGAAGGAGAAGCAAGAAGAATATTTCATGATTATTATAATGGTGAAAGTATAACAAGCATTTATATAAAAAATACTTTATGATAATTAAAGAACAATGTTTTTTAGAAAGAATAGTAAAAACTATATGCAATATAATGGACTATTTAAAATATTTAAATAAAAAATTAGAAAAAGCTTGCAAATACAAATAAAAAGACATATATTTGTATTGTAAAACAAAAAAAGAATTTTTTTAAACTATTTATAGGAGATGAAAAATGTAACTGTATATTATTATAACTTTAGTTGGTGCTTTTTTTCGGAGGAATCTGAAAAGACACTAGGGGTTATGTAATATAATGTTACAAACAAAGATTTATAAAAATCTCCTAGTTCAATGTTTTTGAGTTAGGAGATTTTTTTTTGTTGCCGTGGACGAAGTGGTTAAGTCGTGATATTTTCAATATCAAGGTTACGGGTTCGAACCCCGTCGGCAATACGATATCTTCAAAAGAGAAGGTAAAATGGTGAGATAGCTTATATGGTAGAAGCGCAGGTCTGAAAAACCTGAGATGGTCGGGATCGTTACCCCCTCTCACCACATATTATTATTAAAATGGGCGTATCGTATAGCGGCAATTACGGGAATCTGTAACATTCCTCTCATTTGAGTTCCAAGGTTCAAATCCCTGACCTACCGCAATTTAGGGAGGTAATGTAAGCTTGGTTGCTTACGCCAGACTGCTAATCTGTGCGCTCCTGAAAGGGAGGGGGGTTCGATACCTCTGCCTTCCGCAAAAAAACACAATATATCTCCTTTTCACTTTTTATTGAAAGTTTCTTAACATATGTTAAAAATCTTTTTAATTGAAAGTTATAATATTGATTATCAATTAATTGTGTTGTGAAAAAATTGTTTGTTCGGCTATTAAGTAATTATTTAGAAACCTTTTTACAATATAAGTCTTAACAATTATGTGACAGCATCAAGTTATAATTGATAACAAAATTGCGATAGCAGCGTTAAGGATGGAAATGGCTTGTCCCAAACCTTTAGGTCGCTTACGCTCCTGAAAGGGCGCAAGCGCAGGGATGAACGATAGTGAACCATGTACAGCCTGACCCGCAGGAGAACGCCCACAAAATAAATTTTATTATTATAATATTAAACTTGCACAAACCAATATATTCCCTTATATTTGCATCGTTAACCTATATAAAAAAATATGATGACAAGTTTTGAAACTATTGATAAAGTAATAAGAACATATATAAAATCTGTTATAAAAATAGATGAACAGATAAATAAGTTTGTTCCAAATAGTCATATAGCAGAAACATATAAATTGGTTCTAATCTATGCTGAACAAGAATCTAAAAATCAAGATTTGTTTAGTAATGTAAAACATCACCCCTATGACTCAATAGGAACAAACAATCCAGATAATTATGATAGATTAGAAGATGGCAGATTTCTTAATAAAGAAACATATAGCGTTGGAATAAATCATTTATTGATTCCTGACTATTTTGATTTAAAGAGATTAAAAAATGATACTGTTAATGAACTACATTCAACTTATAAAAAACTTAGAGAAAAGAAAGATATAGTCAGAAATAATATTTTATTAGGTAGAATAGAGCTAAGTGATTACACACATCCACAATTTTCAAAATCATATAAAATAAAAATTAAAAAATAACTTATGACTAACAATAAAATAAATTATTTTACACCTTTGGTTGATATTGAGCAAAATGCTTTAGATTAAATAAACAATCTTGCATTAGATGAAAATATCAATCAAATAGCTGTTTTCTCTGATATACATTATTGTGACGAGAAAGCTATTCCAGTTGGATTAGCATTTTCTACTAACGCTCACATTTATCCTTTAATTACGGGTAAAGATGTTGGGTGTGGGGTAGCTTATATGAAAATTCCAAAGCAATATGTTTTAAAAACTTTTGATAAAGACAAACATTATAATGCATTTCATAACGCTCATTTAAAAATGACTGATGAAGGCTTAGGTGGAGGTAATCATTTTTTATCTTTAGAAGAAGAGAAAGATAATCTTTATATTATCGTTCATACCGGAACCAGAAACAGAGGGATTTACATGTATCAAAAACATTATGCTATGTTGAATGGTAGTAATTCTATCTCTGTTAATGAAATAGATGAAAAACATCCAGAGTAGTATGATGAATATAATGATGTTCTATTCTATGGTGTTAATCGAAGAAAGCAATTTCTTTACAGTACTTTAGATTTTTTGATTAGGAATCATTATGTAGAAGACGACGATTATTATACAAATGACAGTATTCACAATCACATCAAAAAGGAAGGGGATTATTGGATTCATCGAAAAGGAAGCACAGAACTTAATAATGACATTATTGTTGTGCCGTTATCAATGACCAGAGGAAGTCTTTTGGTTAAATCGACCTATGATGCTGGAAACTTAAATTCGTGCTCTCACGGGGCTGGCAGAGCTTTGAGTAGAACTAAAACTCTTAAATATTGGTATGCGTCTTTAAAGAAAAAAGAACGTCGCCAATATGAATTAGATTTTCCTGAGTTATTGGGAAGGGATGGTAAATTCAGCAAAGGTTATATTCAAGAGTTTGATTTTGCTTATAAGAATACAACAGAATTAATGAAAGAACAATATTTTTTAAATCCTGTAACTCAAACAACTCCTATTTGTACCATTAAATTTTCTGAATTATAAATAAATCTTATTGCTTTATAACAAATTTATTATTATCTTTGTAAAAAAAAATGCAAGAAATACAACCAACAGTAAAAGATAAAATCGCAAAGTTTCGTGAGTACCTTGATTATTTTGAGCGACATTATGATAACGTTCAAAAAGCATGGGCGTTAATTAATGAAAAATGTGACAACAAAGGGTTTAAATTTATGTATGATGATTTTATGTGGAATATCATAGATATGGAAGTGAAGTCACATGATGACAGTAAGTTATCTGTTCATGAATTTACGCAGTATCGGAATTATTTTTTTCCTGCATTTGGTGAAGAAAAAGACGGCTCTAGTTTTTTGGCCGCATGGGAACATCACAAAGAGCATAATGAACATCATTGGGAAAATTGGACGAAAAAATATGAATCTAATCCTTACTGTGATGTTTTCATTGTAATGAATGTAGTGGACTGGGTTGCTATGGGTTTTGAATTTGGTGATACAGCAAAGGATTATTATGAAAAAAACAAATTAAACATAAAAATTCCAGAACAGGCAATCAAATTAATGTACGAAATTTTTGATTGTATTTATACTGCATAAAGTTATATTTATATGTATAACAATGTATTATGAAAATTTACCTAGAATCAAAAACAATGGATGTCTATGACAGCAGAGTTGAAACTTTGCTTCAAATAAAAAGATTAAATGAGCTTTTAAATAAAGCTGCTGTTGAGTTACTTGATAGGGCAATTGTCCATGACAAATCAAAGCTAGAACAGCCTGAAAAAGATTTATATGATAAGCTTACTCCTCTCCTTAAAAAAGCCTCTTCCAATAGCGATGAATATAAAGACCTATCAAAGCAATATAAAATCGCCATTGACCATCATTATAAAAATAATCGACATCATCCAGAACATTATAAGAATGGGGTAAATGACATGACATTATTTGATATCATTGAAATGGCTATGGATTGGTTAGTTGATGTTGGTGATTCTCCAAATGATATATTTAAACTTCTTAAAGAAAATAAGGAAAAATACAATCTTTCAGATCAATTGGGATCAATTTTAAAAAATACATATAAAAAAATGAATAATGAATAATAGTTATTTATTCATTATTAGCTGAATAATAGTAAAATTAGTTTGTTATATTGGAATAATATCATTATCTTTGTAAAAAAAAAAGAAAATATGAAATTTATAGCAGATGATATAAAAGAGGATGGGTTATCCCACTTTGAACTTCGTAAGAAGTTAGAGCAAATATACCAAGAGGGAAATTTTAATAGCTCTAGTTTTTTCTTTAAATTACGAGAATTGGGTTACGAAATTATTCAACCTTTTGAATTTAAATTTACCCCAGCAAAAACATATACTTTATTATGTCCACATTCTTTTCCATGTTCATGGGGTGACTTTTATTTTGAAAAACCTGATATGCCTACTATAACGATTAGTGGAGGAGAGCTAGAAGAAACAGGTGAATGGGATTATGTTAATTCTACAATGAACAGTATTTTTTATGATATTTTCACAACAGAAAATGAAATAACGGAAGAATTAACAATTAAACTCATAAAAAAATATTTAGGAATTACGGTTGAAATAAAACAAATTAATAATTAAAAAATAAAATTATGGACTGGAAATCAGGAGAAGAACTATTTCAAGAGTGGATGGTAAAAAATCATCCCTATTTTTATCCATCAGTAAAACTAGCAATGATTTTTTTCATTTTTAGTTTTTTGTGGATGGGTTATATGCTGTTATTTTCTCATTGGACATATTACGATGAAGAACTAACAGTATTATCTGGCACTATGATAGTAGTTACTTATATCTATTATAGAGTAATGCTTGATAAGCATTTAACTAATTTTTTAAAATCATAAAAACATAACGTTATGAATTTAGCTAAAAAAATTTTTGAAAATTGGGTTGAAGAAAACTACCCATATTTTTATATTACATGGTTATTATTATTTGTCATAGGACTTATGGGTTCCAACAGTGTTTAAAATATAATGAATATCAAAATGTTTATTATAGGGGGGGAGGTGATTGGTCAGTTCAATTTAGGATTATAGATGAAAAATTGTATAGTTGGTCACCTCTACATAAATTATTGCATCGACAAATATTAATAGAAGTAACTGAGGAACAGTGGCGAGAAAGCAATAAAGGATACATTGATTAAAAAAAGATTGAAAAATATTAGGACTTATTAAATATATGTTTTATCTTTGTTCTTTATTAATCTTTAAAACAAAAAACAAATTATGAAAACTTTTTATTTTATTTTTGCATTGTTTATTAGTTCCACATTAACTGGTCAAAGTTTTTGCGTAGAAAAAATAATAAACCCCATTACTCCGGCACCTTGCTCCATTGAGGGGCATTCAGATACCTATGATGGGTGGTTAGTTCAAGTAGGTGTTTATCGACAATTTGTTCAACCACGAGAAGATACTTTTGCTTATTTCTTTATGGATGATGATGGAGGATTTTTCTCTTATTATATAGATAAAAATTATACTGAAGGTCAGGCGAAAGCAGCAGCAATAATTTACAGAAGTCTAGGCTTTTGTGATGCCATTGCAAAAATTAATCCCGTCAAAGTTTACCTATTTATTGGTAAGGGGCGGCAATTATAACATTTTTTAAAAAAGTAAACATGAAATTTAAAAAATTAATTACTCAGGAATCAATAGAACTTTATTCTTACGTAAAGGACTACATCACTTTACATAATGATACAGTCATTGGAATTTCAACAGATTCTCTATGCAAGAGTAATAAAATAGTTTACGCCACAGTTGTTGTGCTTTATCGTAAAGGTAAAGGTGGTCACGTGCTTTATCGCCGTGAATTCAAAGAACGTAAACTATATGGTAAAGCATCAGGTAAAAACTTTGAAAAACTTTACTATGAAACGATTTTGTCACAACAAGTCGTCGAAATATTAGAAGATTTTTCTCCATTAATTGATGTTAATTTAGATTTCAATAATGATCCTCTTTATTTTTCAAATAACGTATTGTTAGCCTCTATGGGCTGGTTTAAAGCAAAAGGTGTAAAGGTTTCTGGTAAACCATGTTGCTATGCTCAAGTAGCAGATGAAGTGGTTAGATGCGTAGGATAAAAACAACCCACTACTGTTTTATTATGGTGGTGGGTTGTTTTATTATTTAAATGTTAAGGGGGAGTAGCTTAAATTCCACTATTTATTAGAAATAGCTATAAAGCATGATAATTTTCCTTGAATCCAAAAATATAGGTCATAATAATTTAAAATTAACCGGAACTATCCCTAAATATCTTTATCCCTTATTTTATGATTTTGTTAACTATTGTAGAAATAAAATAGGTATAGATAATACCACAATAAATTTAAATTTTAAACAAGTTAAAAATAATGAAATAGGGTTTGTTAATTTTTCGAATGTTTTGAATGGGGAAAATAAAATTATTATAGATAAAAACGCAAGTTATCCCTTTTTATTAAAATACATAGCACATGAATTAACACATATAAAACAAATTATCAATAAAGAATTACAAATAAAAGAGGGGTTTTTTATTTGGAATAATGAGAGAAATATTTCCATAGCTGAATATAACATAATTATTAAAAATTATGATTTTGATACTTATAAAAATCTAGAATGGGAAAAAGAAGCTTATGATAATCAATATAAGATATTAAATGATTATATTAGTACGGACTCGCTTAAAAACTTAGCTACTCAGGCAACAGACCCAACCTTAAAATACATTTTATTAAATGCCTTTTAAAAAATTTTTATAAAATATGAATGATATAAATATAAATTGGAACCCCATTGAAACTATCCCCATAGATAAGATGGTTATGGCATATTTAATAGGTTTTATTAATGGAGAGTGTGAATTTTCATATAGTTTAGTAGCACTCAACAGTAAGACTTCACAAATAGAAGTATATACTTCTTTATTCCACAAAAAAGAATTTATTTTTAGTTTAGGGGCACATTATGTAGCATGGGCTGATCTTGATGATGAAACCATGCCATTTAAATTAAATAATATTTATAATTAGTTATGTCAGAAAGTACGATACAAATAGTAAAATTAAAAAGAGTAGACAAAATTCATAATAATATAAGTGATTATTGCCACCCCTTATCATTACTTGAGTTTATTGAAGAAAATCGTGAAACTCATTTTTTACTTAGAATTGAAACGCAAATATATTTCTTTCAAAAAGAAATAATAGATTTCGAAGTTGATGATTGTAATTATATGATTAGTGGCATGGAAGAAGATGCAGATCATATAATATTTCTGTCATATTATGATGGTGCCACATATGCAGATGAATTAATAGAGGAGAGTTTAATGAAATACTATAATGAAAAATAAATATGTATATTTTTTTTGAGGGAAGTGATAATAACAGTGTGGGGTATCATGGATCAAAGCGAGATTCCCTTATTTTTTATGATAGAAATGAACATGTAGATTACAATTTGTTAGGATACGGATTATATCTCACATCTTCAAAAAAAGAGGCATCACATTATTCTAAAGTAAAAGGTAATGAAGTAGGATATGTTTATAAAGTATTAATAAGCGGTAATATTGTTAATTGGTTAGATATTGTGCAGGAGAAAGAAAAAATCATAAAGTCTGATTCATCTTTTTATAACTATTTCATGGAAGATAATAAATATAATTTTGAAGATGGTATTTATGAAATTGATTTAAATAATTATTTAGAGTGGGATTTTTTAGAAAATGACCTGCCAGATTGGGCTAAAGATGATAACGGTAAACCGGGATATTTTATAAGTGGAAAAATAAATGGTCAAGAGATAAATCAAGAATATGGATACTCTGAAAAAGAAATAAATGAAAAAATAAAAATGTTTATTAACGGATTAAATATAAAAGATACTATGGCTGAAATTAATATAGGCAATCAATATTTTTACGGCAATAAAATAAAAAAAATAAATACCAATACTGTTTTTGCTTCTTACCACAATCTTTATACTTATCTTTATCTCAGGTTTAATACTACTAAAAAAGTATCCGAATATTTTGTTAAAATGGGAATAGATGGAGTAAGATATAAACAGGATACAATAGATTATGATGAAATGTCAAATGATAAACCTATAGTAACAGTAATTTATAATCCTAAAATGATAAAGGTATTAGATAAACTTTCAGTATAAATGATTCAACAGAAAAAGAAGATTTGCAAGGATTGTAATACCGAACAATATGTTTTTTCACATGGTCGGTGTAAGAATTGTGCCTATATTTTTAAGTTAAATGGTCAGGTTGAAATAGAGCAGCCTATAATTCTTCCAATTGAATTAATGGAAAAACTAACAAAAATAAAACAAGTTAGTAAGACTAATACTTATCAAGACAGTAAAGGAAAAAGATGGACAAGTCAAGAAATTGAGTTAAAAGTAAATAAGGCAAAAGCACAAAAAATAGATTCTTTCTTAAATGAGTATGGTTATATTTTTTGTGAAGATTGTAAAACCTCTAATGCATTTAAGTTTGATTGTTCACATGAAATAAGTGTTAAACAAGCAAAAGAAATTGGCCAAGTTGAATTAGCTTGGGATATTGATAATATAAAATTACGATGTAGGCCATGTCATCAAGAGCATGACAATTTGGCATAGTAAATGAATATATTAATGACAAAGTGACAATTTAAATGGGTTGGCACATTAATTGAATAAGAACAATAAAAAACTAAAACAAATATTATGGAAGATTTTGAAAAAATGTTAGAGCAACTTTTTAAAGGTTCAGGTTTTTATCCGGTTAATTTTAAGGTAATTTATACTGGGGGTAATGATCCTTCATATAAATCTGATTTTAATAACGGGGTTAAAAAAGAAAAAACTTTGGGTGATCTTTTAAAGGAAAAAGAACATGATCTTAATTTGGCTGAAAAAGAAGAGCGATATGAAGATTGTGCTAAAATCCAAAATGAAATTACTGATTTAAGGGAAAATTATGAAGTCAGGAATGAAAAACGAATTACTCTTAGAGATAAGATAAACTTAGCAGTCAAAGAAAAACGCTATATGGATGCTGCCAAGTTTAAGAAAGAGTTAGAAGAACTTGTATAAAAAAAAGGGGTTATGGATTAATTTTCATAACCTCTTTTTTATTTATTTTGATATTTATATAAAAACAAAGCTATGCCTTGTAAAATAGAAGCAATTGCTGCTGCTCAACGTGCAGCTATATTAAATCAAAACATATATAGTGCAGATAATGTTTATGGCCCATCACATCCTAATGCAAATCAGGAAGTAGGTTCTGATGATCCTCTTAACAAAAAGGGACGTGGAACAGGGGGAACTTTTGACACCTCTTTTAATGCTGGTAATTATACTGATAAGTTTGGTAGACCAGAAGTTTATAACAGTGGAAGACAAGCAGTTTATACCAATTTTTATAACCCTAATAATTCTTACGATACATTTGAATGCGTTTAATAACTGAGGTCAAACGAATAATTACAGAGGCTGTAAAATTAACTGATTTAAAAGATGCTATTTTAAGTCAAAAAGTTATTCAATTTAACTATGAGGGTAAGGAGGGTATAAGGAAAGTTGAACCAGTTTTAATAGGTAAAACTAAAAAAAATAATACTGCTATTAGAGCTTATCAAATTAATGGTGCTACTTCCACTCAAAATAATGAATGGAAGATTTTCTTGACCGATAAAATGTCTAATTTAAAAGTATTAGAATTAGATCAGGCAGAAAATAGACCTGAGTATAACCCCAACGGTGATGCAGAATTTAGAAAAATAGTTATACAGCGACCAACCTAATAATAATGAATTTTTTAGCAAGTGGCAAATTAATAGAATTAGTGTTAGCTTTAAGAATTTACAATCTTAAGTTTAATACAATCTATCGTCCAATATCTAAAATTAAAGACTCATATTATGAAATTGGTAATGAAAAAATGATTGTTATTACAGACAACATTAATGAAGCATTTACAGCTAATATTTTAAAAGGGGAAACTACTGACTATATAAATAAAATCATAGATGTTTTTTCCTTTAGGGGGAAATATTATATCATACAAAATCATGTGGTTAACTGGTGTCCAGTAACTAATCCTGAGATAATAAGTAATTTACAAAAGGAGTGTTTACGTTATAATGTCCCCCTTATAAATTACGATGAAAAAAAATTTGGCAATAATGGTTCACTGAAACACCATTATTGCCAAATGGAATCTTTTAACCCAATGTCACAAAATATCCCTATCTTTAAATAAGATTGTAAATGTCCAATCTTTGTTTTCCAGTTTTTTTATAATCAAAGTGTTCGCTGCAATACTCATATAGTCTTTCTCCCATATCTTCCCGAAGTTCTTTTTCATTTTGCAGCATTTTAAGCGACTTTATGAAGTCCCGGTGCGCTTTGCTATTATCTACTATAAAGCCTCCACCACAAGCCTTTAAAACTGCACTATACTGGGGTAAATCGGAAGCTACAACAGGAATTTTATGTAAAGCACTTTCAATTAGTTTCAACTCAGATTTATATTTATTAAATGCATTATTGACAAGAGGTACGATAAACACATCAAATTGATTCATGATTTTTAAATATGCTCTAATGTCCATAGACCACAATCTTCTGTAGTTTTGTTCATCGACTTTTAGATATTCATTTTGTTTGTTGTATCCCATTAAATAATTCTTATAGGCTGGATCAACTAAATTATAATTATTTGTGATTATGTGTTCATATTCACTCCAAACTCCATTATTATTTATTGTGACTCCACCATTAGGATTTATTTGTCTATTATCAAATCCAGCTAAAATAAACTGTATATTTTTCATTTTACTAAGTATGCCGATCTTTGACATAAGCTTCATATCATCTACGTGAGAGCTACTACCAGCCCAACCTATGGTAAACTTATTATTCTCTAATTCGCTAACATGCTTAGATTCATATTCATAATTTAGAGAATTAGGTACAATAAATATATTATTATTATATTTCTTTAATGCTTTATATATTTGTTCAGTAGAACAAATAACTGCTGTTACCTTCCCCACATAATTAAATAAAGTTTCAGTAGTTTTATTAAATTTGTTATATTGGTATAGATAGTGTGTCATGGGTACTTCCCAAAAATCATCTATATCCAAGATAATTTTTTTACCGCTGGTGAGGGTATTATCAATGAAATTTCTTATTGCTGGATTTTGTAAAGAAGAAAAATGTAAAAAGAATTTTTCTTGGTCTGAATTTATAGCATCTTCTACACCACCAAACTCTATATCATAATCTAAATTTTCATATAGGAAAATATGCGGGTCTTGTATTCTATATTTCTGTATCCCTCCACTAACATTATCGAAAATAAACATATATATTATTATTTAATTTTAAAATCATTAAAACTTCCTAAGACTTCTCTATACTCATAGAAATCAGGAATATTTGTATCTTCACACTTATCATTTATTTTATAAAAAAAATCATATAAATCTTGAGTGTATACTATTGATTTAGGGGTATCAATAGTATTTACAACCATTTTTTTTGATGTATACAATAACTTAGAAAAAACATCAAGACTGATTTTATGGTCTATTTTTTCTAAAATGATTAAGTCATAAAAATTCTCTTCAAGATTTATTTTTATTGAGGAACCATTATAATGGATAAATGTAATTTTAGATGTCTGATCAATAAAACATCTTTCGGTTGGATCATAGTTTACATCGTAAGACCAATCATTTTCTTTTGAATATTCTTTTAATAAATCTAAAGAATAAAGAATATTTATAATCGAATTAGATATAACCAATATGTTTGTCCAATCCCCCCACACAGAATTATCCACAATTATGGGTGAAAAGTGCTCTAGGAATTGGTAATTAACAGATGTGCCGAAAATTAACAAATCTTCCTGATTAATAGTATCAAGAAGATTTGTTAATTCCACCGCCTTTTTATGACTATAATCCACATTTAACGTTTTCTATGTTAAATATAAAATTATATTTTTTTAATTAAAGTTATATCCCTGTACAATTCGCATGATTTTTTTATCATATGGATAAGCAGCATTTTTGTTGGCATATCCAGCATCATAAATTGCGTAGGCTAATTTTTCAGCATCATTTAAATTAAAGTTAAACTTACCCTTATAGTTAGGGTGATCAGAATTGATTCTATCATATATAAATCTAACCCCAGCCTCTAAACCCGCACTTTTACTTTTAAATGCATAGAAAGAACATTTTTCATCACCACAGTCATCTTTATACATGACTGGTGCTTTTGTATTAGCATTTATGAACGCTAAAAAATCTGCGCTGTAGTAACTCCCCGTTTTTTCTTTCAAATTCAAAAAGTTATAATATTTTGCAGCTAATGTGCCCAATCTTTCTTCTTTTGCATTGATATTTTCAATGACTATCATCCCAGTTATTACAGAACTATTCAAATTACCATATTTTTTACATAACGTTTTGATAATAGGATGTAATTCGTTAATAACATTTTGTATATATTCAGATTTAGCATACTGAGTTATATTGGCATACCTCTCAGAAAGATTAAATCCTTTGCTACGAATAACTGTTTTTTCGACTGCTAGTGGTTTGTTTAACATCTGAACTATATGTTCATTTGTCACATTATAGTTTACAATATCAACACATTCAATATTCTGTGTACTAGTGGTGAATATTATTACTAATAATAAAAGGTTTAACCCAAAGATTCTTTTTTGTATAATTTGTTTCATGTTAAATATAATTTTTTCATATATCTTTTAAATATAATAAATAAATATGAAAAAGATACATAAAAAGAACACAATTATACAAAAATATTAATTATTTGTTGTTTTTCGAATAAAATATCATCAAAAATAGTATTTTCTCCATCTTTTATTATTAATCTTTGTCTGCTGGGCAAATAAAATGCACTATAATTGCAATTTTCTTTTAGACATTTATCTGATATAATATACCCATTGTTGGTTTTACTTAAAATAAAAAACTCATCAAGTAATGACAAGCAATTAAGTGGAGCTTCTAATACTTCACACAATTTGATTTCTAAATTCATACAATCTTCTTTAAATTTAAAACCGGAAGATGATGGATCAAGTTCACCAGCTAAAAAATATTTACCATGTGTCATAAAATCTTTTTTAGAGATTTTACCACATATCCAAGCGGTAGTCATGTCTTTTAATATCCTAACAAAATAATACTGATCACATTTTTGATGCAAGCTATGAATTGAAATGCTATTATAATAATGTAACTGGGGTATTCCAGAAACCTTTTTAGTTTTAACATCTATTTTCACACCATTAATAAGTAAGTCAGCATCTTTTGTTCCAATATAATTATCTGTTTCGTTTAGACCCAAAAAATCTAAAACAATAATTTCACCAAGGGCACCATATATTTGTGACTTACCCTCTGTGAAACTATTTTTTATTTTAGAAAAATTATAAAGTTTTTTAGAACGTTTTATTTGTTCGGGGGTTATTTTTACTTCTGTAATTATTCTGCTAGACATAATATTTTGTTTCTTGCTCGTGTTACTGCAACATAGGCTGATTGTAATCTTTCTAATTGTGAAGTATGTTGGTTTTTCACACTGAAAATATCTTTAAACGATGGAAAAACTGTATCATACGACTTTCCCTGTGAAGTGTGTGATGTTCCACCATAAGTGTATTGTATTTCACAAAAAAAATCTATTAATGCATTTTTAGCATCCCAAAATTTTTCATATGGTGATAATGCATGTAAAGAATCATGATCACTCAAATAATTTAAGATTTCTTTAAATCTTTTATTGTCCACAACAGATGTAGGAATAAAAGTTTTTTCGTTAATATCGTGACACCAATATTCTAGTTCTTCAACTTTTATTTTAGAAACATCAATATTTAAAGTTTCTGAATATAATAATCTCAAATTAGCTTTAGAATTATATTTTACTGCCATGTCTTGAAATTGCCAAACTCCTTTTAGATTGGTAATCCACACTATGGCAAATCTCATTTTACGTTTCCCTCTAATTTCTCCTAATTCACCATTATTTAATTTTAAAATATTATTTTCATAATAATTTGTTTTTGAAACAACAAAATCACCCGGCTCAAAATGAAAAGGTTGAGGATTTAGTTTTGATCTAATATACCGGCCAGCTTCTTTATAAGAGTACTGTGTATAAGAAATAAACTTACAACCTAAAGGGTTTTTCTTAAATTCTTCAATCATTTCTTCAGCAAACTGATACTTATCATAAGTTATTCTTAAATGTTTTAATTTTTGGTTTTCGAGTTGTTTCCAGATTAAAGGATCAAATTCTTTTCCCTCCAAACCTTTGTAGATTTCAGTACGAAATAATTTACCAATCTCTGAAATTTCACCACCATAGCGATAAGGATATAATAACTCAAATGTTTTCAATTTAAAAACAGGTGAAAACAATTCGCCGTTTTTCCGTTCGATGGGAGGTAATTGACAAATATCTCCAACAAAAATTATAATAGAGTCTGCTCTTCTTATTTTTTCGATAATCATTAATTGTCGATGACTTACTTGTGAACATTCGTCAATGATAATATATTTAGCAAGTGCCAAGGGTGGCTTTACCAATGTTCTTTTACCCTTTTTACTATATGTATATTTAGGAACTGGAACAAAATCAGTAACTCCATCCTCATTTGTAACTGGTCTACATTGTAGTGCAGCAGCAATTGTTTCAGCAGAATATTCATATTTAAAATTACCTAAGAAATTCTTTGCTACCCCCAACGCTTCATGTGCTAATGCACACACCAATATTTTATCATCTGGCTTTGCGACAGACTCAACAATTTGTCCACATACATGAGATTTACCATGTCCAGCAGGGCCAATAATTACAATATCTTCTCTTTCGCTGAGAATATATTGACAAGCTTCGCGTTTAACTGTTTGCTGATTTTCATGTGATTTTTTTTGTAAATCAGTCATTTTCTTTTTGTTTTATTTTGTTGTTCTAAAAGTTTTTTCTCACATTCAAATTTTTGGTCTAGTTGACTACATTGGGTATTAAACTGCCCAAATAAGTCGGGGAAATGTTTTTTAACCATTGCAGGTCGTGATCCATCTTTATAAGTCCATGCCCCACCTTTAAATTCTACATGATTTGAATAATCAATAATTTTTTGACCTATTTTGATTTTAAATTTATTACTTGAACTACACATATATTACAATGTTAATTTATTTAAAATGTAAAGAAATCCATGTTTTTCACTTAATTCGTTAATTTTATCCACAACATCTTCTTTGTCGAAATTGTATATATCTGAGTCTTCAATATTATCTATTAAAGAAAGTTTATTTCTTAGTGATTCTATGTCACAGGTATATTTAACATAAGTTAAAATATCATCATCATCTAACCTAGATAATATATCACTACTATCAGAATTATTTGTAACATATTTTGTTAATACGTCATCATCTATATTATCTAATACTTGACTTATAAAAGAAGTATCTGTAATATACTTTATGATTACTTTTACATCTATTAAATCTAATATTTGTTCGTTAGTTATTTTCTCTCTCATATTTTATAAAGTTTTGTCGAATTGTAAGAAAAATGATTTTAATTATTTCTTCATCTATATTTTCACGTAAATTACTATTAGCATAAAGAAGTTTAATTTCATTAACGCTTTGCTCTGATTCTTCTAATAATTTCTCAAGGGTGAGATCGCCTCTGCGAATTGAAAGTAGATAATTAGCATCTGGACGTTTAACAATTAATCCTTGCCCTAAAGCAATTTCTTTTGCCATAGTGAGTAATCTCACACAATGCATAAGATTTTTTCCATCAATTTGCTGGTTGTGATTTTTTACATCAACATATCGGTCTGTATTTCTTTCTTTTAACCATTGTTGATATTCTCTATAATCTTTGCAATGTTGAGAATAAGAATTTTTATTAAAGAAAAGATTGCAAATGAATGTATAAACCTTTTCTTTTGGTATAGATGAAAGCTTAACCTCATTAGATTCAGGGCCGCATAATCCCTTGAAAGAAGGATTATAAAAAACAGCATATCCATCCATGATATTAGGAATTTTCACCAAACCAAAATTATCTTGATTAAGGCCATATTTTTTAATATATTTTTTAAGAGAGGTAGATTTACCACTGTCCAAGAGAACAAAACAAAAATCCTCAATCGTTTTACGTTTAATTTTTTCTTTATCCCAGTTCATCTTTTTGTTAGTACCTTTAGCTTTAGACATATTAGAAAACGCAAAACCTAAGAAACTATTACCACATTTTTTACTGAGAAATGCAGCTCTATTTTCGATGAATGGTTTAAAATCATCATGGATATACATAATATCCTTTTCATTAGCAAAAACCATCTCTAGAATAGTAGAATTACTTGTTTTAAGTAGCTCTACGAACCTTTTAAGTTCAAACGCTACATCATCCTTAGAAAATTCTATTTGGGGCATATAGCCATCCGTGAGTACAGACTGTGCGCTTTGACAATAAACGTGTTTATAATCATAGTCTGAACCTTTGTGGTTTGTACCGTAAGCCCTTGAACCTACCAATACACTGTAAATGATTGTTCCTTCTTGTATATTTTTCATGATACAAAGATAAGTTATTTATACCTCAATAACAAATTTATTAGAGATAATATTAAAAAAAAATGTTATTTGGAAGTTAAACTAACTGTTTAATATTAACAGTTAGTTCATTTTTTTGTAAAGTCAATTGATTTAAATTTTCAATTAACAGAGTATAAAATTTTGATGAGTCGATTATTCCTGCTTCATTTAAAAGTTCTAATTCTTCCAAATCAATTTCATCACTTAGAATATTAAAATCCTGTAAGATTCTAAGTGATGTTGCAGCACCATTATATTCATAGCAAGAAACTACTCCCGCAAATATAGTAATAATTTGATTAATGTTCATATTTACTTTGTAAATTGATAGGTTAAATAATAATTTTCACAAAGATATATCATTTTTTGTAACTATGCAAACTATATAGATAAAATGATATATTTAATCGACGAAATATAATTCCCTTGAAAATCTTTCAAAATAGTTGCCTACTAAGTATCTGGCCTCTGAAAATTCTTTGATAGAAAACTCCTCCACCGCTTTATAGAAACCTTCATATAAATATATTTCTTTAATTTCCTCTTGTGTAAGATCATCTATATTTAGTACTTTATATTTTTTTGATTCTAAGTTAATTTTACGTATATCTTGTATGGGTATACCTAATACAACCATAACACTTATAGAAAGACCATCATGGCTAGGTTCAACAAAAAGTATTTCATCCATGAATTCGTTAAACCCAGATAAAATATAGAATTGCCGATCATTTATTATAAGTTTTTTATTATTCATGTTTATTGAAAAAAGTTTTTTACACCCATTTCAAAAATAATGGGATTTATATATTTTCCGTCGCTAAATAGAGAATTACTATTATATCTTTTCCCATGAGAAATTTCACAGCCAACGTATAACTCTGTATTTTTATAGAAAAAATTCTTGTAAAGAGTTACCTCTATTTGTGCTCCCACGGTAACCCGTTGATGTTGAAAATTATATCTTGTAAAAGCATTACCTTCAATCCATCCCAATAACTGATTTCGCATTAGACCTATATCAATCGTCATAGTATTGGCGCGTTCCTGATCTTTTTTAAGTAAATCATAAAAACTTTGATAACCAATTTGGATACCATAGGCCAATGATCGTTATTTCCAAAAATTAAGAGGTGTCAATTTTCGAAAGCCAATTTCAAAACTAACTCCATTAGCTCCTACCTCTGGTTCATTATTTACGATGATGTTATTTACCCCTACGTTAAAGTATGAAGTATAACGAAAATTATCGGTTTGTCCTTTTAAAGAGAAAGAACAAAAAACTGCCAAAATAATAATAATGTTTTTCATAAAAATTGTTTATTGCTTGACTATTTGTAGCCAGCGAGTTTTAATAAATTTAAAATAATCATCAGGATTAAGACCATAATTTCCTATTGACCATCCATCCTGCAATTCAACTAATACGGTTTCGTTTTTATCAGTTACAGCAACATCAATACTATAAGCTTTAATTCCAATATTCATTATCTTTTCACTGATATATAAAATATCGTTTATAGTATCAACATTAGGAAATAACATAACAGCACCACTATAATTACAAGCTTTTAATATTTCTGCATTGAGTATATAAACTCTCCATTCACTTTTTATATTTATAACATCTTGAAATAAAGCAATTATATCTTTATTTTCCACATCTTGAGTATACATTAGATAATCATCCTCTTTTTTTTGTACAAAGGGATAAAATTCTTTATGTTTACCATAAGGTTTAACAAATATAGGTTTTTCATGTAAATTACAATTAGATATTTTATCTAACCATAATTTACGGCCTAAAAGAAAACTATTTAGTTCTTGAAATTTCAACATATCTATAGGAGCTGGAACATTAACTCCTAACTCTTCTAAATATTGACTTGCTGATTCAACTGATCCACAAATAATGTTTTCATCATTAATAGGCACAGTATCAATTGTATTAAAATGTTTTACTTCAATATCGTTATTTATTGCCCCAATTTGTGCAGATGTAGTGAAATCCCATATTGGATTTTTGTCGTTTGTTTGTATGTATAATTTCATAAATTAATAAATTGATAATCTTGGTAAAATTTTGTTATATGATATAATATCTTTTTCTATCAATATATATTTCCGATTAAGTTGTTCACATGCTTCTATCCAATTAAAAACAACTGATGAATAGAATGTTATAATGGCATCCTTATCATTCTTAGTCAAGTCAATAACATTATACCTATTTTTCAAAAACATCACAATAGTATACGGTGATATTTTAGTACCATGTAAAAATAGTTTACTATTTGCTATGTTAGTAGCCCCATTATTGGGATCAACAAACCATTTATTAAACTCATCAATGTTTAACATTTCAGGAGTTAATACTATAGGTGGTTTCTTTTTAAATATTTTTTCAAAAAAATTTTTCATAAAGTTCATAGTTTACTTATTTTAATTTTCCAATCTTTAAGAATTTCATCGCGAAAATTCATGACATCAGTTTCATCTATTTCTATTGGCCCATATATATGCTCTAAAAACTCACCTATTTGTGACCTACTTAGTTTATCACTTCTTAGAAAAATACCCGCATGAGCATATGTTGCCCCATTTTCAGGATCAACAAACCACTCGTTAAACTTATCTATGTTTAACATATCAGGGGTTATTTTAGTTTTTATCATCGGTGGAATTTCCTCTACTTTAACAAAAACCCTGCAAAACCAATTATATAACTTCATATTTTTATTTTTTGTAAATATATAAATATATTATGACAACTCCTAATTATTTTTCAATTTTTTGTTTACCCCATCCGACGTTAATCTTTCCCTCATCGTTAAAGGTATATGACAAAAGATCGTTTAAGATGTTTTCATCAAATCCTTCAGCAGCCAGAGAACAATCTTCTCTTTGTTCGGTAATATTAACAATATTGTCTTTCGCATTAATTAGAGCGAATACATTTGATTCTATTGTATCAATATAATTAACAAAATATACCTCAGTAGTATTTGTTTGATCAATTCTAATGAACCGAAAATACCATTGTGAAATAGCTGGCATATTCCAACGTAATCCCTGTACTATTGCCACGTCAACATAGCCCATATTTTTACCAGCTTTCAAGCTTTGTTGAGTACAGATTAAGATACCATTTTCACTTGCTTCATATTCTTTTAATACTTTTTCTCGGCTTTTTTTATCAATTGATCCCGTATAGACAAAAATTGGCCGATCAAACATTTTATTAAATTGAGTCTCATAAAAATCTACAACGTCTAACCTTGTACAACCAATGGCTATTTTTTCATTAGGGTGGCTTCTACAAATATCAACACATTTCAATAATTTGGTATTAATTCCCCCTTTAATTCTTCAAATCGTTCTGGATAAATTGTTGTTTCAATCAAAAGATTTAGTTGGCGAATAATTCTAAGCGCAGAATCTTTACGGGAATTGCCAGTGCTGTCATAATATGCACGAATATAGTTACCAGTTTGTTCCAAAATATCTTCGTGTAACATTTTTTCGTCAAATGTCGGATTAATCAATATATGGTTGATATTGTACTTATCTGCTGCAATGTCCTTAAATTTTCGAATAAGCAATACAGTGTCCAACAAATTAATTAATTCAGTTTCATTGTAGATGTCTTGGTTTTGTTTACTAATCCCAAATACTGACTTTTTAGCTGGGCAAAAACATCTCTTAAAATCACTAAATCCCTTATATGATTTGAAAGGCTGGCCTATTTTATCATTTTTAGTTTTAATAATTTTGTTTGGTTCTCCTTTTACTTTTTGCTCAATATACCAATTTTCGCAATTATTTATGTATGTTCCATTATAAAGAAAATCTATTAATGGGAAATATTCTGCAACATTGTTACTTATTACAGTTCCTGACATACATAGCTTTCTTTTAGCTGAAACAAACAAATTTCGCACAGCTTTATAGGTATTGGAAGTATAATCATTCATGTCTTGACATTCATCAACAATAACATCAAAATCAAATGATTTCATATATTTTTTAATCTGGCGAAAACCAAATTTACTAGTATTATCACCTGCTTTATTGCGCTTTATTGTTCGTGCCAAAAGCTCTGTTGTAAAAATATAATAATCAACATCTTTTTTAATGTCAGATGGTGTCTTAACAATAACAAATGATTTTTTATTAGCTTTAAGAAAAGACAACCAATCTTTTTCGACTACTTTAGGAAAAACCAAACATTTTTTTCTATGTGTATATTCTGCCCATACAAATGAAGTTATAGTTTTTCCTAAACCTTGTTGGTGTCCAACTAAACTATAAGGTTTAGACAAAATTTTAACAATATCTTCACTTTGATACCAAAGAGGGTTGATTGATTTTCCACCGTGATTTTTTAAAGTACAATTGTTAACATAATTTTTTACTTCCTCAGAAACAACAATATCCTTATACTTTGTTAATTGATTAGGATCAACAATAGTTCTAAAACGCTCACCCTTACGTTTTTTCTTTAGACCTATAATTTGCTTCAACCTAAAAATAACTTTGGGTTTTGTTAATTTGATTTTTTGCCATTCTTCTGAAGATACCGTTGGGGGTTGTTGTTGGTTAGCAAATTCGTTGAGGATATAAATTGCCTTTGTATATTTTTCTTCTCCTTGGTGTGTTTTAATTTCAAACAGTAATTTTTTTACAACAAAGGGGAAGGCTAATTCTTCAGTGATTTGGCCCAACTTAAAAGAAAAATCATTTTCATTTAAACTGTCGGACAAAGTACTAACCGTATATTTTTTGCGATCAATTTTTAGTGCAGCGATTTCGTTTTTAATATCTAAGTGATTGGTATAATCATCACTCATGGTATTATTATCAAATTCACGACCTTGACAGTTTTGGAAAAACAATACTTTTACGGGATACTTTAAATCATAAGCTGCAAACGCATTTTTCATCTTATAAGCCCCTAAAAAATTTAAATTTTCATTAATAAATTTAATTTGTGCAGAGTAATAAAAATCATCCATCAAATATGTATCGGGAACAATCAATACAATAAAACCATATTTTTTTGTCCAGATAACAGATTTTTCCAATATGTAGTTTTGTGCTGTTTTATTTCCGAACTTCAAATTGAAGGGTGGGTTGGCCACAACATAATCAAACTTCTTTTCTTGATTGAAGTTTAATATATCACAGTTTATGATTTTTTGATTGTTAAAAAGATATGAAGCAATAGTAAATACTTCCTCATCTTTCTCTACCCCAGTAAAATTACCTGACTCCACGTTATTGGCAAAAACTCCAATTCCACAAGTAGGATCAAATAACGTAGCGTGTTTTTCTACTCCTAAAATACTAGTAATAGTGTTGGCACTATCAATAGAAGTAAAAAACTGTCCTTGCTCTTCATCACGTTTTGCCCTAATAAAATCAGAAAAGGATGAATGCTTTTTCCGCTCAACCCCTGAAATTGCCCCATGACCACTATATACACTGAAAATATTGGCTTTAGTTAGAAGTTTTTCATCACCTCTAAGATTGTACCTTGCTTGTTTAATACAAGCTGCATTTAATAATGCCCGTTGTTCTTGAGGGATTGTTTGGGTTGATATGTTATATCTCATGGAATCTCATTTTGTTATTTGATAATAGCAAAGATACAAGATATTCACAACTTTATCTAATTTTTTAGCAATATTTATATAAAAAAATATGAACTACATAAAGTATATTTTAATAGGGGTGGGGCTTTTACCTTTTATTTTGTTTGCCCAACAGACCTATCTTTTTGATGCAACATATTTAGAACCAATAAATGATTCTATTTCTCTATATGAAATAAAAATGGCTAATTTTGAAAATAGCTATCAGAATTTTCTCTACTATGAAGTAGAGGGAGAAACTTTTGATTATTCAACTAATTCTAGTAGGGAAAAAATAGTAGGTACTTATGATGAAAGAGGCTATTCATTTTATCATTTTAATAATGATAATTACTTAGAACGTTTGGATAGGAACATATTTAATGGTTCTTTAAATCGCGTAATAGATGGGGACACTTATTGGATGAATATACTAGTACCAACGTCACAGGGGCGTTTTAAGACAACTAGATTAAAAGTAAGACTCTATAACTGTGATGCTTATGAAAAAACAACCATGACCCTTTACAATAAAGATTTAAAAAGAAGAGAAACAGATCAGGAACATGATCAACGACTGGTAAAAGCAAAATTAGCTAAAAAATATGCTGAACATTTGTTGACAACAATCCCCTTTACTATTGTTTATAAACATAAATATAGAAATTCAAGGATTGTTGCCACGATAATGTTTAATACTGGAAAAACCATGAAACAATATTTACAAGAAGCAGATTTGCTGACAGGTAAATATGAAACATTTTAACTAATAAGCTTATATAGACTTTTCTTATTTATGTTAGAAATAGCTTCATCAAAAGTTATTTCATTGTTATCATTTAGATAAGAAAAAATAGTTAACAAAGGTTTTTTATTTTTATCAAAGTTTATTGATTTACTTGCTTATATTTTCTTTTAAGAATTCAAACTTCTCTCTGACAGGAGTAATAATGGTTTCATAATTTCGTGCAAGTTTATCTAATTGTACCTTTAAATCTGGAAAAGATGCTACTACCTCTTCAATTTCATTATTAAGAATAACAACAACTAACCGCCATTTTGAAGCAATATCTCCATTAAATTGAGAAAAAATAATATAACTATTAGACTTTACTTTTAACCTATTAAAATTCTCATCAATGATGACATATCCTTCAAAATTTACGTCACCATATTTTACGTTTTTCAGAGAATCTACCATTTCTTTTTCGTCTTTAAAAAAATATTGTTTAGGTCGTTCAATATTGTGTTTTTGAGCAAATTCATCTAATGCTTTCTGATCTCTTTCAATGAAAGAGTCAAGCTCTCGAATTGCTAATAAAACAAAAGATTACTCCTCTATTTTATCAATAAAAAACATCTTTAGAATATCACTTAGAAGTATATCTTCTTTAGTGCCATCACTAAATTCTTGATACATCCATGCATTGAAAAAACCATTATTTTTCAACCAGATTATTATCTCCTCATCAGATATTTTCATGTAGGTATGCCTTAAAAATTGCAACAGTTTCCTTTCCAATTTGATTTTTTACATCACCACCCTCTAATTTATTTGCAACTAAAGCATCCATTTCCTCTTTAAAGACATCTTGTATAACCCATTTTACAATGTCACCAGTATCTTTCATAGTTGGTTGACGATCTTCACAAATTGTTGTAATCGCTTGAATTACCCTATTTTTAGTAACTGCATACTCAACAAATTCTTTTATTGAATTTAGTTTTTCAATTTCAATTGGATTAAAAGTCTTTTCTTTTCCTTTGGTATTTTTGTGTTCTTCACCCTTAGATTTAAAGATTAAAAATTCATCCTTATACATTGCCGTACAAACAATTCCTTCACCAATACCACTAATTCCAAAATACCTTCCAATGGGGCATTCATTTTCAACATCTTCAACAATAGTATCTAATGCAATTTGACCTGCTTTAGCATCATTAAAGTCAATAGTGACTTTATAGGTATCAAAACAATATGTATTAAAACATCTAATTGACTCATTAAAGGGTAGAAGAGTTTCAATTTCATCTGTCACCCAAATTCTTTTATAAGGTTCTCCGACTGTTTTACCGTCTTTTATAAGACAAATGGAATAAGCCATAAAGAATTTAGGCAACCCATTGATTGCAACTTTTGCTTGGATATTTCCACCAGCCCATTCACCATATAACACAATTTCATCATACTCTATTTCAGAAAATTGATTATCGTTTTGGATAGATTCAAAATATTCTGTAAAATATTCAAGGTTTGCATAAACCCACTCACTGAACCCCATGTGCCCAGTCCATCCATCTAACACAGCATTTTTGCTAAGTGTTTTAATTTCTTTTGTGAGAGGGTTATAACCAAGACCTGCGTTTGTGCCATGTGCCTTTACGGTACACATAAAAGTAATAACTGGAAGAGGGATTGTTTCATCATAAATGACAAAACCATTTTCTACACCTTTGAACCAAGTTTTATGTTTTACAGTGTTAATAATATTTAAATAGCCTTCTGTTTTTATATATGTTTTCATTTGTTTTATTTTTGTAGTTTAAAAATTAATTCATTATATTTGTTGGGAATACTATTGTACCAACCAATATAAATTTCCGATTCAAATTCCATCCACTCCCCACTATAATACAAGTCTTACAACTTTTAATAATAAAAAATAGAAAAATGTTTAATTTTATTATTTTTTATGCTATTTATTATTATGGAACAAAGATACAAAAAACTTTCTAAATATGCAAGAGATAATGGGATTAATTATCGCACAGCATGGAATTATTTTAATAAAGGGCTAATCAATGGAGCTTTTAAAAACGATATGGGAACAATTCTTGTTCCTGTTATTGAAAAAAAACCTGAATTAACTAATAATAAAGCAGCGGTATATGCTAGAGTTTCCTCTAATGATCGAAAGCAATCTTTGATTGAACAATTAGAACGACTTAATAATTATTCTGTTAATAGTGGTTATCAAGTCGTACATTCTGTAAAAGAAATTGGTAGCGGTATGAATGATAACCGACAGAAACTTTCTAAGTTACTTAATCAAGATGATTGGAATGTTTTAGTAGTAGAAAATAAAGATAGATTAACCAGATTCGGTTTTAATTACTTAAAATTACTTTTAGAAAAACAAGGTAAAACCATAGAGGTAGTAAATCAAGCTGAGGATGATAAACAAGATTTAATGGCAGACTTAATCAGTGTTATTTACAGCTTCTCAGCAAGAATGTATGGATTAAGACGTAAAAAAAATAAAGAAGAAATAATAAATTTTTTAGAAAATTAGTGTATTTAGTCGAAAAACATATAGTCGGGCAAAGCCATAAATATTACGATGAATGTGATAAGTTATCATATTTATCCAAGAATTTATATAATGCCAGTCTGTATAAAATCCGACAGCACTATAAGGAAACTAAAAAACATTTAAGCTATCCAGAAGTCTATCATAAAGTTAAAACTAGCGTTGACTATAAAGCACTACCTGCTAAAGTTAGCTGTCAAACCATTAAAAAGTTAGCTGAAAATTATAATTCTTTTTTTAAACTAGTAAAGGCTTTTAATGATAAGAAAATTGAAAACTTTCCATCAATTCCAAAATATAAAAAAGAAAAGTACGGTCAGCTAGAACGGTTTTTAGTAGTTTATCCAAAACAAGCTTTAACGCTTAGAACTTTTAAAAAAGAAGGCAAAATACAACTTAGTAAGACTAATATAAAGTTAACCACTAAAGTTAGTAATTGGAATGATATAAAAGAGGTAAGAATAGTACCAAGGAAAAAATACTATATAGTTGAAGTAGTATATTTTAAACTTGAAAAGGAGTTAAAGCCTGATAATGGAAACTATGCTTCAATAGATGTTGGAATTAATAACTTAATGACTGTCGCTTTTAACAATAAAAGTATAAAGCCTTTAATTGTTAATGGTCGTCCTTTAAAGAGTTATAACCAGTATTTCAATAAGAAACTAGCAAGTTTTAAAAGTGAGTTAGAGGTTAAGAATAAAGTTAAAACTTCAAAAAGGATTTCTTTATTAAATCTAAAAAGAACTAATAAGATAAACGATTATTTGCATAAGGTTACGACCGAGTTAGCGAATCAAATAGAGCTTCAAGGTGTTTGCCGTGTAATTTACGGACGCAACAAAGAATGGAAGCAAGACGTTAATATAGGTAAGAAAAATAATCAGAATTTTGTCAGTATCCCGATGGATAAAATGCGAAGCATGTTGGAATATAAGTTAAAGCTTCGCGGTATTGAGATGGTTGAACAGGAAGAAGCTTATACATCAAAGTGTAGCTTTTTGGATTTGGAACCAATAAAAAAGCATGAAAAATACGCTGGTTATCGGAAGAGTCGTGGCATGTTTAAGAGCCGTGAGAAAGGCTTAATAAATGCCGATTTAAATGGAGCGTATAATATAATGCGAAAGGCAATCCCGAATGTTTATTCGGACGGGACAGAGGGCTACGGAGTTAGCCCAGTGGTGTTGAAGATAAAACGATAAATTTTATCTTCAACCCACAAACAAAATATATTTCTATATATTTTGATACTCTTCATCTGAAAGATATATAATGTGTGTATTTTCATCTTCTAAGTAATGAAAATCAACTAGTGGATATTTTTCTTGACATTTCCCAATGATTTCTTTCCCAAGATTTTCATAAATATCAAAATATGAACAGTATGGCTCATAACTTATATCAAGTGCCAAACATAAAGATACAAAATCTTTTTTTGTTATAGCATACTTGTTTATTAGACTATTCAATAATGTTTCCATAAAAATCTTTATCTTTTAACAAAGATAAAATAAAAAAATGATTATTCCAAGTAATAGAGGTTAAAATAATATAAAAAGAGTGAATTTTTATTACTTTTTGAAAAACCATAGTGTTTTGTTCTGGATGTTATTGTGGAGCATAATGAACAAATTCTTTGCTCTTCTCGCTCATATTTTTCACCACATATTTTTTCTCTGCACCTATCTTCATAGTCATATTTGTCATAAATCCATTTATGAGAATGAGTAAGAGACTCAGATATTTTTGTTAGTTCTGGTTTTATCGGTGATGTTGTAAGCACCCAATTAGAATAATATTCATAATAAATACATTCATATGTTTGTGCCGGAAGAAGATTTATGGTTAAGATTAAAAAACTAATTATATTTAAAAGCTTCATAGGTTTTTCTTATAATTAGGGTTGCCAACAGTTTTTATAATAAATGATTAATAATGTTTTTTTATGAAATTTAATGCTATTTATGGATAATGAAAAACTCAATAAAATTATCAGAATTTGCTAAAAGGCAGAGTATTACTTATCGTACTGCTCAAAATTGGTACTATAATGGTAAAATACCTAATTCCTATAAAGTTAATAATCATATTTACATTGAAATAAATGAAATAGAAGAATTTATTAACCCTAAAATAGTAGTATACGCAAGAGTATCTTCTAACGATCAAAAAGATGATCTTAATAGGCAAATTGAAAGATTAAAATCTTATTGCGCTGCTAAAGGTTATATCATCTCTAAAGTTTATTCTGAAATTGCCAGTGGGTTAAACGATAATCGTAAACAGTTTAATGCTATGCTCAATGATAAAGATGTCAATAAAATAGTAGTAGTCTCTAAAGATAGACTCACTAGATTTGGGTTTAACTTTATTAAACTTTTAACCAAAAGACTAAACATTGAAATTGAAATTATTGATCAAACCGAAAAAGAAGAAAATTTAATAGAGGATTTTGTATCTATTATTACTTCTTTCTGCGCTAAAATTTACGGTAAAAGAAGTGGTAAAAATAAAATTAAAGAAATAACTAATATCCTTTGAAGTTAACTGAAAAACATATAATCAAAGCTAATCATTCTTTCTTTAAAGAATGCGATGAACTATGTTTCAAAAGTAAAAACGTCTATAATAGCAGTCTTTATTATTTTAGACAAAATTTTATCCATAATAACGATTATAAAAACTATTATGAAACTTATTACGAATTAAGAACTAGTGAAGCTTATCAAGCATTGCCTGATAAAGTTAGCAAACAAACACTTAGAATGCTTGAAGGAAATAAATCTGCTTTCATTAGAGCTATTAAAGATTTTACTAAAAATCCCTCTAAGTATAAAGGTCGCCCTAAACTTCCAAAATATAAACATAAAACAGAAGGTCGGTTTGTTTGTGCTTATGAAAGAGGTTCAATTAGTAAAAAAGTATGGATTAAAGAAGGAAAGATAGGATTATCTCAAACTAATATAAAAATTAATCCTTATAAAGCTACATTTGATAATATCTGTCAAGTGAGAATAATCCCTAAAAAAGGTTATTTTATTATTGAACTTGTTTATGAAGTATTATTGAAAGATAGAGTATCAGATAATAGAAAGTATGCAGCTATTGATTTAGGATTATCAAATTTATGCACAATAACTTTTAACGAAAAAGGCTGTCAACCGATAATCATTAACGGAAACGGATTAAAGAGCATTAATCAATTTTACAATAAGCGCAAAGCGGAATTACAAAGTAAACTTAAAAAAGAAAAAACAAGTAAACAATTAAGAAAAATAGCATTAAAGAGAAACAACAAAATTAACAATCAGATACACAAAATAAGTTCTTATATAGTGAACCAAATAGTTTCAAGGGGAGTAAGCAAATTAGTAATTGGTTATAACCCGGAATGGAAACAAGGCATAAATATAGGGAAGAAAAATAATCAGAATTTTGTTAATATACCGTTCAAAAAATTGACAGATCAACTTCAGTATAAGCTTGATATTAAAGGAGTAGAATTAATATTAAGAGAAGAGAGTTATACTTCAAAATGTAGTTTTTTGGATTTGGAGGATATAAAAAAGAAGGAAAAGTATTGTGGCTACCGAAAGAGCAGAGGCATTTATAAGAGCTATGAATATGGTGTAATAAATGCTGACGTTAATGGCAGTTACAATATAATGAGAAAAGCATTCCCCGATATTTTTATGGAGGGGATAGAGGGCATTGCCGTATGCCCAGTGCGCGTTAACGTCGCATAAATTAAATTGCATGGTTTTTCATGTAATTTGGAAATGGTAACGCCAATATAAAATATTGTTCCCAAAATATAGGCATATATATCCATTATGTCATAAGTTTTAGATGGTATATATATTTGTAAAATCTCGTAAATAATTAATAATAATAAAGTTAAGAAACTATGAAGATAAAGATTATACTTTTTTTCATTAGTGAAGGGATAAAAAAGTGCCATTATTCCTCCACTTGAAAAGAAATCTGAACCTTGAAATCTTAAAATAACATTATATTGATCTGAACCTTGAATATATATTTCAAAGATAAGCCCCACTATTAAAAAAATATTTGATATTACAATTGAAGGCACAAAATTTTTATTCATATTTTTCTCCATTTAAACGCTTTCGAATTTGTTCAGTATTAAAGTCGCTTTTCACTGGCTCATCACCAATAGTATATATTGGCAACTGTTATTACACAATTAATATCCATAATTCTCTGACTTAAACAATCTACGCAAACCTCTTGCTTAATAATTTCTTTCATTTTAATATATTTTATTCGCTGTGAATTCTTTATCAAGTGCATCCCAATCAACCATCATATTATTAACCATAGCAGCTTTCTTTAATGGAATTAACGGAGTAATGTCATCAATAAAGATTGTTTGTTCTTCTTTCATTTCACTCCAATCCCACCTCATATAAGGATTGATCTTTTTATTTAAAACTCCTGTTAATGGCAATAACTCTATATTTTTGTTTTTAGAAAATCTTTCTGACCAATGAAACCAATTAGTTGCTTTTAAAAGATCATCCATAGATAGGTCAGCCCGATAAGAATTTAAAAATACGTCGTGCCCAGCATCTTGTATTTTTCTAATTACTTCAATGCATCCAAAATTGCATCGCCCCATTCTAGGGTAATCATGTTCAACGCAAGTGCCATCGAAATCTAAATAAAATGTATAAATCATTTGTCGAAATAATTAAAAAATGTGGTAGCTTCTGCTGAATTAACAAAAGTTATTTTAAAATTTGTATTTTGAAACAATTGAAATTTTGAAATCTCACCTTGTTCATAATTCTGAATTAAATCATGATTATAGTAGAATCGACCTCTATTATCCATGAAAATATTTTTGTCAAAGGTTTCTTTAAAATGAGTATAAAAATGTCCCATAAACTCTATTAATTTATCAAACTTGCGTTCTTCGGAAGAGTCGAAACGGCTATTATCATTATACCGTGATGCATTAACAAACTTTACTATTTTTCCATTTAGTTCTACTTTATAACACTTTACATCATCATAAATTTGTTCATATCTACCAACGTGAAAAGTAGTAATTTTTAAGTGATCTTTTAATGAGAAGATAATTTCGTCAAGATCATTTTTATAATGATAATGATTCTTTTTATCAATACGGGAATAATAATCACTTTTGCTAATGAATTGATAATATTTCTCTAAGTTGTAGAAATTTATGATTTTCATAACAACTTTATCTTTGATTTTTTCATTTTTCTCTTTAACCTCAGCCACAACAGCAGCTTTAAACAATTTTGTTTGATCCTCAAGAAAATCATTTAAAATCAAATTTTCAGAATAGTTTACTTTAAAACTATCTTCAAATGATTGTAAGGCATCATTGTTTCGTGCAATTTGGGCAAAAATATCCCTACACTGTTCATAAAGATCAGCATCCATCAAAGGTTTAGCAGAGATTTTTAAATCTCTGGATTTTTTAATTACTGCATCAATATCAATCATAATTATTATAGTTTGTTACGATGTAAAGATAAGCATTATTATATTAATAACCAAAAGATTATTTACCTTTTGGAGTTAATTTTTCTTTTATATTATTATTACGACCTTTTAAAATTACAACCTGTTGTACAGGCATTATAATTTTACCCTTGGCATCTAAAAATTTTGGTTTATTTTTTACTTCACTCATGGTAGCTTTGTTTAAATTTTTTATTAATATTGTTTAGTAATTTAATGATTTTTTGTAACGATCCAAGGCAGTGATAATAAACATCTTCCTTAAAACCATACGCCCTATCATGAACGGTGGAATATAATTGTAAGATAGAATCATCAATTACCAAATTTATGATATATTCCTCACCATTAGTTTCTAGAGAACAATAAACGTTATAATTGGGATCATAAATGCCCTCTATTGATTCGTTTATTTTTTTTACAATTTTTAAATAATTCATATTAGCTATTTTTTGAAAATTTGATAAATTGTTAAAACTCTTCCATTAGAGTGGTCTGATCCATCATAAAGCTGACCATCTTTTAAACAAAGTACATGACCACTTATATCAATGATATATGTTCCATTATTGAGGTATTTTGCCACTGATTTTACTGTTGTACCGTTGACATCATCTAGTTTAGTTCCAGTTATTTTATAACTGTCTTTCACCCAGATTTTACTCATATAGTAACAATGTTTACTGAAAATATAATCCCACCTAGAAATTTTCGTATTTGGGATAAGGGTATCAATATCACCTATATTTTTAAGCTTATCATTATTCCACCCCAATGATTTCATTTCAGCTAAAACTATGTCATAATGAATATTCATTGCACTGGCAAGAGTATTGATTTGACATCCGTTTTTTATCGCAGTATCATGTATGTCAAGATGAGGTAGTCTGATGCTCATACGTTTTTTCAGTGTTTTTTCAGGTTTCCCATCTGGATAATAACGACTAAAATATAATGACATTTTATAATTCCCTATATAAAAACCCAATATATACATTTTTTCACCTGCTGCAATTATAAACAAATCATCATTATAAAGAACAAAAGTTTTGTAAGGATTGGGAAAATTAATAGAATTACTATTTACCTTAATAATTTTATTATAACCTAATGTCTTATACAAAGATATTTTTTCATCAATTTTTTCATAGCAAAAAATTTTAAATGGAAATACTATATTGCTATCAATATAATTTGTAAAATATTGATAAATGTTTTGAGGTTTTGTTAGTTCAAACATGGAAAAAATATAATGGTGGGTTAAATCTAATAATTTAACCCACCAGTTTGTTTGCTAATTAATTATCATGCAAATCAATCATTGTATTTTCATACTCCAAGTCTTGTAGAGAATTAAAATGAGTAGCCATACTCTTATCGTCAAAAAGCTTACGATAAGATTCAACCATATCAGCCAGTTCCTGTTTTTGTGCAGGTGTACCACTATGAATGTTAATCACTGGCATAATCCGGCATGATTTCCCATTCATAAAGCGATTTGCAATAAACTTTACAATTGTTGTACCATCTTCCCCATGAGGAAGAGAAATAACATCTGTATTTTCCAAACCCTCATCTCGGATGAGAAATTTAAGATCATCAATATCGTTGAATGTTTCAAACTGAGCTGGAACACTCAAATTAGTTTTATTAAATACAATAATCATAATAGAATGTTTTAAAAATAAATAATTTTGGTTATTTTGATAAGTCAAAGATAGTAGGAATATTTCCTAATTCCCTATAACTTTTTTTTATTTTAGTTGTTAAGAATAGAACAAAGATAATCACAAAATATGATATAAACAAGAAAAGCTGCAAAAAAATTAATCTTTGCAGCTTTTTCCCTTCAGTAATGATATGTTTTAATAATCTTCTTTTAATGTCTCTTTAAAATCTTTTGATTTTCTACCATCCCAGTTTTGCCCCCACACTCTTTCCGATGCTATATGTATTGCAATAATTTCGGGGATTAATATACGTCGGCTCCTGTGCCACATTTTTGAAAACAATAAATCACAATGATCGAAGCCATTTTTTTCTGTGAAGGGATATTTTTCAAAATAATCCATGTGAGCCATTTGAAAAAATCCTAGTGGATTCCAACCATCAAATTTACCACCATCTCCCTGCTGACCATAATAATGACATATCCTTGCACCAACAGACAAATTATCTAAATCAACAAGCCAATTATCCTTTATTAATTTATTAGGGTTATCAATGTATTTCAAGAGTTCAGGCATATTATTAAAATTCACTCTATCACACCCATAAAGATTTTGTTTGTTCCAACTCATTTCGGAAAAAACTCTTTTAGTAATAGGAGGAAATAAAATATCAGAGTCTAAAAATAATACCCAGTCATTTTCTTTTATTAGTTCAAGTGCTTTGTTTATTCCCTTGAATTTATTAAATTTCCCGTTATCATTGAAATCACAAAAGACAGGTGTTAATCCATATGTGTGGCATATATCAATTGTAGCTTTATCTTCTTTAACAGTGCAGATATACCACTTTTTAAAAAGGTTTTGGTTTATTAGCGCACTCCACGCTAAAAAATCAGAATAGTTAACGCAGACAGTAATTGCGATTGGCTTCATTTTTATTATAAATAGAAAATTTATATGCCATTAGCATATTTTTATTATAAAAAATCAATATTTATAATAAAAATATTATGTTGAATATTTACAAGATAAATAAAAACTTTGAAAAAATATTTGAAGGTGTAATTTCTAATAAAAAAATTCTTAGTGAGGGAAGATATGACAACGATGCTGACGAATTTACACCTCATGGTTATTATACAGTAAGTAATAGCGGAGGATATGAAATAGAATTACATGTTAGTGGCGATGCCGCTAGATTGAGAAGTTTTAATGGTGGGCAACCTGTTGTAACTGATTGGCTTGAAATAGAACATGTTCAAATAGATGATGTTGATGATGAAGGTGACCAAGAATCCATTCCTGTAATTGACCCAAACGGTTATAATATTCCTTTAAATATGGTAATGAGAATGCATAGATAAAAAAGTCCCAATATTATTAATATTGGGACTTTTTTATCTATTAAAAATACAATAATGTCATACCATTTTTTTTAACATCTTTATCGTTAAAACCAAATTCTCTTAAAGAGTCATATAGTTTATCCATTCTTACTGGGTCAAAAATAATATGATAACCATTTAAAGTATTATTGATAATTAAAGCACTACCCTCATTTTTACAATATAATTTTCGATTATCGTATAAAATTTGAATAAGATCAAGGCGCAATTTTTCATTATTTAATTCATCTACATCTAAAATAAATTTTTTAAATAATGAGTTACATTGACCATAAGCTTTATGATAGGCACCTTCATAGGTTCTATAATTATTTTGTTCAGCATATTGTGCTAGAATAACCATTAGTTTCTTAGCTACTGCTACATAGCTCTTGGGATTAATTTCTAAATAAGCCCTAGCATTTTTAGTTTCACATTGATCTATAATTTTACCAATTAATTTATCATAATCAGCCATAGAAAAAATGTAATAAAAACGAATGAGTTTTTCACCAGTTTTCATTTCCTCATTACCAGCATCTTTACGACGCTTAATAATTTGAATTCTATAACAAGTATGTTCATTGGTAAAATCTAAAAAATTATGCAGAAATTCTATATTATTTACTTTCATTATATTCTGTTAAAAAAACGTGATAAAATTGTGGATAATTTTTCTCCAAGTACTGTTGAAAATTATCACTTTCTTTTTGTTCGTCATAAAAATCAAAAAAATCCATATCTCCCATCACATAGATATAATGGTCTATGATTTGATCAGGATTCATTTTCTTATAACCGTAGAAATCTAACTGGGGTACTCCACTGCTATCATAATATAAACAATTCATGAACTGTTTATTATATTCATAAAATTTGGGCAGATACTGAAGATGTACTTGATAGCAAATTTCCCCATTATTATCTTCGGTATCTTTTTTTATGGAGATAAAACGCAAAACCACACCATCATCTATATCCTGATCATATAAACCATAATCAGAACAATTTTTTACTTTGAGTAAAACATTCTCTTTTTGTTTGAGATTAATTAATTTTTTAGCTTTCATAAAAGTTCTTTAGTTTTAAAAATATGGTTTTTAATATATTATTTTCACTTTTAATATTTATTACTTCTTTTTCGTTCAAATAAACATATTCTGAGCTTTCGCAGAATGCATCTATTTCCTTTATTTTTTTGTTCTAACCGATAGTAAGATTCAATCAACAAAAGATGATTAACAACCCTAATTATTTCTTTATCGCTAAAGCTGGTTTTTAAAAAAATAGGTTTATAAAAATGATCATATAAATAATTATTCCAAGCCTTATAGGTGAAAACTTCTTCAATGAATTTAGCTTGTTTAAAGTTGGCTAATAATTCATTATTTGCCATTGCACCAACATTCAAATAATGAATAATTCAACATCATTAAAAGTTTTCAAGATAGGTTTTAAGCTATCTGATAATAATTCAGTGATATTGCTGGCATCAGTTTTTTTTGAATTGGTCATAATCGTAACATTTTACTTCGTTGTTAATAAAACCTACCTCACCATTGCATGAATTAACAAATCTAATTTCAGCAAAGGTTAATGGCCGACCTATTTGTTCAATTTTTTCTACATATTCTTGTTTTAACCACCCATTATTTAATAATTCCGTTTTGGCAAATTGTGGATCATCAATTTTTGATTCTTTCTGATTGTGGTTAAAATCATTAATATTTATTAGAATTTTAATTACAAATGTTTTATTTTCATTTGCATAAACAATTCTAGTATTTCCCTCATTTTCATAGAAAAACAATTCACCATCAACAATTACACATTGTTGTTTAAGATCATTAATTAAACTTTCTTGTTGAATTTCATTTTTCATAACTAAATAATTTTTTTAACAAGTGAATTACTATTATTATGACATAAAGATACAATTAAATTTTGTTAATTCCTAATTAATTTAGAAAAACAGTAAAAATACATTCAGGAAAAAAGAACTAACAATAGCTCCCTGAATCCATTTATAATAACTCTTATCTATTTGTTCTTTTTCGGGCAATCCATAATAAAGATGGGCAACTCCATAAAACAAATCACCCAGTAATTTATTTGTTAGTGCCATATTCACAAAAATAGAATTAGGTAGTTCTTGATTGATTAAAATAATGGCCATTAAGCATGTTACAAACCATGCGAAGCCCTTCACGCTACTTTTATTCACATGTTGAGTCAGTATGAACTGAATCAACAAAAATACCCCAAAACAGCTTAAAAACCATATTAAATGGCTACCTTCATTAAGGTGATAATATACAATGAAAATATCTAGCATGAACCAAATTCCATTCCTTAAACGTTGACCTTTACTATCTGCCTTTATGGAATAAAGAAGCTCGTAAGAAATATTGTAACAACAAACAATTAGGGGGATCATCGCATATTTTTCATTGACAGCAATCAATATAAAAAATATGTATGTTAGTGCCCAACATATTGCACCCAACCATTTAAGATGATTATATTTCACGTTTGTAACATTTAAGTTTACAACCAGTAAACTAGGAGATTATTTTGAGCATCTTGTTCATACTCTTTTTTAGCTTCTGAAAATGCTTCTCTGCCATACCAATAAGCACTAATCTTAGCGGGTTTTGTTGCATCTAAAGCATGATATGCCCTATTTGCTTCATCAGTAGTTTCAAACACAAATGTTTCTTCACAGTACATCTGTGTTACTGCAATAGGATTAAACCCAGCATTTTTAATTATGGAGATACCTTTGTCAAAGTCCTCTAATAATAATTTGTGATTATATTCCATAGTAGTTTTTTTAGTACTCAACAAAGATAGTGAATTTCGTTTAAAATACCAATTTATTGACAAATTTTTCTTAAAAAGAAAATAAACTAAAAATGGAGATATTGTGAATAAAATATCAGGGATTGAATTTTTAAGATAAAAAGCTCCCATTACGATAATGCTGTCATAAGCTTCTTTTAATAGGGCAATAACAAAACAGGCTAAAAAAGCATAACTTATTTTGTTATTATGTATTCCGATCACAAAAAAAAAATAATCCTATGGTGAAGTGCCTCCCCCATCCGTTTGGATCAATTACCCACTTATGAAAAATAATATCCATTTTAGTTGTATTTTAGATTAAAAATAAGAAAATTTAAATGGAAAGACAAATAAAAAAACATCATTTAAATTAATAAATGATGTTTTAAGTTATAGATTAATACAACATTTAACGATGCATTGCTATATCATCTACATCGAATATTTTCAAATTACCTTTATTATCATATCCTAAATTTTCTGCTGATATGTCAGGGGCTTGAACCCCCATTCTTATTAATGTACTATATATATCAGTAATTTCTTCAGCAAATTTGGTTAATTCGTCATCACTTGTAATCTTTAAATCATCTTCTAAATCTGTTCCCGGAAGATCAGCTATACTATAACCTATATCATCCAATGCCCCCATTAATTGTGAAAAAAGATTTTCTATCTCAGAATCTTGATCTAAAAGTTCAACTATTATATAATAGTCATCATTAACAATATCTGCATGATATATTTTTGCAACAGATGGTATATCCTCCCCTACAATGGATTTGGCTATATCGTATTCTGATTTAGACGATGTTATTTTTAAAACCTTTCCTGTTTCACCAATAGTATAAGCAGTTCCAAACTCGCCTGATCCCATATAATGTAAATCATCTCCATCTATACCTAAACTTCTTAAATAACTATCTTTAGTTTGTTCTTCTTTTATAAAAGAAAACATCTCAGAAATAATATTTTTCATTTATAAATAAATAGTTATTACAACAACCTTCTTTCACTATTTATTAAGGTAAAACAAAATAATATATACCTTTGATAATATATATAAATGAAAATATTTCTTCTGATTCAATAATTGTTTATCACGGAACTAATAATCAATTTCAAAAATTTAATGATAATGCTCCCATATTTTTTGTAGATGATATAGAAATAGCTCGAACATATGGGAGATATATAATTAAAGCTATATTAACAATGGATAATCCTATATATTTTGACTTTAATAATGGGTCAACATTTTATTTTCAAGATCGTTGGTTTGTTCCATCAGCTTTAGCACTTTTCATGAGAGAGATTCATAACGACATGAAAAAATTTTATAGTTTGGACGATGATCTAATAGATGAGCTAGAAAGCCATGACTTTAGTGCCCTCTCAGGAGATTTAGATGGGATGGTCATGGAAAATATAAAAGATAGTTCAGGAGAGTTATTTTCTTCTCATAATTCTGCTAATAATTACGTAGTTTTTAATACCAATCAAATAAAAATTATTAAATAAAAACCCATATGCCATTAACAATATTTTTTAAAAGCTTTGAAAATACCCGTATTCTGGAAAATGTACAATTAGCCGATAAGTTATATTTTAAAGCTGGGAAACTTACCAGTGAAGATAAAGATATAATATTAAGTATTACAAAAGGTGATAATTTCACTAAAATAATTACAGATTTTTTTTATTATTATAAGGAGACTAAACCATTTTTAAGTATTAATAAAATTATTAAAAATCTTGAAATACTTTACATTGAGGTTAAAAATTATGACAAAAATGTTTACCCAATTGAAGGATATGATATTTTAAATCCTTTTCCAGTGGGATCAATAATTGATGCTATTGAAAAAAGGAAAAAAATTATTTCTTTTATTAATAGTCTACCATCTATTGCAAAAAGAAATATGAAAAATGATATACGTGAAATGCGTAATCCATCTAAATTGAAAAAATATTTTGATCAATTTGAATATTTCATAGCACATTATAAATTACTCTCTAATAGAGATAAATCTATACAGGTTGGTATATTAAAAAAAATGTTTAATGGGAATAATACTACTTTAAGTGATTTGCTGCAATTTGTTGAAGATAAAGAAAACCTTTTAGGTGGTGCAGATTTTACAAAAAATGATATAATAAAAATGGCTGAATCTAATGACTTTCATATAATATATGAAAGTGGAAATCACATGATAGTAGAAGTTAATTCAGCACAGGGTATAAAGGCAATAGGATGTAATTCATTTTGGTGTTTTACTTACGGTTCAGGTTTCCAAGGAGCAATGAGTGATTGGCAAAAATATAGTTATAATGATATTGTTTACGTTATTATTGACTTTAGTGAAGATTCTGACTCAGCAGATTTTATGCATGTTGTAATCAAACCACTTATGGAGGATAATGAATTGATTGAATATGATGATGAATTTTACGAGCAACATCCAATTTTTAATATGGCCAATGAAAACTATTCTAATCCTTATTTTATATTAGAAAATTTATTTGGTTCAAATTACATAGATATAATAAAAAAATATTTAAATTTCGATGAGTAAAAAAACCACCATCTAAATTAATAGATGGTGGATCATGAAATATATTAAATATAAAAATTATGTCATAAGGTCAATAATTGTATTTTTTTGCAACGTTTCATAGCGCAAATCAATATCGACCTTTTCTTCATTGATCAATTCACTTTCATCATAAATGATGTTGGCTCCTGCATCAATCAAAACTTGTTTCATAGAAATTGGTTTTGACCACTGAGCAAACAGTGCATTTCGTGCTTGCTCAGATTTTCCACCCGGCATACTTACTGGGATATTACCAAAGTTTGCATCAAGAATAATAAAAGAAATTCCATCGTTTTCAGGCAAAAACAAACCTACGATTGTACCTTTTCCTTTTGTTTCAGTTCGCACTTCAAACAAAAGATCATTAGGATCAAACATGTGATTCTTTTTAACTGAAGAAGCTCGGCCTACTACAATCTTATAGCTGCTTTTTTTATCACCTGTGAAAACATTCAACATGGCTAATGTTGGTTCACTTAAACCTTTACCTACGTGCAGTAGTTCAGTTGCTCCATTTGGAGCATCGGTAATATCACCACTGTAAGTCAAACTGCCACTATTATAAGTGGAATTCCAACCAACTTTCTTACCAAGACCAATTGCACTTAAGTCTAAATCTGTTCTACCATTTTCGGAGTTTTCCCAATAAACACCAGCAGCCATGTTACCATCTACTGTAATTTTTGTTCCAGTCGGAACATTTCCAATAAACATTTTTTCTGTACTAGGTAAAGCATAATCAATATTTGTTGGATAAAGAATATTCTTACCTTTTACATTCAATGATTCAATAAATGAATAGTAAACCTGCATAAAAGAACGTTCGTAGTGTTCTTTTGTATTATTGCCCTTAGTCACGTAACTTTTTCCATTACGGATGCGGTAAAACATATCTTGTGGGTTATTCATGCGTGTATTTAAAGCGTACAAAAGACGGATTTTCCGAAAATTATTAGCTTTTTCCAAAGCTTTAGTCAGCTCTTCACCATGAAACTCATTAAGTGCAGTAACACTATTCAAAAAGTCAATAGACATAGGAACATGGTGTTCTTTAGACAATTTAGACAACTTATTGATAATGCTAACATTATTTTTATTAGCTTTTTTAAATGCTAGGAATAATGGTTTATACCGATTGAAAATCCCAGCTAACTTAATAAGATTATACTGCTTAATGTATTGTTCTACATCAATTTTCGAAGTAAGAATAGCTGCAATAATTGCAGGGTTCTTAATAAGAGTTGTGCTATCAGTTGCCTTGTAAACCAAATATCGAACGAATTCCATCGGATTCGATGGAAATACATTTTGGTCATCCATTACTCGAATAGCAGCTTCTTTATTTTTGATATTATCTACACTTGCAAACTTATAATCCAAAGCATTCAAGATGTCAAAAACATCCTTAATTGTTTGTTCTTTCAGTGCAATTCCTGATTCAAATAAAGACACACATAGTTGCACTAGTTCGTCTTTTGAAACTCCACAGATCACACGAATAGGAACCTTGCTTAGTTCAGGTACTTCTAAAATTTCATTAGGAAGGTAAATATAGCCATTTTGAATACCCAGAGCATCCATGCCATAAGTACTAAAATAATGCAATAACTGATGAACCAACAGTTCTTCTTCTGTGGAATCCATAACAGTTGACCATGACTTGTGGAAAGTGGCATTAAGCTGATTTCCGTTCAACATTTCTTGATGGTAATATTCCATAATTTCTTTAGCACAATGAAGTGCAGAAGGATCAATAATATAACCAAAAGGTAAAGTCTGTGAAACAATAGTTTCACTCAAACTAGAAGATGTAGTTTTATCATTAAGTACTACATTAAAAAGATTCAAAGTTGTGTAAGTCATGATAGTTATTTTATTGTGTTTAAAATAAGAACGAATAGTATTTTTTTAGAAATAAATTTTTTAGGAACTATTTTTGTCCTTTGTGTATTTTAAAAAAGCGAACAGTATGTATCCAAGTTTTATATAGGAACTGTTTATGCCTTTGTGTGATGGGGGATGGATTCGAACCACCGACCTAGAGATTATATTTTAAAGGAAGTTTTTTTGATAAATTCGAAAACTATTTGAGTTCTCCTGCTCTACCAACTGAGCTACCCCATCATTTTTTAAAAAACTCCTGATTGATCAGAGTTGAGTGATAACATTTTTATCCGTTTCCAGATATTACAAACATCAAGTTAATTGATAGTTATCATAATCAATGAAATTACGGTTTTCATCAACCTACTACTAAATGAGTTATAAAGTACTTTTCTCGTTCACCATCCTTGCAAGGATTCACAATCTGCCGACTGTTAGGTTAGAACGAAAATTTTCCCTCAGCTTCAAACTTGCGAGTCATCGACTGCCACTATATTTCAAATGGATAAGATTATTTTCCTCATTTTAGTGCTACTCACTTTCGCTTTTTATTTTCTGTTAAATAGAAAGTTTTTTTGATAAATTCACTGTGAAGGAAGCGGAGTAGCTTTCCACCTTGCTTGCTTTTGACAAGTTTAGGTCAAACTCCCTTCTGCTTTCGGCTGGCAACCTAATAACTTCTATGTTTTGTATTCACGGTATTTCTACCAACAAACTTTAAACATAAATTGTATATGCAATTTTTTTCGCCAAAAAAATCTCACATATACTCATTGTTTTCCTTATTGCATTTCTGCTCAACAAACCGTCGAAATTATCATAAACGATTCGTTATTAAATCTTCATTGTCCTTATCTTTCAATACGAACAAATACCCAATTTAATAATTCTCACAATGGCTTTCATATCAACTGTGCATAACACAGCGCAAAATTTAACTCTTGCTTTCATCAAGTTGCCCTGACTTATTGTTTATTGCTCATAGAGCAAATGGAAAAGAAGCCCCCCCATTAATTCTTAATTAGTTCTTTAACTAATTGATGTCACAAAGATAAAAAACTTTTTTTAATAATGCAAGCTTTTTATCAGAAAAATAAAAAATATTTTTTCACCTTTTATTTTTCTTTTTAGTTGACAGTACAAATATAATAACTTTTTTTTAATAACGCAAGCTTTTCACTAGAAAAATAAAAAATATTTTTCCGTTAAATATTCTTGTATCAACAAATCTAATCCTTCAAATACCCCTACTAGATTTTCAATCTGTTTTTCCTCATCAACGTTGGGCATTAAGTTGCATTGCAACATAATTTCACAATATCGACGCTGGTTATTGGTCAAACTAAAGTTGCCAACAGTATTTAAAAACTTGCAAAATCAATATACAAATCACTCATGTTTTTTTGTTTAAAGGTAACCTTCATTTTCTTCATAATCATCGTCATCGTTTCGTGGATTTCTTCTCCAACTCTGATTTCTACGAAATGTTTCCTCAATGTCTGTTTCTTCATCATTTGTAAAATCATTGTCATAAAATATATGATGAAGCAACCCTAGAAGAAAAAATATGGCCAACATAATATAAATATAATTCATAAATTATATGGTTTTAACATGTTATCAATTTCTGCAAATTCATCTAATAGTAAAAGTTCATATGGTGTTAGTGAAGCCGCATATTTTTCTTGTTTGCTTAGTTTCATCCCACCTTTTTCACCCAATAATCCTTTTTGATATGATTTGTGAACCATGTGATTAGCTACAACATTTTTAACCACACTTACATTTGCCCCATTTTCTACAATCCATTTTTGAATTTCAGGATTATCTTCTATGAAACGCATTGCTTGATATGGATGATCAGGGTTACTATGGTATGTGCAACTTTGGCCATTGGCCATAACAATGTTTTTTGTTCCTCCACTTGACTTAACTGGTTGTAATCCCTTACAAATATCATGAAGAGCGGCTACCATAATTAAGTCGTTATTAGCATTCGCCAAAGCCCTACCTACTGTAATTTCAATATGTCCACCTAAAATACCCTCTGGGTGATAGTCTAAACGCTCAGGTGAGCCATAAAATGTGGTAAGCATAACCTGATAAACTTCAGGAGCCTTTGCTAAAAAAATCGTTATATCTTCCATCTTTTTCTAAGATTTTAATGTTTTTTGAAAAATCAGGGTTAGCTTCAATAAAATCGTGCAAAGAAACTAACAATGTTATAAATTCCCGGTATTGTTTCAAGATTATTGTCTCACCAACAATTCTATCTCTTTTTGCGTCTCTGTCAATACAAAGATAAGGATCAAACGATGCACCAGTGATGATAACATCTACCATATTTCTACCTCTCAATGCTTTTTCCAAAAAGTGCCATGATAAATTAGTATTATCATCAATTAAAAAATCATTTGATAATTCAATTGCTTTCAAAAGGTGAGAAATTAAATCCTCCCGATCTGCACGAAATTCTTTGTGTTCTTCGCTATACCATTTTTCATTATGATTAGGCACAAATGCTTCTCGCAACGCATCTCGGTTACAACGTATATATTTTGGATCGTTAATGACCAATTGCTCAGTAAGAGTAGACTTACCTGACGCACTGATACCAACAATATAAGTAATATTTTTCATCATTTTTTTTTTAGATGACAAAGATAGTAATTTTTTTCATACAATCCTAATTTATACAAGAATTTCATGCTGAATATTTTCCATGATAAAACTCTTACAAGAATTATTAGTTTTAAAGAAATCGTTCTCATTATTGAAAACCATTTCTTTTCCATTAACTTCAATAATAATTTTAGGATCATCACCTTTTTTCACTCCAAAAAAAATAAAAAGAGTAATAACTTCCCAAGGGTTAATATTAAAGGCTAAATTTAACCAATTAAATTGTTTTAATTTAGGATCAGGTGAAAAAATTTCTAGTTTTTTCACCCAGTGTCAAGTTTGGTTATTTTTTCTTGTTTCTTCCAAAGAGAAACTTTCTTTGATTCTGGCTTGCATAATATATATATATATATATATATATATATATTTAATGTGAATGTAAAGATTCCAAAAAACTGTCAATGAAATTAATGATTACTTCAACATCACGCTCCATTTTGTTACTGACAGATGCCGTAGAACTAATAACATAAATAAAATTAATGTTATTCTGTGAATCAAAACTATCTAAACCTTCAAAAGTAATCTTAATAGTATTCACTTGTCCATAACAGTTCTTATCTTCTTTGATGAAGAAATTTCCATAAGCCTTAAACCCTAAAGAAGTCATGTAATCAGTAATGACTAATTCTTCAAAACTTCCAGTTCTTAAAAGTGGATTATAATAAGAAGAGTCAAATTTATAAGAATCCATTTTTCCTCGGATTTGATGACAAAAAATAGATAATGTTCTCGTCCATTGTTGAAAACCTTTTACTCGAAAAGAATTATTTTTTTTCTCAGCAGTAAAAAGATATTTGTGCTCAAATCTAGTACAACTTTGAGGGTTTTTATCATAGAAATGATATTGACCATTAGTTTTTTCAATTTTGTAAATACCACTAAGGGTTTTTAAACTAATCATTGTAAGATGTTTGGTTATCTAATGATGTAAAGATACAATAAAAAAATTACTTTAACAAATTTAAATGATAAATAATCTCTCTATCATTAACTTCCAAGGCACCTAACTTAAAAGCCATTGTTTTATTTGTTTTGCAAATATCATAATGTGGCTTACCGTTTTTATTTTGAAAATGTTTTCGATCAATTCCTAATTGATCTGCCATTTCATGTAGTTCATCTATGGTACTTGCAATCATATGCGACATTTTCATGCGCCCTAACTTGTACTCTCTTGTTCCTACATATACCATTGTTACAAAATAGTTTTGTTTAGTTGTTCCCAATTAACTAGAAATTCACTTTCACTATAGGGGAGTAATTCTTCCATTTTATTATTTAAAATATGTTATTAAAATTAGTTAATAAGCCCATAATGTTCTCACTACCAACTGGATTAGCCGAATGAACAAAAAATCTTGGAGAAGGGATATTATTATCCAAGCATTGTTCTACCAACCACTTTGCACAATCATATCCAGTTTCCCCCTGACCTAAATCATGATCAAAAGAAATAAGATCGGGTGGGGGATTATTTTGCATCCAAGATACAAATTCATAATAATTTTTCGCCCATACAATCTTGTATCCTTGTGGTACTTTTCCCTCACTATTAATATGCGGATTTCTCATATCGTCAAGCCACAGGAGAATTTTAAACGTATTCATCTTGATATAGATTTAAATATTTATTAATGATTTTAACAAAGATATGAAATTTCACTAAAATATAAATTTATTTCAGTGAAATTTTTTAATGGATATGATTAACCGCTAGTTTTGTTGTTACCCATAAGGGACTTGAACCCCTATTATCTCTTTAGCGGGGGTCTATTGACCAATTATAGTAATGGGCGAAGCATCAACAAAAAAAAATACCTATCTGCAAATAAGTAAATCTTCATATTAACAGTATCAAAAAACATAGTAAATCGTTACAATGTTTCTAATTCAAGCTATTTTTAATGGCTTTTTAAAACCAATAACTTTGGGTTCACTGCTAAACCCTCTATCCCGTCAGCGTAAGCTTTCGGGATTTCTTTTTGCAATATATTATACGCTCCATTCAAGTCAGCATTTATAATTACCCCCTTACCACTCCTGAAAAGACCACGTTTAATCCTCCTACCAATATAAAATTCACGCTTTTTTGGGTACTCACCATCTAAAAATGAACATTTACTTGTATAGCTTTCCTCCCTAATAATTAAATTTATTCCCTCTAGCTTTAATTTATACGATAAAATATCTATAGCCCTACTGTTATTACACTTTCTGTTGCATCTAATATTTTTTTAAAAAATGTAGAAATTTAATTCAACTCTACCACTTTTCATTTTGTATAATTGTACTTGTAATTGTTCTTTTAAAGGTTTATTATTTTTTGTTATTTGAAATGAAATTCTTTGAGTTTCTTCTATTGGGACAATAAAATTTAATGCTTCATTAAATTCTCTTTCATTGATTTCATACCCCTTAGCTGTTATTTGTTCAAAAACATAATTTAGTGCCTCTTTTTCAGAGTTAAAATATATTTCTGCATGTTCTTTTTCATATAAAAAATTCTCTGATAATAATATTGTCATAATTTTTTATATAAATATAACAAAGTATTTCTTTTTGTTTATCAAAGGATTGTTATTTTTGTTCATAGATTTTAGGTATTTAAAAAACTATATAGGATTTGAACCTATATTACTTTTCTCAGCGAAAAGCGTCCTCCCGTTAAACGAATAGCTTTTTAACATTTTTGATTTGAAAACTATGTGGGATTCAAACCCGCGTTTCCTCTTCGAATGAGAAGCGTCCTGTCCACTAGACGAATAGCTCTCCATTAACTTATTTGCCTTAGTTGCAACAGAACAGAATAATTAATACTTTTTTAAATTGCAATTTTAAAAAAATTTCGTAAGAAATAAAGGACTTGAACCTTTGACCTTTTCTAGTAGCACAACAAAACATACTTGTTAATTTAATAACTGCACATGGCGTATGTTGTGCGTTCGAAACGCTCTACTAACTGAGCTAATCTCTTATAAAAAATTGTACTGATGGAGGGATTTGAACCCCCGTTTTCAACGACCGCTACAGTTCTGGAAGGTATAAGCTTCCGCTGGTACATCAGCATAAACACCACCCTAACGTCTCTGGTGAATATGTAAGAAGATTACGACTAATTAATTGGCTAAGACTTATAATTAATTAGTACTTCTTATTTTGTTATTGAAAAACTATATTTTTCTTTGTGCTTTCGCCTACTAGATGATAACCGCACCACCTATGTATTTTAAAAAAAAGTGTATTTTACAACGCTCGTTACGTTAACTCTTTGGCTACTTTTTTCTTCGATGTAAAGATACAAATAACTTATGACTTTTCAAAATTTATTTTCATCTTTTGTAAAAAAAATCACCCTAACGTTTCTGGTAATTATGCCGGAAGATTGCGACCTATAAAGGTACTTCTGGTTTTTTTGAGTGAGAGGCTTTACCTCTCTTTAATTTCGATGTCAAACTCACCGATCATATTTTTTGTAAAGATAAAAAAGTTATTTCATAAAACCTAATATTTTAGAAAACTTTTTTTAGTTCTTCATTAATATTATTCATTAGTTCATCTAACTCGGTTCTATGATTCTCTCGATAGTAATCAATGCTATTTGTCTTTGATCTGTATTTTCCACCAAACCCAAAGAACCCTTGAAACCTCCATTCTTCACACATTAGATCACTATAAACATGTTCATGAACAAATAAGTTTCGTAAATTGTTACTTGCACCTCCCATAGTAACAAGTATATCGTAAACTTGTTCAGCATTTTCTCTAGTAAACATAAAAAATATTTATTTTGAATAATGTTTGTTAAAAACTTCTTTTGTTAATCCATAATCAACAAAGATAACAGAATCACTACCCTCTCGTTTGACGATTCCCCACTTAATTATTTCACCTCATGTAAAACAATCTTATCTGGATCAGTTGATTTAGTGAGAGTAGAAAGATTCGAACTTTCATCGTGGGTTTAGAAAACCCATGCACTATCCCTTGTGCTATACTCCCATATTGGTTATAACGTTACCAACGCAGCAAATCTACAAGTAGATTTTTACTGGAATGCTGCATCTATCACTTTTAATCTGGCTTTCATCCATATCCAGAAGTGGCTTTCATTCTACGTCCCTGAAAGCATTAGGACAAACTTTATTGCGGGAACAGAAGGACTCGAACCTTCGACCTGATGATTAACAGTCATCTGCTCTAACCAACTGAGCTATGTTCCCATCTTTAAAAATAAATCAATTGTGCTGTTACGCCAAAGACTCTAAGGGTCGTAATGATCTGCTAAATTATCATTTAAAGAACTTATGATAATTAGCCTAAAGCTTTGCCTTTAGTTGAATACATCATTACACTGTACTTGTCTTTCCCCCGTTAGTAGCTTTTGATGGATTTCTTTTTGGCTCCATTTAAGACTTTTCATTAGGTATTGCCTATGCCTGTATTAGCACCTAACACTAACTCGTCACTCATTATCAGATGGCTGCTCTTAAGCCTACTGCTTTGATTTTTTATCTTAATGTAATTAAACTTTTTTAATTACTATTTTTAAAAATTAAACAATGACAGTTTTGAACTGCTAAATAGCTTTTTTAATTAGCCATAGTTTTCATAATAACATGAAAAATTTATCTAGGGTAAAAAATACATGTATTATAACTTCCCATTGTTTAAAAAGACGAACGGTATTTTTCGTTTGGTTTTTTTTATAGGAACCGTTTTTGTCTTATTTTCTTAGTAACAAAGATAAAAATAAATATCTTATAAAACAAATTTTTTATCAATTATAAAAAAAAAAATTCTCCACTAATATATTACCTCTTGAGCAAGATAACAACGGACTGTTATCACCACCTTTAAAGAAGCTTAAGATTAAAGTACTAATGAAATCCCCAACATATCTTTTTTAGTATCAGATTTTATATACCATTGCTCAGAAGTAATTATTCCTGCAATACCTAAACCGCTCAATTCTTTTGTTCTATCGACAATAGTCTCACTGTTTATTTTTATCTGTGGATATGTACCAGTGTAAATTGTGGAAGGCATTAAAAATGCTTGCCCTTCAATTATCGTTGGTAAATCTTCCCCTAACATATCATCAGGAATAACAGCAACTAATATTGTTTTACCTTCTGCTGTTTTTTGTGCAATAAACTTAAAATATATCGTTTTCATATTTTTTTAGTTAAAAAAGTGATTTGTTAATTAAACAAAGGTAATAAAAAAACTTGAAAAAAGAAATTTATTTTACAACGCTTTTTACGTTAACTCTTTGGTTATTTCTTTTGACATATCAAAGATACTTTAAATATTTAAGATAAACAAATAATTGTCACATCTTTTTTTTCTTTTAACAGTGACCACCGATGCCGACCATCAACCAATTTGTATACGTTTCCTTGGTTATAGTAAATGCCAATAGGAATGTTTTCAATTTGACAATAATCCAATATTGGTTGTATCTTCATATTTTCTGTAGGATATAAAATTTCACTCGACACATTTTCAATCGTTACTTTAGTAAAGTTACAAATGTTTTTTTGTAAAAACCCATATTCTAAATGAAGAATATATAAAATTTTATCAAAATCACTAGTAAAAGATTTTAAATGGTTGAGGTATTCATTAATTAAATGCTGACCTGTAAAATAAATACCTTCTACTTCTTCTCCATAATAACCATGACAAGTTTCAATATTATAATTATCTTTATTATAAATCCCTTTCAATCGTAAAATACGATCTAAACAATAAAGATCAACTATATTATCAAAATAGCACTTTTTAACATAAGTGTTAAATATGGTCGTATAATTTATTGTATCTACGTATAATCCATACAATCTTGAACTTCGACACATATCATTACCTGTTTGACAACCACAATTTTCATCGTTACAACTATAACTTTCATAATCATAGTCACAACCATTATATAAATAATCCATAGTTATAATATTTAACATTCATTACTTTCATTTCTGTGGCTAGTTCAGCCACCATTGGGATACCACAAGTTGTGAAAAAAACAATTTCCCCATTTTCGTAAGATGCTACTTTTACTGCTTGATTTGCAGTATTCACGCTTTTTTTATCTCTGTATCTTACTGTTTTACCTAAAATATATAGGTTTTCATCTAACTTAAGAAAAAGATTAAAAATAGGGATGATTTGTTCTAAAAAAAAATTTTCATCTTCTTTATGCCTTTTTTGTGCTTCTTCTTGTAGCTTCAAATAAATAAGTTCTTTTGCCTTGAATTCATTTTTACGTTCTTTCACAGCTTCTTCAAACAAATCTTTATCATGAATGTATTTAGCATCAATTTTTAAAATAGTATCTCCATAATATCCATCCCGGTCAGTATTTTCAATGCAATATTTGCCATCTTCAATAAAAGATTCATTGATTGAATCGACAGAAGGGCTAAAGTCACAAAAATGTTTTACTACTCTATTAATATGTGAATAAACAGGATAAAGAATTAATGTTTTCATGTTATTGTTGGTTTAATTAAAAAAGCGATTTGTTAGTGAATCAAAGGTAAGAAAAAAACTTGAAAAAAGAAATTTATTTTACAACGCTTTTAACGTTAACTCTTTGGTTAGTTCTTTTGACATATCAAAGATACTAATTTTTTTTCATTTATCCTAATGTTTCTAAAAAAAATATTAGTTCCGTGAACAGGATTTGAACCTGTGATCTTCGGGATCGCGCCCGACGAGATAGACCAACTTCTCCACCACGGTAATATAATAAAGCTTCCACCTTATCACATATAAGCCTAATTAAGTGCTGCCACAGTGCTATAGTATGGCTCTTTATAAAAGGCAAATTTCTTTAATCAACATCCGAAAGAAATAAATTATAATTTCCATCCCCGACAGGTTCAGAAAAATATTTATACTCTCCCGCCACAAGATTACCCTTAATATCAAAGGTAACTTCACCAATGGTTAGAGTTTTGCCCAGCTGAGAAATGGCACAAACCCCTGTGTGGGAACAATTCATTCCATCTAAATCAACCAATGAAACATTTTTATTAATAATCTGCATAATTTTAAATTTTTACAAAGATAAGAAAATATTGTTATAAAACATAATTTTTTAATATTTTTTTAAGGTTGTGGATCACCTGTCAAATGAATGATTGAAGGAACCCAATCAGGATGATAAATTCTGTATCCGTCTTGTTCGTGCATCATTGGCATAGCCGTATCTTGGGGCAAACTTTTAGAACAAAAACTTTCTACATGATCAGACTTTATCCACATTTCATACCCGTTTATATGAGTATATTTTAGGGTTTGTTTGGGTTCTAAAATTTGTTCTAGTCTTACCTCAACCAAACCACAAGCTCCAACAGAAAACATTTCAACTCTTACAATAGAACAGTCGGTTGTATTTGTGACTGAAACTACTTTTTGACCATAGCATGATATAGTAGCAAGAAAAAATAAATAAGTTATTGTTAGTTTTTTCATATATTGTTTTTTATTGAAAAATACCACCCTGTTAATTTTGTTGAATAAACGTCATGTGGTTGTCTCACCCAATTATAGCTTTATTTAAGCATCTTTAAAAGATCAAATCTTTTTTAAATTAATCGCTATTATCCGTAAGCTAGTTTTAATTAAAATCCGAACTGACTAATTTATACTTCCTAAATCTAATAGATTATTATAGGATTGTGCTTTTCAAGATGCAGAAAAGCCAAAGATCAACGTGATTTTTCTTTAACAACTTTTAAAATAAAAGTTGTTGGGTAATTTATTTTTACAGGCATTCCCAATAGGAAATAAACCCTGCGAATCTTCCATATCTCCATCAGAGGAAATTAATTCTCCTGACGTTAGTAGATGAACAAAATATGTGGGATTTTTAATATTTTTTCCACAACAAATACATGGGTTATCACTTTTACCTTCCTCATAAGAATCTTCTTGAATATCTTGTAAAGAAATTTTAAAAAGCCAATTCATCATGATTTTCGTATTTTAGTTATAATTAATTAACATCACAAATATAATGCTTATATTTTAAATAAGCAAATAATATTCTATTTTAATTTAGATAATTCTTTTTCAAGTTTCTCAATTATATATTTCACATCATAACTAATTTGTTCCATTCTACTCCCCTCACCCTCATAATACCTATAACTATGTTTAATATGAGGATTATACAAATTTCTGATTGCATTTAATGCGTTCTCTTTTTTTATCAATATAATTTCTTCTTTTGTCATAAATTCATTATTATACTCTAATAGATTCAATCCACTTAATTAACCTACCATCCATTTGATCGCGACATGCCTGAAGTGTTGTTTCAAACACTTTCTGATAATCCTCTTCATTAAATTTCATGTTATGATCAAGCAGATCAACTAAGGTGAAAAATGGGGCTAATCCTCCCCGAACAGCAGATTTAGCATGTTCGTTTGGGTATAACTGTAGTTTTTTATTAAGGCACAAATTATCCAAAATTTGTTCTTTTGTTAGTGCTTCACCATTTTTCCCATTTTTATTATAAATGAAAAAATAATTGACCAACAGCCCGGTATCTATAACAGTAGATGAACCATATAAATTCATGTCTTGCAAAATGGCACCCAACTCTGCCAAGTTTTTTGTTCCATTTTCTTTGATCCATTTCACTCTAAATTCATCTACTGTCAGTCCCTGACCAATAAATTTAGAAGATTTAGTATCGTATTCCAATACCCAATCTGTAGAAAAATCCTCATCTCTTACTTTTACGTAAATAATCATTAGTATGCTTTTTTTAAAATTATATGGTTAAATTATATCTCAAAGATATGACTAATATTTCAAATAAGCAACTTATTAACCTAATCTTTTTGGAAAAAAGACAAGTGCTTTAATCCTGCAAAATAGTCTCTCTGCTTAAATTTGTGGGAAATATCTTCATATATCGGATGAATTTCAATAGTTCTTTTACCCACCTGATTACTAATGGTAATTTTCAGGAAATTACCATTTTTTAAATCCACTCTATCTTTTAATAGAGCAATATCAAAACTTCTTTTTTGAAAATAGGGTTCTGGATCATTACTTATAATACAATTAATGATAACAGTATCTTCTAGCACTTCTAATATTTCTCCTAGAAAAGCTACTCCCTCACAGTGAATTTCACTGATTTCATTCACGTCATATCTAGAGATGAAATCTACCACTTTAGATTCATAGTTAATATTATCCCCAGATAACTTAATAAACTCAGCTAAAAAGTTATTAGTTAATTGTTGAAGTTGTTTATTTAAATTATCCATTAAACGAAGTTTAATAAAATTAATAATAGAATAAACCCAATAGCCATAAAGATAAACCCTGTTTTGGCACCCTCAAAAAAATGTTTCATAAGTTTTTAATATTTGAATTCTTTTATATTATTACTGTTTAACAATAATTGAAATAATTCATTTCTCACAGGTTTAATATAATATGATTCTATCTCCCCGGCATTAAACATATTATTCAATTTTTCTCTTAGTTCTTTTTCCTTTCCTTTATCTACCTCATTACCTTTTAGAGTTTTTATGTGAATTAATTCAGGTAAACGGTTATTAATTAATTCTTCAGCTATATAAAGACATCTATTAACATGAAAGTTTTTATTTTTATCTTTCATATCTCTTTTGGCAAAACCCAAAAATGCCTTGATAACTTTGTATGTTCTACAATAATCTAACTTATTTTTTTCTGCTATCATATCAGTAAATAATAATATTTCTGTATTTATAGCAGAATCACCACTTGTCTGATTACGCCAAAACTGATCAATTGTGGTAAAAATATATTGTGTGTTATCTTCTACATCATCATACTGAAACATATGATTATTAGGGTAATAATTTATCTCTAACCAAGCACTAGGAGGAGCATAAATACATAAAACATCAGTATCTGAATGTTCGCCAACAGTGCCGTACATATTTGAACCAAAAATATATTGCTCATAAACACGATGATTCAAATATGTAAATGCTTCATTATCTATTTTAATATTCATTATATCCAATTTTTAAAATTAGTTTCATTAAATGAAAAGGGAGTTTCAACAGATTCCCACTTTGTTCTGATAATAGGATTGATAATATCTTCCCACTCTAATGTTTGTTCATTAAATAAGGCATAGTTACCAGTATCTGGAAAACGCTCAATAACATTATTTCCATTTTTGTTTTTAGCTTCAATGGAAATACCATTAATGTATTTGTTCTTAATAATAAACGTTCCTCTCTTTTTTGAAAAATGTAAATCGTTCCAATTTAATCCTTTTTCGTGAATCATATCCTGCATCATAGATTGATTCTTATTCTTTAATTCATCAGGACTATACAATGATTGTGCCATCATAGCAATACTGTTTTTTACAGCATCTTTTTGACGGGCTAAAAAATAATTAGCTACCTCTTCTTTAGGGTAATTAGCTACTCTTGAATCAAAATCTGCCAATGGCTCATCATTAAATGACTGAGTTAACAATTGAAATGATCTCAATTTATCTTCTATATCTCTTTTTGCTATCTCACAATCAGTATTAAATTCATTATAAAATTGTTCTCTTAGACCTAAAAAAACATTACGTCTAACTCGCAATTGATTGAACTTTCCAGATGCCATACTTGCACTAACAGAAGTCATTTTTTGAACATTATAATCAAACCAAGCTTCCGAAGCTAATTTATCATAGTCTGTTATAAGAATAGAAATTTCATCGCTTTGTACATATGCACATTTAGCCCCCTGAATTTTACTACAAAGAGATATTGCAGTATCTGCCATATCTTCAATTAAACCCTCATCAAAAGGTTTAATTAACTTATTAGTATACGTGTGAAAAGCTTTACCATCAAGTCGCATGATAACAGGAACTCGTTTAGTTAAAAACGTTTTACTCCTATTCTCATAGTTCTTTTTCATTCTGGTCATAATAGCACAATTCTTACTCATGTTAGTTTTCTTTTGTTTGATGAAATTTTTTTACCTCAATAATATTCATCAAATTATTAAGTTCCCATTCTAATAAAGCACGATCTTCCCAATAAAACATTTTACCATCAGCTTTTTTTCGATTAATAAAAACAGCAAGTTTGGGTGTTCTATTCTTTGCTTGTTCCTTTGTATAGACTTCACGGCCATACAACAAAGCTTCCATTTGTATAACTTGAAAGGCAATTGTTTTAAAAGCATCAACCATACTCATGTTCTTTTTTGAAAAGTCATCTTCACATAAATTGTAAAAATTAAAATCTTTTAAACATTTAATTTTTTCGTAGATGTCTCCCTTCAATGCTTTTTTCACTTCTTTGCGCCCATCCGGATTATGTGAGATTAAAGAAAGAATTATTCTGCACCCCCTAATTAGTTTCAATTCCACATTTCGTTCAACCAAGCGTAAAACTGGACAAACATCATAGTTTTGACTGTGTAATTCAAAGGTACAAAAAATACTGTTATTTACTTCATCAATTGTACCTTTAAATACATCGGTCACAATACCATTTTCTATCACACAAAGATTTATATTTGCATCTGAGTTGAAAAATGGTTTGTATGATAAAACCATATCTTTATTCTCTCGAATAGATTTACCCAATTCAGGAAGAACAATCATTATGTCATCGTCTAGTGAATCTCCCGAACCAAATCTTAGAAAGTCCATCATTTGTTTTTTTATTTAATATGACAAAGATAAGCTTATTATCCTAATAAACCTATTTTTTAATTAATGATTTTTATGAAAAATGCCACTGTCAATAAAATAACAAGCAACGTAGTTGGAGGAAAAAATCGACTTGCTTTTTGTATTTTTGCTTGATCTAGTTCTTTATCTTCAATCAAATTATCATAAATTAGGTCATGCCACAGATGTGATAAGATAAGCCAAACAGATAAAATAAAAATAATTACTTTCATAATGTTTTTTTTTAAGTTTAAGAAATAATTAAAAAATATAGCTCCAAAAATTAATTTTGATAATCTTTACTACCAGCAAAAATCATAGTGAAATAAAATGTAGCAGTAAGTAATCCAATAAAATAATAAATTGATTCTAACATGATCAGATTTTTTAAAAAATTGAGAAATTAATTCTAAAGAAAAATTTATTTAAAAACACAAATAATATGAATAATATTTGTATTGATAGCATTAGATATGTGAAAAAATTTAATTTATGTCTATCGCCGTATTTTACCCGAATTTTTTTACTGATTACCCCCACTAAAATCATGTGAAACAAAAAAACATAACCATTATATGTGAATAATCCAGTTAAAAACCAGAGTGGAATCATAAAAACTAAAAAAAGTTTACCATAGTAGATTTTATCATCTTTTTCTGGCTTAAAAAAAAATAATGCTCCTTTACCCACACATATAGAGAAACCATATATATAAAGGATTATTAATCCTATAAAATAATAATTAAATTCCAGAATACTCATATATCTAGTTATTTACATATTTATAATCAATCCAAAATGACCTAATAAATTCACCTTTCATTAATGTATCTAAAACATTATCTCTGTGATCTTGTTCTAAGATTGTAATTATATTGTTTTCTATCTTATATAGAACTGCCCATCCTCTGCCCATTTCTTTATCTCTCAGTAAACAATAAGAAATACCATCATCCGAAACAATTAAATCATTAGGAACAGAAATATCAAAAAAATCTAATTCACCGCATGATTCGCCAATTGACATATCATCAACTGTATTTACAGTTGTAACATTAAGAATTATTCCGCTTGATTTTAATACTTTTATAGCGAAATCTAGTTGTTTTTGATGATAAGGATGTATTTCATCCTGAAACCCATTGAAAAAAAATTCTATTTCTTCTTCATGGATAACTCCATTATCGTCACACTGAAATTTAAAGAGGTCATCTTCCTCTATAGCAATATACTTCATATTTATGTATGTTTTTAATTGTTTATTGAATGAAATGTTACTCTTAATATAGAAACTAGCTCCCAAAAATCTTTTAAATCTTTCCCCCCTACTATTAGATTATAATCCCGCAGCAACATAAAACGATCACTGTCGTATGTATTTTCAACTATAGATAAAGAAGGATCAGCATATATTTCTATTGCAATCTTAAATAAATCTAAATCACTATTAGAAAAATACCCCAATGAAACTGGGAACAAATTTTCTTGGAACAAATTCATGAGTTTTTTTATAAGGTAAAGATAACCTTTTTTCAGTTACCATCCAAATTATTTTGTAATTTATATTCCTGAATTATTTCCCTTACTGGTAAATAAGGAACATTAAACATCCAATGAAAATGGAATGCAAGGTTTAATGAACAGGTATCTATTTTAGATAACATGTTGGTAATATCCGTTTTTGATGTAAGTGGATAATGTTCTACTAATCTGTCTGTTAGTGCAACAATATCCTGTGGTGATAATATATTTGTCATAATGTTTAATTTAAATATGCTGCGAAAATTGGTTGTTCTGAACCTTTATCCAAAAAAGGATTAATAAACATAAGCAACCCTTCTGTGAAATTGGTTTTATTTTTATCCTTAGCCGATTCATCTAGTAATTTTATTAATCCTCTATCCAAATAAATAAAGCTATGTGAAACATAATTTTTTAATATTTCTACTAAAACCTTATTATCCTTTGGCGGCATTAAATAATGATAATTTGTTCTATTAGAAAACGATAAAGAATATTTCTGATATGTACCAAATTCATAATTAAAAGCCCCTGATTCATAACGTCCTTTATTAAGAATATTATTATAGTAAAAAGAATTTGATTTACCTACTTTAAAATAATTCTTTAATCCGTAATTATCAGCTACTGCATTTAGTACTTCATTTAATGAATTGTAGGTTGTATAATTAACTGTTTCATTTTCAGGGCAAATAAAAAATGAATAGAAATTTAATACTTCCATATCTTTATTTACAATTCGCTGATTATTATTCAATACCAAAAATTTATCTTTATAAGAAATAACTATATTGGCATTAGCGGAAAAAACATTTGATTTATTTTCTTTCACTTCAAATTTATCAATATTAATTAATAAATCATTAATAGTTGTTTCGGTTAAATAATCTAATACAAGATTAGATTCATCTATCTTGTTTATATTTTTATCCACAAGTGAAATAAGTGAATCAATAAAAAAAGGAGCTTGAAAAGTTACTACTTCGATGTCCTTTGGATTCTGACATATTCTGTTAATCCTACCTTCACGTTGAATAATCCTAGAAGGGTTCCACTTACCATCGTAATGGTACAACTTATTAGCATAATGTAAGTTTGTACCCTCTGCCAATACATCAGTACATAACAAAACATTATATTTATCAGTCTTATGTAAGTTAGCATCAAATTCATCTGTAATAGTATCTAATAACTTTTCAGGGCTATTAGAATCAAAACTGATATGCTTAATTTCATTGGCCGTCAATATTTCACTCAAATGATTTAAAGTATCACTATACTCGGTGAATACAACAACTTTTTCACCTTTTTCTAAAAAAGAAATAAATTTAAGTAGTTCATTAGCTTTATAATCATTTTCAATTTTAAGGAGTTCTAAGGCAATATTATCTATATACTCTATATCCTTTAATAGATCATCTATAAAGAGATTTGTAAGGGTATAAGTAGTTTCACCAATCGTAATTTCACCATTTGATAAACATTCATTAATGTTATTTTTGGTATTCTGTAAAGTTTTAGAAAAAGAAACAACAGAGCTTTCTAATCTTTTAAATAACGTACTTTTATATAAAAAACCAAAAGAACCATTCATCTCTGGTAAAAAATATGCTACCTGATTTTGCCAAGCAAAAGACATTTTATTGATAATAATCAAAATATCTCGAACAGCTTTCGTTTCTACATCGTTAGATGTTATTTGATATTCAATTTGATTTTTTGCGACGGTGGGAAACTTCTTTAATAACTCTTCATTAGAATCAATAACAATAGATGAACGCTTATTCCTAATAGTTAAAATAGAAAATAATTTTGTAAATTCACTTATTCTATTATTTAATTCATGGGTTAATTCACTACCTTTGTTTATTGCTTGGAAAGAGATATACTTACCATCTTTCTTATTAAATTGATTGAACTTTTTATTTTCTTTGTTCAAATATGTTATGACCGAACACTGAATATCTATAACAGTTTTAATCTCTTGTGGAAGATTTGTTAACATAAATAATTCTAACAATGAATCTATATCATTATTATATGGAGTAGCACTAACAAGTATTACACTACTTTTGTTGTATCTTGATAATTTAAAAATCTCCATGAAAGTTTTACCTCCATATCGGCCAATTCGATGGCACTCATCAATTATAATATGATCGTATTTTTCCTGATAGTTAGGTATATTCCTATTACCAGTAATCTTATAATTTATATCACA